CATCCTGCTCTGGCTCGCTGTTGCTCTCATCATGAATAAGGCCTGGGTCTCGATAGCCTGCATGGTCATGATTGCTCTCACGTGTATCGCGTACGTCGTCCCTCTCCTCCGAAAGCGAAAAGAATGAGTAACTCACCCCTCTCCGAGGCCCTCTATCGCAAGAACATCTTCACACCGCGCGTGCTCATCGATGTCGATGACGTCTGCGCGCAGTTCCGTGCTGCGTACGTCGCTCTCGCCAACCAGTACTACCAAGAATCAGCCGTCAATCCCAAGTTCTGGTCTGTCGAAGACACCCATTCGGCCTGGGACGTGGAATCGGCGATGGGCCTCACTCCAGCCGAGCAGGCAGCCATCTGGCAGCAGGTCAATACGAGCTCGTTTGCTGCCCAGCTCGAACCTGTGACTGGGTCTGTGCAGGCCATCAAGCGCATTGCCAAGCGCTACGAGGTCGGCTTCGTCACCAAGCCCTTGAAGAGTAGCCCCACATGGACGTACGACAGGAAGAAGTGGCTCAAGAAGCACTTCGGACAGCTCGGTGAGAACGTCGTGAGCACGGCCCTCAAGGGTTGGGTCGATGGGGACTATCTCATCGAGGACCGATTGCCCATGGCGCAGCAGTGGGTCGAGCAACGCCTCTTACGTGGGCATCCACGCATCACGCCCATCGGCATCATCTACGCCTGGCCCTACAATGAACTACCCGAGGTCTACCACAACCTCGTGCGCTTCTCGGACTGGGAAAGCATCTTGGACTATCTCGGATGTTGAGCATCACAGAGCCTGCACCTGCCCCAGTCTGGTTGAGAATCGTCGTGGCCTTGTTCATCGCAAGTATCATGCTCGCGCTGGTGGTCTACGTCCTCTGGGTCGAACTCGGAGTGAGGCGCGAGAAGTTCGCAGGCATTGCACGTATCCGAGAAGATACACGACTCCTGGGAATATACGGCGAGTGGTTCAACTCTCTATCTGCGGGTGACCTACCACCCGATTACTTCAAGGCCATCCTTCACGAGAGCGATATCATCCTAGACCGAGCCAAGAAAGACCAGCCCATCTATGACCTCATCCAAATCAGGCTCCGGGGAACCCCCTACGAGCGAAAACTGCGAGAAGGACAGTCAGACAAACGTCGATGAGCCCAAGCCCAGCGAGGTGAAGACTGAGGAAGTAGTCATGGCCAAGGTCCTCGACATTCGCGACCGGCTACCCCCACTCGTTTTAGGGGATAACCCTTGTGGACGAGTCGCAACCAAACTGCTCGCCGTACTCACCAACGACGAGAACGAACCCTACGTGCACATCGCTGCATTGATTGTCACGAGCCATACGCTCCAGCGTCTGCTCAAAGAGGGCTATGGCACGAGTGAAGAAGAGATGCACTACATCCGTGAGCGCGCACACGAGATGGCCGAGAACATGCGCGTCGAACTCACCTTCAAGAAAGGACCCATGAAGTGAGACTGAACCGCGTTGGAGAGGTCTATGGCCGACTCCGTGTCTTGAGGGCGATGGGCGTCCTGGTCACCCATGACGGACGTACACAGTCATTGTCACAATGGTCGAAGGAACTCGGGATAGGAACGAGCACCCTATCGAGTCGTTACCACCGAGGTTTACCAGCGAAGGAGATACTCAGCCGTGTCGGTCTCAGACGTCGATGAATGGAATGGTGTTGGTCCGCTCCCTACTCTCTATGGACGTGCCGCAGGAGGTGCCACTCAAGAATGGGTGTGCTGGGTTGAAGGCTCAGACGTATGTGTACGCTGGGGGCAGCGTGGTGGGCAGATGCAAACCGCCCGATTCACATGCGTTGCCAAGAATGCGGGTAGGGTGAATGCCACAACAGCTGAGCAGCAAGCTGTGAAAGAGGCTCGCTCGAAGTGGCGCAAAATGGTCAAGGTCAAATACAACGAGAACATCGAGATGGCAGGGGTGACCGAGCGCATCAAGCCCATGCTCGCAGAGACCTTCGCAGAACACGAGCACAAGCTGAAATACCCGGTCACCGTCCAACCCAAGCTCAATGGCCATCGTTGCCTCGCGTATCGAAAGAACGGCGAGGTGTTTCTACAGTCACGCAAGGGTGACCAGATTCGTTTGCCTCACGTCATCAACGACCTCCAGAACGTGCTCACTGGGTCTGGTCCCGTCCTAGATGGAGAGCTGTACATCCATGGCATGAGCCTCCAGAACATTGGCGCGCTCATCCGCCGTCCGAGACCCGAATCGCTCGCACTCGTCTACTGTGTCTTCGATGTACTTTTCACCTCCGGGGATACAGGTTCGTGGCTGGACCGATTGACGTGGCTCGAGAGCTTCTTCCAAACGTATAGCCACCACTATCCGCTCGGAAGAGCTCTCTGGAAGGTTCCAGGTATCGACGCCCACTCCAAGCAGGAGGTCATCGACATCAAAAAGATGTTCATGAACGAGGGGTATGAGGGCGCCATCGTACGGGCCCATGAAGGCGAGTATCGAATGGGCCATCGCAGTGCAGAACTCCTGAAGCTCAAGGACTGGAAAGATGGTGAGTATCCCATCGTCGGCTTCACCGTGGGTCGCGGCAAGTTCGAGAACGCGCCCATCTTCACGTGCAGAACCCCAGAAGGCAAGGACTTCGAGGTGACGCCCATGGGCACAGCCCCGGAACGCTATCAACTCCTGCTCGAAGCTCCGGGGCTCATTGGCAAATTGCTGACTGTGAAATATGCCGAGCTCACCGAAGAGGGGAAACCCTCTCATGCCCGTGGCGTGGCAATTCGTGACGAGAGTGACCTCTCGTGAACCCCGCAACACAGACTGGACACATCAGCGACTGGAAGGTCACTTATCAGAACCTGACCCGTTGGCAGCGATTCAAGGCTCATGCCTGGGGCACACTGGCCTCTCACACAGAAGCCCAGTGGTTGAAAGCCAATGGTTGGACGTGCGTGGGTCCCAACCAATGGCTCTTGCCACTGTGGCATCCGCACAAGGAGAGAGCCTCATGCCCCAGTCGTGGGCACTCGCGCTTCGACCACTCCTCAGTCGATGGGGAGCGTCGGTCACGCAAGATAGCCGAACCCTACGACCAGAACCACGCAGCAAACTCTCAGCGGAAGTACTTCCGTGCTGAACACATTTGCCCCGCCACGGGGCAAATCTCATCCACGGCTCGCTACTCGAGATTCGTGTACATCTCGCATTGGTTACACGGTGTGGGCCTCGCATGTGCAGCCTATGGAGGAGGGGCTTACGGGCGTGCAGGGTCTCTCGGGTGGCGACCCGGTCTGTTTTTCCTAGCGGCCGCCCTGTGCTTGTGTTTATCTTGGCTCAGTTTCTTCAAGTCCCGACGTGAGTTCGAACTCGACCTCGTGGAACGAAGACTCGGAAGGCAAGGTTCATGACATGAGCGCATTGGTGGCCATCGAATTGGTGGTAGATGCAAAACGAGTGGAGCAAGAGAACGCGCTATTGGTCACGGTGGGCACCCATCGTGAGAACGACTCCGAGCGGCAAGACAATGTTCGTCTGCCTCATCTGCGGCGAGTCGACTCCAGCACCGAGAAACGATTGTCCGGAGTGGGAAGAACCACACGGAGAGCGATTCGACCGTCTCGACCCGAGACTCGCTGATAGGTTCGAGAGCGACTTTCACAACCTCAATTCATGCAGGAGTGTCGAACTACTCATCAATGTAGCCATCGACCGACACGCAGATAGATTCAAAGAGGACCTGGTCGAAGACCATCTTCGACCAGAATCCGAGAAGTATTGTGGGCTCTGCCATGGCTGGGGCTGTCAATCGTGCCTCGGCAAAGGCACGCGGTGGTGATTGACATGACACTCATCCTCGACAGGCTCGAACACATCCTCACATCAAAGACGGTCGATGAGCTCGACCTCGTCGAGGAGACACTGCACGCAGGGCTTCGTGGTGAGGTCTTGCAAGAGCTAGTCCTGACACCATATGGACAGCGCGTGCGCACGTGGTATCGCTTTGCAGCCATGTACAAGCGCATCTATGGACCAGGCTGGAAAGAAGTCGTCTCTGCTCGACTTCATGCAGGTCATCTGGAGTACTGCTCTCGACATGCAAAGAGGGGTTGCATGGAACTTGCACTCGGTGGACTTTGCGACCAGTGTATCCTTCAGCAAGGATACGTCTGACGATGACACTGGTGTAGAATGGGTTCACTGCAGACATGCAACAGTACATCACCTCCGCGGAGGCGTGTCAGTTACTCGACCGAGTCCTTCAAACCGTCCAATCGCTCAACGCAGCGTTTTCTGCGCTTTTCCCACCTCCCGCTACCATCCCAGAAGTGAGAGCCCTCGAGGCCACCGTGCCAGAGCCATCGGTGGTACCAGCGCCTGAGCCCGTAGCACCGGTACTGACCATCAAACTGAGCGACTTGGTTCGCGCCAGCGACAACGTGCAAAGACGCAACAAGCAACACAAGCGTCATCAGCGGCAGAACCACCAGCCCCGACACGAGCGCAGAGTGCGCAACGTGGAGGTGGTCTACCGCAGAGCGTTCCGAATGGTTTCATGAGGCGAGATTGATTCGATATGTAGTCACTCGGACGTTCAACGCGACCGAGTGGGCCATGGCCGAAGATACAGGCCAATCAAACCAAGACATCTACATGAGTGAGGACGGGCGCAGCATGCGACCCGTCCTTCGCTTTTGGGCCCCTTCCTGGATGGATGCCAAGCCCATCTACGACTGGGCCTGCCGGCGCCTCGACTGGCGCTACGAGAAAGGGGTGAAGAGCTGGTCGGAGGTTAGAATCCTCAGCGGACTCGACCAGGAGACACTCAGTGCCCAGCTTCCTTTGGCCTTTCCGAAAGAAGAGAAACCCAGACCACGAAACGTGTGACTGCACCGAGCTCACCCAAGTCGAGGGTGACCGGCGCAAGTATTGGCCCAAGCTCAAGGGCAGACCCACGGGACATCACCCTGACTGTGAGCACTATGTTCCGCCACCCGTGGAGCGGAAAGATGAGTGATGATGAAGAGACTGCGGAGAACGAGTGGCAATGGCTCGTTGAATTCTTCTGTCTACCACCCGGCACCCGAGTGACACGAGAGATTGTCTATGGAAACGTGATGGAGATTCATGTCGAACTACCGCCGAGCGGACTCGACCACGTCGAGTTCGAGCTCGACTTGACCATATGACCGTCGAAGACGCGGTCGAAGAACTCCTTCAAGGGGCCACCATCCCGTGTGGTCCCTGCAAGGGCTCGGGCATTGCTGGGATGAGCGCCACGGGCCCTGACCCATGCGGTGACTGCCATGGAGCAGGTCACTTCGTGCGTGATAGATGGCTCAAAGCACGCGAGCTCCTCGGCAGCAGCACCCCAGTCCCTTACGGCAGACCCTGGTCCGAGTATCAGCAAGAGGAGTTCGAGTATCAGCGGGAGGAGTTCGAGCGCTGGGAGCGTACTGACAGGACATGTGGTCTATGACGGTCGAAGAAGCCACGGAAGAGATACTCCAAGGCGCGTTCGAGCCATGTGAGCATTGTAAGAGCGACCCAGGAGGCATGCGCATCCACGACGAAATCAGCATCTGCTACTACTGCAAGGGTCACGCCCAGGTCTATCGCAAGAAGTACCTCCTCGCATGCAGAACACTCGGCAAGGAACCAATACCCATCCCCAAGAGTCCCTTCCAGTTACAGGAGGAGGAGGTGTGGACACACATGTTCGAGAAGGCGGGCATCCTTCAAGAGGACATGAAGAAGCAGAGGTTCTCATCGACTACGCAGCTCTCGAAAAACTGGTCTACGCCGAACAGCAGAAGCGTGTCCAAAGGATGGAAAGGAAACTGAGACTGCGCTGGCGGGTGGAGGAATTCAAAGGGGACACGGTCACAGACCCGCCTCCCTTGCCGAGCGTCATTCATTTGACGGCCACACCCGTGCAACTCAGCACTATGAGCCGCGAGGACGCGGTCGAGATAGTCCTCTCCAAGCCGCTCTACTCGACATGTCCGTACTGTGAGCGAGGGCGCTATCGAGGTGCCATTCGTAATCCGATGGAGTGCGTCACGTGCAATGGCTGGGCGCTCGTTCCCAACCCCGAATACGTCAACGCCTGCAAAGTGCTCGGCAAAGAGCCACCTCCTCCCATGCAGATGTCGAGGCGGATGTACAAGAACATCTCCTTCGGACAGGCTTACGGCATGAGTGCCAGTCGTATGAGTTCACCCCAGCCCAACCTACAGAACCCCCACTCATCCAGGGTTGATTGGGTCAAGGTCATGATGAGCCTTCCTGCACCGACCGTAGCGAGCTACTCTGAAACGGATGCCACGCTCACGGCCTCCGCCATTACCGGCTTCCTATCCAACACTGCAAAGCGTTGAAGAAACAGTCGAAGCCATCGAGTATGTGAAGTGCGAGACCTGCCACGGGTCTAGGCGCATAACGCGGGGAGTAGCCTGCGAAAACTGTGATGGGTGGGGGTATCACGTCTACCCCACCGAGTCTGCGGAGCGCTTCGCACTGAACCTGCGAGCGCTCCTCAGCACATCCGTTCTGTATCTATCTAGCCCCACAAGGCGTTTACGTCTACCCTCGAGGTCTCCCTGGAGGCTGCGTGGAACGTGAAGAGGCTGTCGAGATAGTTCTGAAAGAGCCCGCTTGGCTCTCATGTGACGAGTGTGATGGTGATGGGATGCTCATCTCCACGCGTGAATCCTGCGAGTACTGTGAAGATGGGTTCGTCTACAACCCCGATTTCCAGCTCGCATGCGACGTACTCGGGCGGGCCATGCCACCCAGACCCGTTCGCTCGTTGCTGGGACCAACAGGTCCCATAGGCCCAACCGGTCCGAGTGGACCACCAGGCATATCCGTCAACTTTCAGGCCTGGAACGAGATACTCACAGCAGAACAAATAAAGGCGGTCTATGACAACGACTTCATCGCGCGAATCGTGGATGCAGAACCTGGACCTCTTGGACCCACCGGCGGCTGTGGAGAGGATTCTCCAGGGTAATGCATGGACCAAGTGCCATGCCTGTTCTGCAGGCAACGTCATCACCATCGACGAAGATATGGTTCCCGAGTTCGAACCCTGCAAAGAGTGTAAGGGCTCGGGTTTGATACTCGACGAGAGCTACGCCCAAGCCTGCATGACGCTTGGCAAGCCCATCCCTGAAGAACCACACACCTCTTGGAACTCGGCCTTCGACCTCAGTGCCGAGGCTGCTAGTGCAGTGATAGCTACGTGGTACAAGGCCCAGTCGGGTGTGCTGGATGCAACCGTGAGTGCAGACCCAGCCAACCCTACGATGGCCAACGTCGAGCTCGTGCTCGAACAGCCGCTGAAGTACATCTCGTGTAATTTCTTCATCAAGGACCCCGATGGAGCGTGAGCAGGCTGTCGAGGTCATCCTTCAGGGCCAGGCTTGGGACCCGTGCCGCAGGTGCAAGGGTCTAGCCAAGAATGGCATGTTTGCCTGCAAGCCCTGTCACGAGACGGGTTATACCAAGAACGATGAATATCGAGAGGCATGCGTCGTCATCGGTAAGGAGGACTATCCCGAGATACCCATGACTGCCGGAGAGAAGATTGCTATTGCTCTCGGCAAGGGCATTCTCGAAGAAATGCGGCGCCCGAGCCTGGCACTTACGGCACTCCCACCGAAGATTGTGGACGAATGAAGATAAACCTCATCAATGTGGCCACACTCCTCGTGCTTTGCCTCGCCTCGCTCGGGGTGGGGTGGCTGCTCGAACTGGTGGCCAGTTCGACGACAGACGACTGCGTAATAGTCATCTCCATCGTCACGGCACTCGCGCTCTTCTCACTCATCAGCGCCCTTTTCATTCAAACCATGCAGCGATGGAAGAACAGAGACCCTCGATGAGCGGACTGAACTGGCCCGATGACTTCCTCGATTGCATCAGCTACGGACCTTCCGAGGGTGAGGAAGGCTACATTGGGGACTACTTCCAACCTCTCGAATACCCTTGCAACTGTTCGACCTGCACACGCGAGTGGCGAGAGGCGATGGGACTAATCGATGAAGACGACTCCGGCGATGAGCCTGGAGCAAGCGGCTGAGGCCATCCTTCAGGGTAACCCTTGGCTCGAATGCTCCATCTGCCATGACGGCAGCCAATCGCGCTGGTTTGGTGTACGAGGCGAGGACCTCAAGTGCCCCGCCTGTGCGGGAACTGGCTATTGTCCACGCAAGGAGTACGCAGAAGCATGTCGGACCCTCAATCGCGAGATGCCTCCTCGTCCAGTCACGAGGAGCGGCAAGAAGACCCTGACCGCGCGCGAGAACAAGATGACACTGCGTGGCCTCTTCAAGCGACTACCGAGAACCCGTGGCCCGAAGACATGACCCGAGAGGAGGCCGTGGAGGTCATCCTCAAGGGCCATCCTTGGTGCGCGTGCTGGCTTTGTCTCGGCAGCGGTCGGGGCACTGACGGCAAGATACACACGTGCACGCTCTGTAAGGGCGAGAAGAGCATCGTGCGCGCGCCCTACGCCAAGGCGTGTGAGCTCCTTGGCAGACCACTGCCCAAACTGCCACCCAAGACCATCGGCTTCGAGGTCAGCGAGGAGCTGGTCATCTCCATTTTCCACCCTAGAGCCATACCCAAGCTCTGAAAGCAACTGATGACACCTGAAGAAGCCGTAGAAATCATTTTGCTCGGGGAGGCCTGGTTGTTCTGTGAAGCATGTGGCGGATGCGCCTTGCCACTTTGTGCTCGATGTAGGGACTATGGTGGCGCCATCCTCGTACCCTCCTATGCTGAAGCATGTCGCGTTTTGAACAAAGCACTCCCCATCCATCGGTATGACCATGGCCCTGACTAAGGAAGAGGCAGTAGAGGTCATCCTCCAAGGGAAGGCATGGCTCAAGTGCCCAGCCTGCGACGAGGATGGTCTACCCCACCCCGAGCCCAAGACCGTGAATGGCATCGCGGGCAGCGTCCTTACCATGCGGCGGTGTTCGCTCTGTGAGTACGGCTATACCCTCCGCCCCGAGTACCGGCAGGCGTGTGAGGCTCTCGGTAGACCCATACCCCAACGAGACAACCCCTTCTCCTTCGAGCTCCCAACCACACCAGGCAGGACCCTTCAGGCGGGAGAGGCGGTGCAGATGGTCTATCTCAACGGGCGCTGGGTCGCCATGGCAGCCGGCGGCGCTGGAGGTGGAGAAGTCCCAGACTCACTGAAGAAGCACCTCCCGTCCCATCCCCATCAGGGCGACTACACGACTGTCGTCACGGCTCCTCCAGGACAGGGAGGGTCAGGCCCGAGCGTGCAGGTCATGATGCCCCGGGGTGAGTTCGCGGTGCAGATAGACGAGCGCATCGAGACCCTGCGCTTCGACCCGCGAGGCACGGTCACCATCACGGGCTTCCAAGCGCCCGTAGACCCCAACGCGCCGGTGCTACCGTCGGTCCATCTGGTGAAGACCGGAGGAGGCGAATTAGTCCTGGGTCGAGAAACGCGTGATGAACCCTCGGATGACCACCTCATGTCCCAGTCACTACCCTCGTGGGCACTGACTCACGAGGACCCGGAGAAGTAGAGTCGAAGACCTCGTGTTCTATGCTCGTTCATCGAGAAACGAGCTGAAAGAACGCGATGGCATTCGAAGTCCTCATACCGACGCCGCCTCCGGGAACGGAAATCAAAGCCGATGATTTCTTCGTCTTCGACATCCGTAGTTCACTTTCATTTGGACTGACTACGGTCTGTGTCGAGTTCCCGAGGTCACTTCCGACGGAGCTCGTGTTCGCTGGGAATCCTTCTCTCTGGCCTTCCGAGAGCAATGAATTCGAGAAGACGTATGCAGCGGGTTCGAGCATCACGAGCGTCAGTGACCCGGGGTATGAACGCTGGCGCATTCGACTCCGACGCAGACCGGGATGGATTGGCAATCCCGAGGTCCGAGTCATCGCTCAAGATGGCGTGGGCATCTTGGGTCCGACGGGCCCTACGGGACCCACTGGCCCGACTGGTCCAACGGGCCCGACTGGCATCCCTGGACCTGCGGGTTATGGTGACACTGGCCCGACTGGACCGAGCGGACCCACAGGCCCTACGGGTCCGACAGGCCCTACTGGACCGACGGGACTCACGGGTGCTCAAGGTCCGACGGGACTACCTGGACCCACGGGCCCCGAAGGCAACGTCGGTCCCTCGGGAGCCGCAGGCCCAGCAGGACCTCAAGGCATCCCCGGACCACCCGGTGATGATGGGAATGATGGCTCAGACGGCGAGCAAGGACCCAAGGGCGATACGGGCCCGACTGGGCCCATGGGAGCGACGGGTCCGACGGGAGCAACAGGCGACACGGGTCCGACGGGTGACACTGGCGCGACGGGAGAGACCGGGCCCGTAGGGCCAACGGGTGCAACAGGGTCTACTGGCGCGCAGGGTCCCATGGGCCCAGCCGGTGACGATGGCGCCGATGGTGAAGACGGCACCGATGGCGCCGTGGGTCCGACAGGCCCCACGGGTGCGACTGGACCTACTGGTGCCGTAGGGCCCACGGGGGATACGGGAGCAACTGGGCCAACCGGCGCTACGGGGGCAACCGGTGCACAAGGCTCGACGGGTCTACAAGGACCGCCCGGCGACGACGGGGAGCGTGGTGATGACGGAGAGCAAGGACCTCGAGGCGAGACCGGCGCTACGGGAGCTACTGGTCCAACGGGAGCGACAGGCCCGACAGGAGCAACGGGGGCAACGGGCGATACAGGCCCAACGGGTGCTACCGGGGCTACTGGTGCTGTCGGCGCTACTGGACTTCAAGGAGCCCCCGGTGAGGACGGCGAACAAGGCCCAGAAGGCGAGCAAGGGCCCACAGGGCCCACAGGACCCACAGGACCCACGGGACCCACGGGACCCACGGGACCCACGGGACCCACGGGACCAACTGGCGCGACAGGCCAAACGGGAGCGACAGGCGCAACGGGTGATACAGGGCCAACGGGCGCAACGGGCGCAACGGGAGCCACTGGTGCAGTCGGAGCACGCGGCGAGCAAGGACCGCCAGGAGATGATGGCGATGATGGAGAAGATGGTGAAGTAGGACCCACGGGCAATACAGGCCCAACTGGACCGACTGGACCGACTGGCGCCACAGGAGCTACTGGCGCGACCGGGCCTACTGGGGCGACTGGCGCGACAGGTGATACGGGTCCGACAGGACCAACCGGGGCAACCGGAGCTACAGGCGCTACGGGGGCGACTGGACCACAAGGACAAGTAGGTCCACCCGGAGATGATGGTGAGGATGGTGAGGATGGGGATGATGGTGAGCAAGGACCGCCTGGCCCCATCGTCTCACTCAATCCAGGAGAGGTTCTCGGCAACGAGATAGATGCTGGAAGTGTACTCGCAGCGCACGCGCTCACGGGTACCAAAGTGGGGGCGCTCATTCGCTATGGCGGCATCGAGACCTTCACGGCAGGCGGTACATATGAGCCAACGCTCGCGAGCACGACCAACGTCGTGTGGTGCAACCCAGCAGGTGACGTCGACATCATCTTTAGCGGTTTTGCTTTTGCCGATGGCAATGCCGCTCATCGCTTTACGGTCATCAAGCAGGGTACAGATGGGCGCGTTCTCATCCAGCACAACACGGGTGTCAACGCGTCGAATGGCTTCTTCACTCCAGACGAACGCGATTTCATCCTCGACAAGACCAACGAGTCGATTCTCTGTCATCGGCACGTTGCCGACCGCTGGGGTATTCTCGGCTCTCTTCCACACACCAACCGCCGTCTCGACTTCACGCCTTCTGGCAGCGCCGGCGTGCTCGACATCACGACGCTACCTACGGGAGGCCTCGTTCAAGTCCAGCCATCGGCGGCCTTCGACATCGATGGGTTCACGGCCAAGCCCGACGGCTATTGGTTCGACCTCATCTACAGCACGTCAGCCGTCCACATCGGTGTACTCAACGAGAACGCCGGTAACACGACCACCAGCATTCGCAACGTGGGTGGCAGAGCCACCACATTTGGTTCCCAGACACTCATCCGTTTCCGCTACCAACTCTCGCGTTGGTGGGTAGAGGCGCCACTCACTGGCCTTCAAGGGTTACAAGGCCCTCCAGGTGACGACGGTGAGGATGGTGAAGACGGTCTGGATGGTAGCGTTGGCCCTACGGGCCCGACTGGAACCACAGGTGCAACTGGAGCCACAGGGACTACGGGTGCGACTGGCCCCACAGGACCGACCGGAGCTACTGGAGCAACCGGTGCCACTGGGGCTACGGGTCCTACCGGAGCTACGGGTCTGCAGGGCCCACCCGGCGATGACGGGGAAGATGGCGAAGATGGTATAGATGGCACCGTGGGCCCTACGGGGCCCACCGGAACAACGGGCGCCACTGGAGCAACAGGCGCCACTGGACCTACTGGACCTACTGGACCTACGGGGGCGACAGGAGCGACGGGCGCCACAGGGCCGACGGGCATTCAAGGTCCGCCGGGTGACGACGGGGAAGATGGTGACGATGGGACAGATGGGACAGATGGGTCTACAGGACCTACGGGTCCCACTGGCGCAACCGGAGCCACTGGCGCGACAGGGGCAACCGGACCTACTGGCCCTACAGGGCCCACTGGAGCAACTGGAGCAACTGGCGCAACTGGCGCAACTGGCGCAACTGGCGCAACGGGTCCCATCATCACGGTCAATCCGGGTGAGTCACTGGGTCTCAGCATCACGGCGGGTGCTCCCGCCTCCGCCGTGGCACTCACGGGTCTGCAGCAGGGCTCCAATCTACGCCTCGATACTTCGGTGGGTGACACCACGAGCTCGGGCTCGATTGCCACCTACACGGTTGCGGCCGACACCAACAGCCTGACGTTCAACAGCGTCACGGTCACCATCCACGGTTTCAGCGTTCCTGCGAACCGAGGCCAGATTCTGTTCGTCCGCCACATCGGTGCTGGGTCTTGCTCACTCGTGCAAGAGAGCTCGACGGCCACTCTCACCACCGAGCGCATTGGTCTGGGTGATGGCATTCCCAGCAACAGCGTAGGCCTCATCCTGGGCTCGCCGGGTGGCACGTTCAACCGCTCGGCGCTGTTCATCTACACCGGGTCGCGCTGGCAGCGCATGGATGATGCCGTCAACGCTTCATCAATCTTCAATTCCCAGCTCGCCACCATGGTTGCGGGGCGGCTCAAGGGTGTGCCCATCGGTGGTGGGACTACGAATCCGAGTGACCTCACGGCTGCTCAAGTCAACACCATCGTCGGGTCTGCAGATTTATCGCTCGCCAATGCGCTGTTCCTATCGACGAGTCAAGTCGTCACGGGCTCCCTGCCACTCAACATCTCGCTCAGCGCGGCGACGACGCTCTTGCTCATCAACATCGCCGGTGATGGCGACATTACCGACATGACCACGGCCGCTGCGGGTCGCATCGTGGTCATGCAGAGCATTGCATCTGGCACCAAGCGCATCATCCATCAGTCGGGCGGGGCGGGCGCCACCAAGTTCTTCTGCCCACTCAATACCGACTACTACCTCGGTCCGCGTGACAACGTCCTCTTCTTCGGTATCGGCGCTCAGGGCTGGTTCGTCATGCCCATGGGCGGTAGTTCGGCAACTGCAGAAGGCACCATTCGTGGTCGGGCTCTCGGAGCGGGTACGGGCCCGCTCACGGACCTCACCAGAGCTCAGCTCTACGCCATTTTCAGCGCAGCAGGTCTACAGGGCCCGCCCGGTGAAGACGGCGAAGATGGAGAAGACGGTGAGCAGGGCCCACCCGGCAATCCGGGTCTGGAGGTCGTCCAGCGCTTCACGACGTCTGGGACGACCAATGACCTCGTGCTCGACCCCACGACGACCACATTGACGGTCGACACGGGCAACAGCGACTGGCTCATCACGGGTTTCGCTGGCGGCTACGCTGGTCGGCGCCTGATTGTGATGAACGCCAGCAACTCTGGCTCTCGTGGTGGTTTCGGCAACTCGGGGTCTGCTGCCGAGAATTCCATACTCCTCACGGGTACGGGGTCTACGAGGACGGGTCGTCGTTACAGCGCCCTCCTCGAGTACGATGGGCTCGACAGCATCTGGCGCATCATCGCCGACACGCCCACTACGCCCTTCGACAACATCAGCAACATCGCTGGTGACTACATCGAGCACGATGGGACGGACTGGGTCTCTCGAACTGCAGCGTCTGGGCCTGGTACGTATGGCCTGGGTGTGGTCGTGGGCCTCGGAGCGACCAATCCGACAGCGACGAACGCCACCACGAACCTGTCGGCGGGTGCTTACACCATCGTGGCTAACACGGCTCGTGTGGGGACGACGTACAAAGCCGTCATCCACTTCGCATTCGTACATGCAGCAGGTGCAACGCCCACGATAACTGCTGAATGGGTGCTCACGGGAGGCACGCCCACAGGCCTTGCCTCATTCGTCATCACACCAACGAGTACGGGCGGCACCTATCGGGGCACCATCGAGGGACTCCTGCGCTTCCAGACCATCGGCGGTTCTGCTGGCGGTATCAGCACCGTGCGCACGTGCAACTCTTTTGGCAATACTGGCAATGACTCGACGGGTGGTGTCGACGGTGGATTCACGGGCTCTGACACGACTGTCACCCAGACCATCGAGTTCCGCATCCGCATGACTACTGCGGTGGCGAGCAACACGCTCACCGTGCAGCAGGCCTACATCGAACGGGTCCTATTCTAAAATCAATCCCCAACCTCCTGAGGAGACAAACGAATGGCCAGAATCAACAAGCGACTCTTTTTTACCCCCGCAGATGCCACGGCCGAGACCGTGTACACCAACTCAGCGGGTCAGACGACGGTGCTCAAAAGCCTGACGATGGCGCAACCTACGGGTTCGCTCACTACCAATATCCGTCTGTCAATCGGCGCTGATGGCACTGCAACGCGGGTCATCGATTATCCGGTGCCTGCGGGTGCTGGCACGTACATTATCTACCCCAACATCACACTCAGCGGTACAGAGACGTTTCAGCTGTCTTCGACTGCCACAGATGACGTCGTCGTGGTGACGGGTAACGGAACCGTGGACCTCTCGGCGTAAAGGTGACTGAATGATTATCTCTAACGACTTGACGAATCCGAGCGCCACGGACCTCATCGTCCAAGCAACGGTTCCAGCAGATGGTTACTACCGAGTTCGCTTCTTCGTATCAGCAACGGCTGATGCACAAGTAGAGGCCTCGGCGGGTAACCCAATTACTACTGGTTCCATCGTCATCAGGGTTCCAGCGTCGTCGAGTTTCCTCCTAGACCTGGGTACCTACCTCTTTGCGGCTTCTGCAACCGTCTCTCTTCGGATGCACGCCAATCTCACGGGTGTAGTCGACGGCAGCGTCTTCCTCGACCCAGTCTCATACAGCCCAGTTGCGTAAAGGAGGCGCGGGGGTGGAACAACTCAACGTCCTGCTCTACTTCTCCCGAGACGAGTTTCTACAACTCTCGGGAGCGGTCTCGCGTCAGCTCTTCCTCACGCATATCGAGGACATCATCACGCCGTTCGGCATCCAAGACGTCACGGTCTTGCCCAATGCCGGTATTCGTGTAGACCTCACTGACACGCTAGACTCGACGCAGCGGCAGACACTGCGAGACCGGGTGGCGAGCTTCGCAGGGGCCACGCTCATCGAGAAGCCCACCGTCCAATCCGTGGCAGGTCCCATCTTGGCGACGAACGGCACACTCGTGGACGTCATCGACTTCACGACGCCGCAGCTCACGGGTGGGACCTATCAAGTGGGCTGGACGAGCAACTTGCGGCTGACTGCGAACGCGGCCAATACGGGCGCGCGAGCGCTGGCCACCATCAATGGACAGACCCAGCCGACGCACTGGGACCGCAACTTGGTGGTGGCCTTCAACGGCATGGTCACGCTCGACCGCACGGCGGGGCAGACTATCCACTTCCAACTCCAAGTCTCCAAGGTCGGCTCGGGCGCAGCAGATGCGGAGGTCACGAACGCGAGGTGCACCATCGACAAGATAGGATGAGGGTCGCGTAGACCCCCATGGCCTTCGAATTCCTAGACGTCGTCCCGGCCGATTCGACCAACATCGGCCGGGATGACACCCTGAGCTTCGACATCCGCTCCAGTGAGGGACTCGGGCAAATCACGCTGGCCGTCAAGTTCCCACGGCTCGGCCACATCGAGCTCATCTGGGTGGGCAATCCCGAGGAAGCGCGCGACCCCGAGGGCGAGGACGGCTTCATGCCGCCTTACAAGACCCTTTCGACGGTGGAAGAGGTCTCGGACCCTGGCTTTCATCGCTTCCGCTTCTCCATCCGCCGGCGGATAGTTCACTCGGATGGCACCGAGACGGGTTGGCTCGGCAGCCCACGTATCATCGCCTCGAGCGACGGGGGTGGCGAAGATGTACCAGGTCCTACGGGGCCCACCGGTCCCGAGGGTCCTCAAGGCCCAACGGGGCTTGCTGGCCCTACCGGACCAACGGGTCCAACGGGACCCACCGGTCCCACGGGTCCGGCGAGCTCGCTCACGCTCATTCGTACCGAGACTTTCACGGCAGACGGCACGTGGACCATTCAGAGCGATGGCTCGGTCTACCGAGTCGTCGTCGTGGGTGCGGGCGCCGGCGGCGCGAGTGGGTCTGCCGTCGTCACCGTTGGCGCCACCCTTCGTATCGGTGGTCCGGGTGCGGGCGGAGGATGCTGGCAAGAGGGTTGGTACGACCGAGCCACGATGGCGGCTCAGTCTCCAGCTGCCGTCATCGTGGGCGTGTCGGGTACGGGTGGTGCTGCACGCACGGGCACGATTGACCAAGCTCCGGCTGCAGGCGCGGCAGGCACACACAGCGCTTTCGGAACGCTACTCGTAGCGTTTGGTGGTGGTCCAACGACCATCACCAATACGAGCACGACTACGACTGGGTCTGGGGGTGGCGGGAACTATAGTCAGGGTGGCGCGAGCGCCTCGGCTGCAAACCAAGGCGGTGAACCCAATACGGGCACGGCTGGTCTGAGCGGTATCGATGGGGGCGGCGCTGGGTGCACGACGGCGCTCTCGCGCGCGGCCGAGCGGGGCGGTGGTTCTGGCGGCCCAGCCATCACCAACTCGATAGGAATTGGTGGCGGCAACAGCCGGAGAGGTGGCGGCGGCGGCGGTTCTGGGGGTGGTGGCCGTAACGATACGAATGCCGCCTTCGATGGTGGTGCTGGGGGCTCCTCTGGGCCTCGCGTCGATGGCGCGCAACGAGGTACTGGCGCCTCGGCAGGCCTCGGGTCTACGTCGGGTGCAGCTACTGCTGGCGCCGCTGGCGCCCCAGGAACTTCACATCATGCCGGGGGCGGAGGTGGTGGGGGTGGCTCGAGCCGCGGCACCGCAGCCGTGGGCGGCGATGGCGGCAATGGTGGCGTGCCCGGCGGCGGCGGTGGTGGTGGAGGTGCTGCACTCCGCTCGAGCGGCACGGGTTCCATCTCGAGTGGCAAGGGCGGTGATGGCGGCCGCGGCGAAGTGACCGTCTACACATACCAGTGAAGGAAGTCTGACGTGCCTCCCATCCCAGGACCCACAGGTCCTTCAGGCCCGCAGGGGTCTACGGGCCCGACTGGACCGGAAGGACCAACGGGTCCAACGGGACCCACGGGCCCTACTGGACCAACGCCACCACTCGCGCTCATCAGCGTCGAGACCTTCAGCGCCAATGATGCCTGGTCGACGCAGAGCAATGGAGGCCGTCTCTATCGCGTCGTCGTCACGGGCGCGGGTGGCTCGGGTGCGGGTGCGCGCGTCTGTGGCGCCGGACTCACCATTGCTGGTCCTTCTGGGGGTGGAGGCGGCGCTCGGGAAGAAGAGTGGTTCACGCGTGAGGACCTCGACGATGCCATCCACTGGTGGTGGCATGGCGGCAGCGACCGCATGTTCATGGGTGACGTGCTCAACAAAGAGCGCACGGACACCTTCTCGGCCTTTACATGGTATCGCTCGGTCTACGCCGCCTCTACGACCTGCCTCTTTGGCAAACAGCTCGATGCGGTGAGCTCGGGCTGGCGTTTGCTCATCGGCTCGCTCGTACAGGACTTCGTGATGTTCGGGTCTGCGGGACCCACGCGCTTGGCCGTCAACGCCAACCCACCGCCGCTCATCGATGGGCGCCGGCACCACTATGGTTTCACGAAGACCACGAGCGCCACGGCTGCAGGCGTCACCTTCTACTTCGATGGCGTTGCCGTCGGGAAGATAGTCACCGAGGACACGCTCGCGCACACGACGCTGAATGCGGGACAGGACTTCCAAGTCGGTCTACGTGGTTCGACGTTGCCCTTCATCGGCGGGCAGAACGACCTCTCTATCTGGAATCGCGTGCTCACGGCGCCGGAAGTCGCCGAAATCTACAACGCCGGTGTGCCGCCGGACCTCACGACGGTCTCTTGCGCCTCCGCGCTCGAAGCGTGGTGGCCCCTCGACGACAGTGACACCACTGGTTCGGGCAACATCATCGACCACGGCCCCAACGGCTATGACGGGACTGCTTCGGGTCCCAGTAAGGGCATGCACAACGTCATCGTGGCTCCAGGGACCTCGGGAGGCCTCGGAACGACGAGCACGGTCACGGCCATCAGCCCCAATGCGGCAGGAGCGACGGGTGGCCCCTCGTCGTTTGGCTTTTTGCTCTCGGCCTATGGGGGCGGAGCGGGTGGCAACACGACGGCGATTGGTACGGGTAACCACGTCGTGGGTGGTTCTGGAGGCGGTCTCATGGGCCCCGGCGCTGCTTCCACGGGTACGGGGACTACCAATGCGGGTGGTGAGCCCTCTCTGGGCAATGGACTCGCCGGGTTCGGTGGCGGTGGCTCGGCGAGCCCCACACCGGCTTTCGTCACAGCCAACGACCCGGGAGAGGGGCGCCCCGCCATGTGGGGCGGTGGCGCTGGTGGCTTCGGTCTCGCAGGCGGCGCCGGTCGTGGTGGCGCCCAGTCTCGCAAGGGCGGCGGTGGCGGTGGTCCTGGCGGGGGTAGCTCGGGCGGTCAGAACGGCAATCGAGGTGGGGCTTCGGGTTGGGAATCGGGCCGTACTCGATTCTTGGTCGGTGAGGGAGGCCTCAACGGTGACGGCACGGCTGCGACTGGTAGTCCCATCGGTACGGACGCTCAAGCCGGGGCCGATGGGGACGATGACCACGCAGGTGCGGGTGGCGGCGGTGGCGGCGCGGGTGATGGTATCGGCGCTCGCGGAGGTCGAGGCGGCAACGGTGGTATCCCCGGAGGCGGTGGTGGCGGTGGTGGTTGCGCGCGCTACGCGTCGGGTGCTGCAGTGACCTCGGGGGATGGCGGTGATGGCGCGCGCGGCGAAGTGACGGTGTACACGTACGGCTAGTCGGTGCTAGACCCTCGATAGTCCCCAACGAAAGGGTCTACGAAATGTCAGAGCAGACTCAGGGTCCCGAAGGCCCCACCGAAGGTGTATCCAGCAATCTATCGTCGTCCGAGAACCAGCAAGCGGGTACGAATACACTCACGCCGGAGCCAGGTACTGCTGGCGCCGCCGGCGCTCCTCACTTCGTGGCGCCCATCGTGGCTGCTGCCGAGATTGCTGCACGCCAAGCCCACGAAACTGCCAGTAAGTTTGGTTGTGGTGCGCTCGTCATCATCTTCGACGCCACGGGCGCCTATCAGTTTCGCACCGATGGTCAGGTCAACGTGACCAACGTCATTGGCATCCTGCACCGCATCACGCTCGGTCTACACTCGGCGGCTGCGAACCAGACGCCATTCTCAGCGCCCAATACGCCGAATCGAGGTTGAGAGCTCTCGGGCCATGTCCCCAGTAAGATGGGACATGACCTCGCAGAGCCTGACCTGGTTTCTCGACGTTGCAGAGCCCACGCTACCGGCGGCGCCCCCGGTAGTTCCCGCCGATAGCAACTACACGTCCACCGAGATTGCGGTGGCGGTCGACAAACTGGTCCAGGGCGCCATCCGTCGTCCCTACGGAGCGCTCGGCGAGCGCCAGACGGGCACCACTTTCGATGACACCATGGACGCTGCCGCCGGCGTCTTCATCCTGACGCCCGAAGCGCCTTTCTACGTACTGCTCCTGGGCTCTCGGCGCCTGTCCGAGCTCGTCACCAGCTTGCTCGATGACAGCCAGAAGCTGGTGGCCGCCATCGATGCCACCGGTAGACGGGTCAAGCCAGTCGAGAACCTGACCAACCTGGGCAATGCGCGGACGGCGCTGGCGGCTCTCGAGAGCGCATCCAACGTGCGCGACTCGGTCTTCGAGGACATCGAGACCACCTCTGCCTTCCAGCGCTTCGACCTACACACGAGCCGCTTTCTCGACCAGAATGCGAAGAACATCCGGGTGGGTCAGAACATCGTCGAGACCCCGCAAAAGGCGCGCAAGAGTCTCGGCGAGCTCGTCTCGGCCGTCACCGAGGGCCTCGCCGAGGTGCAGCGGCGAGTGGGTCTCCTCGCCGCGGGTATCGACGACTACAACGCCATGAACTTGCCGGCGCTGTTGGCTCGTGGGGTCATCAGCCGTGCGCGCGGGGTCATCGACGACCGCATCACTCAGATGGAAGCGCTGACGCCCACGGCGCGGCTCGAGGTCTTGCGCGAGACCGTGCTCGATGTCCTGGCCAGCAAGGCCGTGGTCAAGGGCTTTGGGTCTCTGCCCAAGAGTGGCACCTTCGCCGATGTGGACGGTATCGCCGTGCCCTTCGCCGACGCAGACCATCTGGCCACTCCAGCACTCGTATCCTCGGACCTACTCGACCCTTTCATCATCATCGCTGGGCAGGACACGCTCACGTTCACGGTAGAGGGAGGGCCGACCACCGTCAGCATCCCCCTGCAGCGTTCGTTCCTCGCGCGCATTCAGGGCACCATCGCCGAGCCCTACGAAATCGTGAACAGCGTCAACGACGAGCTCTCCATCGTGCTCGACCCGGGCAATGACTTCGTGGTCAATCTGACCACGGGCGCGGCGCGTACGGCGCCACAGATAGTTGCCGATATCAACGCTGCCATCACGACCCAGCTCATCGTGGCCGAGAGCTTTCTCGCTCCCGAGAAGTTCATCGGCATCGTGAACATGACGGGCACCGACCCCAACATGGTCTTCACGGTCAGCGCAGGCACCAACTTCTTCCAGCTCAGCGTCGACGTGGGCGATGCCGTGCTCATCACGACGGGAGTCTACAACCAGGCTTACTTCACCATCACGGCGGTCACGACGACGACCATCAGCGCCACCCGCTCGGGCGGCTCGGCGGTGGCGGCAGCGACCAACGTCTCCATCAGCGTGGGTCCGCCAGACCGCTTCGTGCGGGTGCGGGTCTCGGATGGAGACGAGGCAGAAGCGCTCGAGGACTCCATGACTATCGAGGCCGAGGCCAATGCGGGGGACCCCTCCGCTTGGGCCACGCTCGGCATCTTCCCGGGTTCGGTGAGCCAGTGCCGGCGTACGCGCGCCGAAGAGGTGGCGCTCTCCATCAACTCGAGCGCCAGCGCCGCCGTGGCGGGGGTCGCACGCGTGGCGGCCGCCGCCGTCTTCGTGGGTGGGGGCAGTCTGGCGGGCCGGAGTGAGCCCACCGACCCGTTCAAGGTGATGAGCAGCGTCTTCCGAGCGCTGGCGGACATCATCGACGATGGCCCCACGCCGGCGCGCTTTGCCATCTCGGGCGCCGCGAGCGCCGGGGTGGTCGTGGGGGACCGGGTCACGCTCCGCAGCGCAGCCCTGTCGAGTCAGGTGGGGCTGCGGGGGACCATCACCCTGGTCACCGACACCGAGATTCGGGCCAACATGCTCGGCCTTCTGACCGTACAGACGGGTGTCGACCTCGAGGTGGGCAAGAACCTCGATGCCCAGAAGGACCAGGTGGTGGTCATCGCCGCCCCGAGCCCGGCTGCGGGGGTCTATCGAGTCATCGAAGATGCGCAGAACGTTACGGAAATCACTCTCGATAGACCCCTCCCCAACTATTACACGTTTGGCTCGCGGCCGCTGACTTTCAGCTTCGAGCTCGGCGCCAACCGGGTCGACTTTCAGAGCCTGTCGACCTCGACTTCGAGCCGCATTGCCGTGAGCGGCAATGCCCACGACGTCTTCTTCGATGAGAACCCCGACGAGGCCGTGGGGGGTAGTGCCTTCGTACTGCTCGCCGAAGACCCGAAGACCCTGGGCTTCGGAGACCGCTTCGAAATCTACACGGGCCAGTACGACGTGCCCGAGCACTCCTTTGCCGTCATCGGCTTCGAGCAGGGTCAGCAGCTCATCGAGCTCGATGGCGACGTGCCCCTGTCCTTCACCCAGCTCGACTTCTCGCGCGAGACGCCGGCGCCCTTTGCCCGTATCCGCAAGGTAGCTCGCAACAACTACGACGACTTCAAGGTGCAGCTCGGGCTCTGGCAGGTGCTCTCCGTCAACGAGCAGTCTTGGACTCGAGACCTCAATCGCTTCATCAATCCGCTCATCGTCAACGAGAACCCGACGCTCGCGGCGACCAACACGGCCAAGCTCCACGTCCAGACTCTGGTGCAGGCGCTCGGACAGCTGCAGACCATCATCGCAGGCTACGAAGTCGATACCGTGCCTAGAGTAGACACGCTCGTCGATAGTTTCCTCTCACGGGGCAGCGACCGCGCCGTAGATACGCTGCTCGAAGGACGCTTTCAGGACTTCTTTGGTTTCACCAGCGAGGAGATGAGCTATCTGGGCAATGCGCTCGAGCGCCTGCGGGAAGTGAGCCGCTTGGATTTGCCAGTGCGCAAGACCCAGCGCAAGGAGATGCGGGAACAGGAGTTGTCGATGGGCGAGTTCGAAGACGCGAACTACGAATTCGATTTCTCGGACATTCAAGATGTTGTCGAAGTCGACATCCCAGGCAGCTTCTTGCCAGTCCCCAACAGCAATCCATGAGGGGCTAAAAGAAGTGGACCCTGAGGCCCACTTCTCCAACCTCCAAAGAGGTTTCCTTGCCCTGCCTCACCGCGCTGCGCATCGCCTGGCAGAGACTCGCATCGCACAGCGACGAACCTTGCCGAGCCACGCCGTGCACGGCGATACCACGCCTTGCCAATCCACGCCATGCCCGGCATTGCCTTGAACCTTGCCCTGCTTGGCACCGCCAGGCCTTGCCACGCCTAGCCTTGCAGCGAACCTTGCCGTGCAGAACTGCGCCCTACCAAGCCTTGCCGTGCAGAGCCAAGCCGAGAACCTCGCCCAGCCGTGCAGAGCCATGCAACGCACCACCGCACCATGCCTCGAACCTAGCCACGCCTTGCCTCGCCCTGCATCGCCAAGGACGGCCTTGCCGTGCCTAGTCATGAACCTTGCAACGCCGGGCAGAGCAGTGCCTAGCATCGCACTGCCGGACCATTCCTAGCATCGCCGCGAACCTTGCCTTGCTCTGCATAGCCACGCTGCGCGTAGCCGTGCATCGCCATGCCTCGAACCTTGCCGTGCAGCACCTCACATCGCCATGCCAGGCCTCACTATGCCAGGCCACGAACCTTGCCCTGCCTGGCAGAACCCTACCCCGCCTAGCCCGGCCCAGCCAAGCCACGAACCTTGCCTCGTCATGCCGAGCCTTGCCGAGCACCGCCTTACCGAGCCATGAACCTCGCCTCGCATAGCCTGACCTAGCGCCGCCGTGCCGCAGCTCACATCGCCACGACAGGAACCGCGCTGCGCCGAGCCTTGCCATGCAGGACCGTGCCACTCGATGCCGGGCCACACCATCCCGAACCTCGCAGAGAACCTTGCCTTGCCATGCCGAGCCTGGCCTTGCCATGCCTGGCCATGCCACTCGGTGAACCTTGCCGAGCACCGCTCTGCCATGCCATGCCTGGCCTCGCCATGCCACTCGGTGAACCATGCCTCGAACCTTGCCTCGCCGGGCACCGCCTTGCCATGCCGAGCCTGGCCTCGGCACGTACCTTGTCTTGCTAGACCTTCTTCGTTTTCTTGCTCACATGCTCCTTGTGCGGACGGTGTTCCACCCATTTTGTCACACGAAACGTCCCGAACGGCCCGCGTTTCTCGGGTCTGAAGTCACCGATGCCCACCTGAGTCCCAGCCTCCACGAGTAGTTGCTGGCAGACCTCGGTGCTGATGAGGTCGGTGCTCACCTCGATATCGAACTTGAGGCTCCAGTTCTCGTACTTGGGTCTGTAACGCATGATGCGACCCTTGGTGGCGGGGATGACCACGGGTCTTGCGTCTACGATGACATCCTTGTCCTTGGCGACCTTGCTGCCGATGTAGATGGGCAAGGTCCCATCTACCGTCATTATGCGTACGGCGCTCGGTACGAGATAGCGCAAGCTCTTGCGCGTGCCCCTCTGCTTGTGGTTGCCACCCGTCGTAATCATCGCGTTGACGATGGCGAACGCCGAGATGTAGTGGCTGCCGTCACTAGCGACATTGGCCGCGCTCAGTGCCTCTGCGCGTGTGTCTCGAATTTGCTTGTGCTTCGCCGTCCGCGTCTCTTTGGGCTGCTCGTTCTCTTCCCGGAAACGTTGGATGAGAAGTGGATTGATACCAGTCACCTCCACCGAGATGGACTGGACGTTGGTCGCGCTCAGAATGCCGATGTCGGTTGATTTACGCTTTGCTGCCATTGAAAGAATTACTCTCCTTGCTCTGTTTATCCCCGGTTTTCTCGCGGTCTTTCAGTCTCCTTGAAAGGAGTCGACCAAATGAGAGATAACCAGTTCGGAGGAGAACTATGCAAAGTGAAACCCTGACGCTCAGATTGAGGAAGTGGTGAGCAAGCCCATCATCCATCAGATGAGGCAGGACAACCTCAACATACATCCCTACTGCGTCTGTGACGAGACGCCTTGCCCGCCGACCATGTCGCTCAGCAAGATGTCGCTCGGCAAGCTCAAGGGCCCATTCAACCGGGCGACCTTCTTCGTCTATAAGGCAACTAACGGCCGCTTGTATACATACATGCCCGAGTTCGTGACGTGCGAGCAATGCATCGCGAGGCAGTCCAGTAATGAAACCCGATGACCCCAAGCACGTCGTGCGGATGTTCGAGGACCTCAGCGACTACCTCGGCTCCGCTCGCGCCATACTCGAGGTGCTCGAGCTCAGGTCCAATCAAGGACTCTTTCCCATCTGTGAGTTCGGTGAGCGAATGGAGGTCGACCTTCACGCGGCAAATGTCATACGAACACGACTCATGCGATTGAGCAGTACGGCTGAGCAGCGTCAAGGCATCGACATGCTCAGGAAGATGGACGCTCAGGTGACTGCCGACAGAGAACAGTTTGGCGCTGATGGTAGTTGCCTATTCTGCAAGAAAGACGTGAAGGGTGACCGCACCCATCGCTGTTGGATTGAATGGCCCAAGGAGATACCGTGAATAATCGAGTAATGAAGAAGAAAGTCGAGAAGAAGCCCAATACCAAGAAAGTCAAGCCTGCCGCTCCCGTCGAGAAGAGTCTCTGGGGCGAAGCCGATGATGCCATCGAGCGCATGATGGAAGTCATTGACGGCGACGACCAAGCAGGCGGCAGTGTGCCTCGCAGCATCACCGTTTACTACTACCGAGGCATCATCCAGACCTGCGAAGAGCGTATCGAGACCATCCAACAAGAAGCCGAGGATGCAGGAGAGAGTGTGGACGAATGACCATGGACAAAGACAAAGAGAATGAACTGAGACTCATCGACGAGGCCGTACAGGCCGCGTTCGATGAGATTCTCGGCAGCAACATCATGGCCGATGGTGTATTGCGCAGGAAGAAGCTGCTCTTCCTCTCAAAGCTGATGACGCAGCTAGCTGTACTCGGTAAGAATATCTGCATCGAGATGCTCGATGCTGGAGAGTCGGCGTGAAGGTCGAGCTCACGAAACTCCAGAAGACGGAGCGTCGGGCACTCGGAGGTGACAAACATGCCATCGCCGAGGTCGTCTCGGCGCTCCGTCAATATCGAGACGCTTGCCAGATTCTCGCCCTCGAGTTCAAACGGGTCCATCTGGCCGAGTACAAGACGCCCATCGAGCACGCGCTCATTCGCTTCTCCAATGCCGTCGAGGACATCGAAACGGGTGAGCCCTGATGACGAAAGGATACTACTTCGTACCTCAGCCTGCGCCAAATCCGGGTAGGCTGGGTGAGGAATTGCCTATCTCCCATGAAGCGTATGTGAAGGCGCAGAAGCTCGTGGATGAAGGCTATTCACAAAAGTCGCGTAGATATCGGCAGGTATGGAAGACGTTTGACGAGAAGACGACGTTGAAGCTCGACCATGAGACCTACGCCGCCTTCCGCGAATTACACCCAGACATTCAGCAGTGGAAGGAGATACGGGAGAGGTGGCAACTGAATCGGCAGAACCCAAAGAAATGACCGAGAAGCGAAAGGCCGCCATCGAGAACATCCAGTTCCCGCCCAATCGGCCCTTCTACAAGATGGTTTTGAGTCACTTGAAGGAGAATGGCATCTACGGCTATCCCGACTACGAGGAGGTATTCACGCGTTCTGAGCTCCAGCAGCTCATCGATGAGGCAGAAGAGAAGGAGAAGGACACTAAATGAGCCTGTCACGTCGAATGAAACGTCGACTGAAGGTAGTGATGCCTCAGTTCGACATGGAGAAGCTCGAGAAGGAGCTCGATGAAAACCTCAGAACCCGCGTTTGTGGCGAGTGCACGGCTTGCTGCACCGTCATGGGCGTGGAGGAAATCGAGAAGCCGGCAGGCGAGCCCTGTCAGCACATCTGTGACAAGGGGTGCGCCATCTACGGTTCGCACCCCAAGGCATGCCAGGACTTTCTCTGTGCCTGGAAGACTGGTTTCGATGAGATGGCGAGGAGGCCAGACAAGTCTGGCCTCGTTGGAGACATCATGCGCGAGGATAGTCCAGCACATCCAGGCGTCATCTTCAGAGAAGTTTGGCCGGGCGCCTTCGACGAGAACAAGGAGCGTATTGACGAGCTGGCGTCCAAGGTCGTCGTCTTTCTCGTGCGGGGCAATCTACCTCGCAAGATGCTCGGCCCAGAACATCGGATGGTCGCCATGCGCAAGTACATTGCGCAAATCAAGGCAGCAGTCGCGAAGGAGAAAGCCAATGAAGAAGGTCATGCTCGGTGAGTACGAGTACCTGGCATTCAACGACGAGTGCGAACTCGTTTTACCGCTCAAGGGCCACGGGAGCATCAAGGTCGTAGGCTGGGACATCCCCATGCAATGGGCGGTCGACTCGGCCAACAACCTCTACGGCTCGTTCGATGCTCATGGTGGGTACCTCAAGCCAACGACACGGGAGGAGCTCTTTAAAGAGATGCGGGATGAGGGAGACTATGGTGGCGAGCAAACGGTTCGCAGTCTACTCGGGTTGAAGAAGAGCCCTAACCACTGGATGCGAGAGGCCAAGAAGGCCGGGTGGACTCCTCCAGCCAACTTCAAAGAAGATGCTTATGATTGGGAGTGAGGACGCCGATGAGGATGACGATAGTGACGGTGATGACGACGTAGAATACGACAGTGGGCCGCTCTGCCGGCACTATGACAACCCCGTCAATTGCACGCTCAAGTGCAAACGTTGTGGTCACTCCTGCTTATTCCATCCGAGTTGGCGCTCACCCGAGCCAGATATCTGTGAGTACAAAGGATGTGCGTGTGGTGACTTCATCGACGAAGACTAGTTGTGAGTATGAGACCTGGAGGCAGGTCGTGACCGAGCGCGAGCGGGGTGAGTACGTCTTGCATTGCACCTGCAGTGATTGCAGCAGGACTCGTGCGTTACTCGCGTTCGGGTCTAGGCCCGTGTCTCCAGAACTCCTCGAGCGCTGGAATGCCCTGAATCACGGAATAACAGGAGGGAAGGAGAAGACATAGATGACGAAAACAGAATTGCGCGAGGAGTTCTTCGAATGCTCGCCGAGCTCAAAGTGATTGCAGAAAAAACCGTGCCCAGTACCTGGGATGACTATGAAGAGGATGCACCTCTCAAGAAGGAGGCCTTCTTCGCCTTCGTAGAATACGTGGGTAGGTTCGGACACTATCCATGATGGTGGGGAAGTGAGGCGGCTTCATCACATCACACGTCTCGACTATGGGCGGACTCACGCTTGGTGGGTTCGCTTTCAGCGCACGGTAGGTGGCAAGCGCAAGGTCATCGGTACGATGTTCTCTGATGGCAAGTTCGGAGGTCGAAGCAAGGCTCTCGAGTGTGCCATCCGCTGGCGAGACAAGAACATCGATAGTCATCCACCAGGGCGGCCTCAAGGCGGTGGGCGCCGACACGCGCCCATTGGACATGCCATCATCTGGATACACCAGAGCGGCAGGCGCTACGACGTCAACGCCTATATCAAAGTCTCGACCGAGGAACGTCTGAAGCAGTTCCGGGCATCCATCTTGAAATACGGCAAGCGCCGAGCCTGGGACATGGCCGTCAGTTGGGTCTTGGCCGAGCGCAAACGACTACTAAAGAAAGGAGTACTGGCCGATGAAAGAACCCTTAGAGAATATGGCATTCGTCTGCGACGCGTGCGCGCCAAAGCCAGGGCGATACGCGGGTGAGAAACCCGAGCGGTTCGTAGGTAAGAGCGTCCAGCTCGGATTTCCCACTGGCCTGGAAGACGGAGACAAGGAGCACATGTGGGTGTCTGAGGTCGTACTCTGCACGCGCGAGGGTGTCGAGGAGAGACTAGAGGGCCGCCTCGACAACGACCCCATCATAGTTCACTGGCTCACGTACGGCGATGTCATTGCCTTCGACGGCGAGGAGATAGAAGATGTCGATGGTCTGAGCCCTCTCCGAGCCATAATGGCCGAGGGGGTTTCGACCAATGACATCCCATGCGCGGAATAACACCATCGAAGCTCAGATGACCCTGCTCACCAAACACTGTCTGATGTGCGGGGAGACATTCACCAACTGGCCACATCGCTGCTCGAGTGACGTGGCCAACGAAACCAGCAATATGAAGCTAGAAGACTGGAAGGTAGGAGACGAATTCACCAGTGCCCAAGGTCAAAAAACGCTGGCGTGTCACCGACATAGGCCAACGCGTGCTGATAGCCATAGAGCTCACGGACCCGGTTGCCAAACGAGACCCGACCTGGCTCCATGGACCACCCTACGCCATCGCCGAACGTGTCTTCGACGAGTACGACCAGGAAGGTATACACAAGTGTCTTTCACCATCGAAATCGGATTCTGGAGGAGCGGCCCCTGGGTCCTCGCCGCGCGTTCTGAAGGCACGAGCTTCCTGAAGGCGCGGGAGAAGGCCTGGGAGTACCGCATCCTTCTGCCCAACGTCTGGTGCCGCCTCATCCGCGACGGGGACGTAGAGACGGCGACATGCATGAACCCGCCACTTCGTGTTCGATACACGGGTGAGGGGCCACCCAAACCAAGAGCAAAGATGACGGTGGAGGACTATCTCACGGTCTTCCGCTTTTTCTACGGAGCAAACTATGCTGGCCTTTGAACACGTACGTAAAGCCATCGCAGACGAGACCTTCAAGAACAAGTCTTTCGATAGACGCGAGTTCTCCAGACTGCTCTCTTTCATTCCTCTCGAAGAATGGGCGTCTCTCGGATACAGGCGTTCGGAAGACCCATCGCTCAAGTATGAGCCACACGTCATCAAGGAGTGGAGCCGAGACAACGTCCTCGCCCAGCTCGGGGAAGACCTCGCCTTTGCCTTCGAGAAGGCGCTCGGTAGGCGGGGCATCTCCTCACACTCCATGTACTGCGTCGTGAAGATGTGGATGTGGATTCTCGAAGAGCCAGAGCTCTCGAAGTACACACTGGACGAAGATGGAGAGAACAAGTCGCCCAACGATGACTACACCTACTACGGACTGCCCTTCTTCAAAGCGGTTGCCCTCAAGTTCGGCCTGCCCAATCCCATTGGTGACGACACGGGCAGCGAAGAAAGCTACAGCGACGAATGAGAGAATCTACCTACTTTCACGCCAGCACCTTGCAGGCGCAGTATGGCTGGTGGCACTACAAGCACGTCAAACAACGTGGCATGGTGACGACGCCCTACGATGACCCTGGTCATCCCTCTGGGCAATGGACGGTGGAGCTCACCTGGCTCGGGATGACCGGGCATGAAGACGTCGAGAACGTGCTCGTGGGCGTCGATTTCCTCGCTTCGGAGATTGCCGAGAAGCTCCAGATTGGTGACGAGCTCATCTTCTTCCAGGCACCGAGTCAGAAGCGCGCTCGCATGACGATTTCCAGCACGCCGGCGAGTATGAACCCGAGGGAAGCCCACGAGGACGAAGAGGCCAACGTTCGTCGTGGGCAGATGGCCGTCCTCTCCCAGGAATCTGCGCAGGGAGTGCAGGAGAGGAAGGACTTGCTCCTCGAGATGCGGTCACTTCTGCGTCGGATGGCAGATGACTGCATGGCACTTTACGTCAATGCTCACGACCTGCTCGCGAGGCTGAAGGGAAATCCGTCGTTGGTGACGCAGGCCAATGCCGATGTCTTGGGGATAGACCGAGAGAGTCTCGTTGCGATAGAGGAGCGCCTGCACCGACTGAAACTGGAGCTGAAATGACAACTGAGGTAGGACGCCTCCGAGAAGCGTTGGACAAGGCCAATGCCCGCGTTGATGGCAAGGAGATGGCGCTCGAGGTACTACGCGTCAAAGTCGAGGACCTGGAGAAGGAGATAGAGAGGCGCATCGGCAGTGGTGCAGAGCTCCTGGCCGAGATTGGGCGTCTTCGAACGGCTCTCGAGGGGTCCCAGGAGAAAGTCGAAGAGCTGGAGCTCGCGCTCGAGGCTCGGGAGAAGAGCTGGCGGATGAACGAGGAGAGTGTCCTGCGCCTCCTCGTGAAGACCCAGGTCAGCTTGGCTACGGCCAACACCCGACTGTTCCAGGTCCTCGGTGGCCCTCATGCCTATCTGGGCGCAGGTCTCGAAGAGTCCATCCGCGCGCATCTCGGAGGAGAGAGGCTCGACACGGACGAAGTTGCCAATCTCCTCTGCAACATGGCTCGTATGAATGGTCTCACCCTCGTCCACTACAAGCTGGAGGTGTTGAGGCCCGAATGGAGGTGTGGTTCATGCCGAGATACAGGATTGTGGGAGAGCGGTATCCAGTGCCCGGCTTGTGGCGGGACGCCGAAGACATGAGTGAGCCCATCCACATTCACTGCCCGACGTGCAAGAACGGCTGGGTCTTCCAAGATGCTCGGGGCGGCTACGAGTGCTCCGAGTGCGACCAGCGCTTCCTCATCGATGCGAGCCACCCCAACTCCTACGGTGGTCCACAGGGGCCGCTCAGCTGGCTCGAGAAACTGCGCACGTACATCGGTCGAGCCATCCTGCCCGGCAAGCAGTTCGTTCTGGCCAATGAGCGTCCTATCATCACGACACACTGGAGAGAGTTGTACTTCGAGGAGTGGCATGGACCCAAAAGCGCAGAAGTGGATGTTGGAAAACTTCCGCATGCCCAAGTCGGTGAGCCCAGCGGTGTGTCCTTCGTGCCCGTCGGCGTGCCCGTGTCCAGACCCGGGTCTCGCCGACCTTCTCGTCAGTCGAAGAAGACGCCAGGTTGAGGAAGTGCCCATCTGTGGCTGGGACTCCGAGTGGCGGCACTGCCGTGGCTACTGCAATCGAATCAAACTCACGGAGGACGAACTATGGGAGCTGAACGAGAGCCGACGGAAGACGTGAAGACCCGCACTGCCCCGAGTCTGCAAGAGATTCGCCTCGCGGCAATGCAGGAAGACCGCATCGAGCGACGTGCGCGGAAGCGGCGTAGAGTCAGAGTCGGCTACGCGGCAGCCGCAGCCGCATCGACGTTTTGGGTAATGGCCATGGTCAGCCTGTACATGGAACGACCTTGGCAAGAGATTGCGGCGTTCGTGGGCATGGCTGCCCTGGTGCTAGTTCTCTACATCGGATGAACAGATATGGAAAACAAGAAAGAAGCAACACTGTGCGCGACGACTCTCTACACCTCGCGCACGGAGAAGTATCCCGTCGAAATCAAGTTCCCAGCTGGACTAGGTGACGAAGACCGCAAGCAGATAGACGAGGCGCTGACCAAGACCGTTCGAGAACTCGGCTTCAACGCCGTGTGGGTTCCGCTCTGGTGAAAAGTGGAGGGCCTTCGGGCCCTCCTAGACCCCATGTCTTTTTGCTCCGAAAAAGGGAATAACTATCCCGAAGGAGAAATCACATGGGAAGACTCACCGTGGCTGACGCCCAGCGCGCCACCGAACTACTGAAGCAAGCGGACCCCGGCATATTTGCGCGGGACGTTACCAAGGAGATGCTCGTCACCATAGGTCAGCTTCTCTGGTCTCATACGTACAAACTCTCTCAGAACGACTACGACGTCAATCCCAACATCCTCGATTACATCGAGACAATGGCCATTCATGACCCCGTGAAGGCGCTGATTTTCGGTGAGTCGCTCAAGATTCCCGACCAACAGGTCTCGACCTTTGCGGCTGCACGCTGGGTCGACCAGGGACTGCCCATCATCCGTCTCGGGCACAAACGCGCTGCCGCCTTCATGGCCACGACCATCGGTGAGGAGAACGTCGAGTTCATCAAGCCGCCATTCAAGGCTTTCTACATCGAGATGCCCGACCAGCTGCTCATGCTGACGGGCCACGATGGTGAGCAGGTATCGGTCAAGGGCGTGCTCGTCCACGTCATGAACCTCAAGGGCATCCCCATGGAAGATGGGCAAGGAGACGTCTACACCGAGGATGCCGAGCGCTGGCGCTGGATAGCCATCACGGACACCAGTCTCGTTCAATGGGAGTTGAACCGCAAGCTCGAAGAGCTCGCTGGCTACAACGTGCGCGAGAACAACTGGGATGGCGTGGGTTTGCCCATCGAGGATTACGACCAGAGACTTTCTATGCTCGTTGGACGGCTCATTTGCTCAGTCTGCCTGATGATGAGCAGTCCTGGAGACCTGAAGGTCAAAACGCAGGCAGTGTCCAGGAACAAGAATGGAAAACGCCCACTTTCGGATGCGCCGAGTTATCGCATTTTCATGGAGAGCAAGCCCATCTCCATCGACGTGCGCCCAGCCATTCGCAGCTACCTACGCGGTGACCGAGACAGCCCGAGCGTCCGTCTGCTAGTACGCGGGCATTGGAAGAATCAAGCGCATGGACCTGGCCACTCCTTGCGTAAACACATTCACATCGAACCCTACTGGCGTGGTGGTGTCGATGGGGACCCCATCATGCAGCGTGTGTACAACGCCGAAGGAGACACCTGATGCTCATCCTCCTCAATCTCAACGAAATCGTGCACGTCAATTTGACGGAACGCGGCGTGGCGGTCTGGAACGAGTATGCCAGCGGACATCCTGGACTGCAGTCCAGCACTCGTGGCTACATTACCGTCGCACTCCGAGACATCATCGCTGCCTTTGGGTCCTGTATCAATGATGAGTGGCAGTACTTCGAGAACGGCAGTCTCTATGTTGGAAAGGTGCCAGATTACAGATGATGTTCAGCAAGCTGAAGTGGTTCTGCAACTGCTGCGGCAAAGAGAAGGAGACCATCCCGCATGCTGCCATCGGCAGGAAGTGGCGTGTCTGCAGCATGACCTGCTTCCGCGAGATGGAGTGGCGGGACACTCTCTCCATGCTCGGCAAGCCCTACACCCCACAGCCGCGCACTCAACTCATCGAGAACGCGCGCAAGGACGGCGACCACGAATCGGCGGACGCTCTCCAGTTTGACGAGAGTGGCCGCTGCAACCTTTGTGAAAAGTCCGTCAAGGCAGACCGCAAGCATCGCTGCTGGTCGAGGAGCATGGCTCTGTGAAGAAACTGCGCTGGAAGTACTGTGAGTGTGGTTGCAAGTGCTACGTCGCACCCGGAACCGCATTCCACATCTATTGGGACCTCAAAGACAGCTACTTGCTGTTCGAGGGTCATCACCACGAGAAGGAGGCCAATTTTGGAAGCTACGAAGACGCACAACGAGAAGCCCAGCAGCGATACGACCAGCGCCGGCGCAGAGACCTGCAAGGCGGAACTTCACATCGGTGATGACTATGGAGACAACCGCGCCACCATGAAGTGTCAGGGGAAACTCGGGCATGAGGGGAAGCACTTCGAAGACTGGGATAACGAAGACATGATTCAGGATGACAGCATAGCCCACAATTGCCGTGTCGAGTGGGAGGGGGACGACCGAAATGCTGGTCTCGGTGCCGGTGCTTTCCTCTACGATTCTCTCGAAGAGTGCATCGAACATGGCTATCACCTGACGGACCACGACGACGATGGGTATTGCAATGGATGCGGACACCAAGACGGACCCGGAGAGGAGAGTGAATGAATATCTGGCTAGAGCTGGCGATTGAGCAACTCAAAGCGACGGCAGTCATCGGGCTGGGCATGCATGCTCTGTTCAAAATGGCCTGCGCGTCCATCAAACTCATGGAGCGCATCGGTGAGCGACGAAAAACCAAAAAAGACACCTGAGCAAATCTTCATGGAGATGATGACCAAGACATGGGCCATCACCGACAAGCTGAACAAGAACGAGAAGCTCACGGACGCAGAGCGCGAGTACGCGCTTCTCGCCATGAGCCACTACGTCGGCGCGTACCTGCACGACATGGTTTTCAAAGGGAGAGTGATGCCAACGGTCTTGGAGAACGCACAACCGGGCTCTCGCTGACATGGATGAGAAGACCTTGACCTTCCCCATCATCCAGGAGCGAATCCTGAGCAAGCTCTCTGCCAACCCCGCTCTGCCGCTCACCGAGGCGGAGCGTCAACTCGTGGCGTTCGGGCTCGAGCGAGTTCGCTTGCTCCTGCAAGATGCTCTACTCTCGGTCAAGGTCTACGACATCGTCCAAGGATGCATGCGTGAGAAAACTGGCTGACACGGCTTCGGGCCTTCTCTACCTGCTCGTGTTCTGGGTTTGGGACACCCGGCGCGTGCTGTTCTTCTTTCTGGCAGTCTACATGGCCTACAAACTCGGATGGTTTCAATGAGCTACATCGGAGGAAACTTCACATTCGGTTCTTCCAATGCCGGCGACCTCAGGGCCAAGGGTTGGGACGTGGCCATTCACAACGACTATCGCCTTCATGGTGTGCGTCATACTTTTTGGCTTCTCACACGGAAGCTCAAGTGCGGCATGACCGTGGCTGTGGTGGGTGAAGGGGATGATGACGATGACGCGCTGGACAAGATACGCCAGCACATCATGGACCGCTTGGAGCGTTTCGAGGCGCTCGACGTCGAGTATCTGTTCACGACCGGCGTCCTGGGGAAGAAGACATGAGCAATATCTGTAGCGAGTGCCTGGAGGAAGTCGGCGACGATGAGTATCTCCCAGACGAAGATGTCTGCCTCATGTGTCAGAACTTCTTCCTCGACGAGGATGTCATGCGCGACGACGAATTCACGGAGAGTCTGCGAGCAAACTCTGCAGTGCCAGAGGGCGTGGACATCGAGCAATGGGAGGCGGAAGACACTGATGACGAACATGGAGATGCGTGAACTAGAGGGCAGAGTCTCGGCATTGGAGGAGTTCCTCTACGTGCGCATGGAAGAGACCAAAGACGAAAACCAGATTCTCGTCAATCGAGAGGCGGTCTACCTCAAACAGGTCCAGAAGCTGATACACAAGTACCGGCGCCTCCAGCACAGCTATGCATTGCAGCTCATCGATGATTGGCGCTGGGCCATGAACGAGGGCAGCCGAGACGACTTCGAGTCCTTCCTCGATGGTCTACCTCAACAGCCCTCGGATACCACCATCTTCGAGCTCGCCGAGAAGTTCCAAGCGCATGTCGTAGGGCTCTGCGAGGTCTGTGGGACACGGGCGCCACTCCGAGATGGTCTCGACCCGCACGGGAGTAATAAGTCTGTGAGACTCTGTGCTTGGGACACGGGATGCGAAACGGGGGAATGAAATGCTGACAGCGCGCGTCGACAATATCATCATCATCGGACTCACTCCCAATGACATCACGGGGATGCTGCAGCCCAAGATGGTCCAACACATCAAGGGTGAAGACGTAGGCACGGGTTACGACATCATCGTCATGCTCGACGCAGACCATGAGAACATCGCCAAGCGCATCGAGAGACAGTTTGGAGTCTCCGTCCCCAGAACACCGAGTGGCACGCTCGAAGATACCGTACCAGAGACTCCACTCGAGTACTACCGCGTACTCGAGAAGGAGCTCGCCGAGGTCACTCTAGCGGGCAACCAAACCGAGCGAGAAAACGAGATAAGAACACTGATGAACAAGCTCTGGTTCAAGTTCAGTGCAGATGAGCTGTCTCGTTTCATCAGTGAGGAGGAGCGGAAGACGAATGGAAGAACAGCGAGCTGAAACAGACTGTGAGGTCTGCCACAAGCCTATCCCACCCCATCGGCAAGGTCAGCTGAGGAGCAAGACTCAACCACGAACCTGTGGCATCGAGTGCACCAGGACCTGGTTGGATGCGAGAGCCAAACGAGAAATGGAGCAGATGGTAGAGCCCGCATCCCAGTCAGCCGAGGCAACCGCCCATGAAAACAAGTTGACCCGCGTCGAGCGTGAGCTCATGCGCCTCAGTCTCGAACTGTCTGACCGCAATGAAGAGAACTACAAGCTGACGTCGGAAGTCAACGAACTCCGAGAGATGGCCGAGACCACCGAGAGAAAACTCAGCCAATCGGAGGAGGCTCGCGAAGTCCTGCGGAAGGAGAATGAACGGGTCCAGGCTCAGGTCGAGGAGCTCGAGGCCAAGCTCGACGAGAAGGATGCGTTCGTTGCCAGTCACATCTCGGAGTGGCTCAACGAGCAAGCCGATGACCAGTACGGGATTTTCAAGACGGATAGCTCACGAGAACTCCTCGGCATCATTGCAAAGATGATTGATGCCGAGTGCTACAAAAAGGATGGCTGATGTGTCCGACGAAAACGACAACAAATACCGCTTCGAGTCGAAGCAAGGCACCAAGGTCATCGTCAGCAAGGACTGGAAGCGCGTTTGCCCGGACTGCCGGAGGGCAGTGAGTATCGAAGAGTTCGGTCTGCGCGAGATGCCGCCCGACGTTCGAGGCAACGTGGTAATCAGAGACCAGCCCAAGTGCGGTCAGTGCCGACACGAAAGGAAGGAAGCGCCATGACGACACCCAAACCAAGACTACCCAATCGCTGGGGATGCAGGACGGAGAACGGAAAGTGCAAGATTCACAACGAGAAGAGCCTGTGTGCCCACGGGTGCAAGCATGCGAAGGAGCATCAGTGCTCGGGCAAGACGAGAACCCCGTCGCACGACGCGGCCGCGTCTACACCCGCAGCGGCGGAGTAGCCCTCTTCGACTACGACATCGACCCGGACGGGGCCACGACCGTTCGCTTCCTACGCGATTGGCCAGACCCCGTCCGGGTTTCCCCAGGGAAGTACGTCACGTTCGAAATGACGACCATGAACGGTCGCGTTCATGGTCGCAGCGTGACTCGAACACTACCCGACGCTGACAGTCGAGCCCGACAATCGGAATGTCAGGACAAGACTGCCACAGAAGAATAGAATCCGCCCAGCTTCGGCGAGCTTGGGGTTCGAGGCAAAAACCCACAACAGCAAGCCGATGATGGCGATGACGAATGGGACGATGGCTACGACCATGTGTGCTCCTTCCGTGGACTCATGGTCGTAGCACGACCCACGAAAGGAAGAGAATAGACCCATGAAACTCATCTCGGTCACTTTGGCCAATGATGATTCGAAGGACATCATCAGAGCAGCACTCGATAGTGTCGCCGGCATCGTCGACCACCACCTGGTCATCTTCACCAGTGAGACATCATCACATGGCATGGCGAGAGCGGTTGCTGATGTTGGTGAGGACAGGCTCTGGACACACGCTTGGTCCTGGCAGAACGACTTCTCACTCGCCCGCAACACAGCGCTCGAGATAGCTCGCAAGTACTGTGATGACGACTATCCGGGTGAGGTCTGCTTCGCGCTGATGCTCGATACCGATGAGCGCATTCATCAAAATGGGGAGAACATCAGCGAGTTCATCGAGGAGGACTACCTCTTGAAGGAGGCCTCTGGACAGCGTACGGGTGTCTACTTGATGGAAGACCAGAGCCATCATTACGCCAAGGAGAAGGTCTTCCTGCTACCAGCAGTCGACGTCTATACGGGTCCGACGCACGAGGCTTTTCCCTCGCACAAATACAACCCCGTGAAGTTCCCGAAGGCCTACTTCGAGGAGTTGCCCAAGTCACCCGAGCAACTCAAGACCAAGTTCGAGAGAGACTTCGCCATTCTCAGCAAGCATCTGCTCGAGCATCCCAAAGACCCGCGCTGGCATTACTACCTGGGCGACACTCTGAAGAATCTCGGCTACCCCACCAAGGCCATTGAGAGCTACGAGGCTTGCGCCAACCTCTGGGGCTGGCCTGAGGAGGCTGCCTGGGCTTGCTACCGCGCTGCAGAGTGCCACCTCGGCCTCAACCAACTCGAAGCCGGCATTGACAAATGCACGCGTGGGCTCGCTCACCATGCGGGCATTGCCGAGCTTTACTGGATGGGTGGATTCCTCTCATACAAGCTCGGTCGCTACGACCAGGCCGTGTATTGGTCGGAGGCCGCTGCTCACTATGGGGCCTACAATGGCTCGTTCGAGCGCATTGGGCGCATCGGCTTCCGCTTCGTTCCAGCGCTCTGGGAGAAACCCTATGACACGCTGCGCTTCGCTTACAAGGAGCTCAAAATGCTGACGGAAGCGTCGAACGCGGAGGCTCACTACAGGGCGGCCAAGAACTTGCGTACGGGCACGGAGCTGGGAGTGAGTTCGGTATGATGCTCGGACGGTGCCGAGGCGACGCAAGGAGGTAGACGTGTACGACAAACCCCTAGGCGTCGAGTACCGAACGCACCGCTTCGACTGTTCCGAGGGGGTCTATAAAGGCGTACGTTTCGAAGTCGAGACCGTGCGTCTCACAGGGGCTGCAGAAGAAGCTGCCAAGTGGCTCGCCGTGCGGCGTGGTCTGCACCAGCATCTCTGTCTCGAAACGGGCTGGTCCTGCAATCTGCACGTACGCGTGCACAAGGTCGGCAGGAAGCCCCAGTACCTCATCCGCATGTGGTGGGAACCAGCCACTGACGAAGACCGAGCCAATCCACCGAAGTCCATCGAGGACGTCTTCCTCGAATGGGTCAAAGAGCTGGACCCTCGAGCGTAGACCCACACATTTCGGTGGGTTGTGTAGACCCCGGCCGTCATCCGAGACGCGCCGGGGTTTTTGCGTTATGGCGAACGAAAGGAGACTCATGCCCACCGAGAAACGCACGGTTCCGACTGACCCCATCAACTTCAAGGCAGGCGCCTATCAGCACTTCAAGGGCGCTTTCTACAGCGCGCTCTTCATCGGCTGGGAGCACGAGTTCGTCCCGCAAGGCTGTTTGCTCGTGGCCTATGTGAGCATGACCACTGGCAAGATTCACTTTCGACCGTGGTGCCTGCCCGAGAAGGACTCGTGGACGGACGAGGTTCTAGTCAATGGTGTCTGGAGACCTCGCTTCAGGCAAGCAGCAACGGCGAGTTTGCATCCCTATGAGATGACCACGCCCGAGACAATCGTCGAGCTCATCCAGTCTTTCATCGGTAATACATCGATGGACGACGACACTTACCGCAATATGTTGGCAAAGGTGTGTAACCATCTGCGCCGCTTGCCCGAGCCCAATGAAGCTCTGCTCGGGCTCTACTACCGCACACAGAATCCCGAACTCAGACACGTCTGGTTTCGGGCAGCCATGACAGCGCTGCTCAGTGACACGCTCGATGATATGCAGGCTCTCATCGAGGAGATTTCACAATGACCCAGTTCATGCAAGTCCAGTCACCTGGTCTACTCGCCGTTTTCGAGATGCTCGACTCGACGGGTAGGTCTACAGGCGCTCTTGGAAAGGCGCCCGTCGTCGGGTATTTCGTGAAAGACGACGCCCACTCCGAAACTCGCGAGTTCTACGTTGCCGTAGTCAACGGCGATGGCAAGGTCGTCCGAGCTGACAACTTCGATGCGAGCGCGCGATTCGTCTCCGTTGATTGGGCGCAAGACCCGCTCAACACGTTTCAGCGAGTCCTCAGTGGAGTACGCAGACACATCACGCCCAGTGACGATAGTCCAGACGCAAATTTAGATTGAGTAGTGAGATAAGCACTCTGGTGAAGCATCACCAAACGGAGAAGAAAGAAAGAACAATGACTACGCAACGAGAACTCGAGAAGAAGGGCATCCGTAAGCCGAGCCACCGCGATGACAAGAAGGTCGTCGAGGACATCCGGCGGGTGATGGTCGAACGCAAGGGCAACAAAATCATCCTGCCCGAGGACATGGAATTCGCCACGGTCGTCGAGGTGATGAATCTGAAGATTGCCGAGGAGGAGAAGAACGTCGAGCTCAACTTCGACTTCAACTTCAAGCTCACCGTGCCGGAAGGCGCGCTGCGGCTCTTCAACGTGCTCGATGACATGTACGGCTTCATCAGCCACATGAAGACGCCCGGGTTCTTCGGAGATACTCCTCCGCAGCTCATGACGGTCAACACGTCACGCACCGAGACCCAGACGATTCCCTGGGGTCGCTTCCGCATCCCAGGCATCGAGGGCTACCTCTCGACGGACGTGACCTGGAAAGGAGAGATGCCGTACTTCTGCTTCAGTGCCGTGGTGCAGGGCAAGTACAAGGACGAAATCCTCCGCATCGCCGATGCCGTGCTGGCCCGGACCGATAGCATCTACAGGGGCAAGACCATCAGCCTGAAGTTCATCAAACCTTCGCTGGTGACGAGCGTCCACGACTTCTTCCCGCGCTTCATGGAGCTCCAGGAAACGGAGAAGGATGCGCTCGTGCTCTCCAATGACGTGGAAGAGCTCGTCGACGTGGCGCTCTTCACCCCCATCGAGAAGACCGAGTTTTGCGAGAAGTTCCGCATCCCGCTCAAGCGCGGCATCCTGCTCGAAGGCCCCTACGGCGTGGGCAAGACACTGACGGCCACCATCACGGCGACGCTCAGTGAACGCAACGGCTGGACCTTCATCCATCTGGCAGACGTCGCCGACCTGGCCAAGGCCTACACGTTCGCGACGACGCACCAACCCGCCATCGTGTTCTGCGAAGACCTCGACCAGGCTCTCAAGGAAGACAAGGGTCGAGACGACAAAATCAATGCCATCCTCAACTCCATCGACGGTATCGAAAGCAAGGGCGTTCGCATCATCACCGTCCTCACCACCAACAACGTGGACAAAATCACTCAGGCCATGCTGCGGCCTGGGCGCATCGACACGGTCATCCCCGTGCGACCGCCGAACGCAGAAGCTGCAGAGCGCCTCGTGCGCAAGTACGCAGCCGAGAAGCTGCCCGAGAGCGAAGACCTCACGCGGGTGGGTCAGTTGCTCACGGGCAAGAACGCGGCCGTCGTCCGGGAGGTGGTCGACCGCAGCACCCTCTCGGCCGTCCGTCGCCTCACGGACCTTGACCAGCCCATCGTCCTGACTGCCCACGACATCGAGCTCGCGGCACTCGGCATGGACGCCCACAACAAGCTGCTCGAGCCCAAGCCCCGGGACGAGCGGAGCCCCATGGAGAAGGCGGCAGACGCCCTGGGTGGGCACCTGCGCGCCATCGCGGCGGGCGGGCACCAGACGCCCAATGGGCTCACCCGTGGGCTGCCCACGGGCGTCGGCGAGCTGCCGGCGGCCTCGGTGGCGGGTTCTGTCGTGAGCTCCTGAGTGACGCTCCCGGACGGCCTGGCCACCTTCACTGGTGGCCAGGCCTCCTGGCCCACTCATCTACTACTGGATTACAGGAAGGTTCAAATACCCATGTCCCAGCCCATGACGAAAGACCGGCTCGAGCGAGTGCTCGGCAGTCAAAGCCTGGACGTCGAGAAGCTGCATCAGATGCTCGAGCAGATGGTGCTCGAGACCACAAACCCCGAGCAACTGCGTCAGCAGACCGTGCAAGCGTACGAGAAGAACAAAGAGGGCGCGAACAAGGAAATCGTGCGCTGCGCGGAAGCTGCCATCAGCATCCTATCGAGCATCACGGGGGATAACGTCGGCGTATCTCTGCTGGCGCTCGAAGCCGCGCAGCGCCTGCTCATTCGCAGGCACGACCTCTCAGAGGAGTACGGCAAGCTCATGACGATGGCCGACTCACTTTGGAAGGACATCGTCAGCGGCAAATTCGACGAGGTCACCGATGGCTACAAGGTCTTGAACGTCCCCGACAGTGTCGCCTCGGAACTCGGCAAGGCCCTCGCGCTGAAGTCTCTCAGACCCGAAATCGACCCCGATGAGTTTCACAGGGCCAAGTTCACGTTCGGTGACGTCAAGCCATCGCTCGAGGTGGTGAAGAAGATGAGCCGAAATGATGGCATGCGTCTCGTCCTCCAGCATGTGTTGGGAAACTGGGGACGTGTCGACGATGAGAACGACATCGAAGTCAACAACTTCAACATGGGGGCGGATGAGGGCACCATCTTCTCCATCCACGTCATCGACGAGAGCAAAGACCACGCCGACACGGACAATCAGGTCTACATCATCACCAATCCAGAACACACCGAGACCCGAGTCATCCTGCCGGAGGAGTATTGATGAGCGGCTGGGGGCACTGGTATGGCAAGCTCGCGGGTGACATCGCCAAGTCCCTCACCTGCGCCGTGCTCACAGCCACGTTCTTCTTCCTGACCACGGTCGGACTCGTGGTCATCCTGGTGCTCCGATGAGGATGCAGGACTGGGCGGACATCATCAGTGACGAGCTGATGGACAAGGTCCGTGATGCCGAGGACGATGACACCCTTCGTGATGCCATCGCGCAGGAGCTCCGCAAGGCGCTCCTGTACGGGCTCGACGAAGTGCCCGTGATGAAAGTCATGTATGAGGACTCGAAGCACGGCAACCAACACGTCTATCAGTGGAGCGCCAAGGTCACTGACGGAGAGAAAGCGAGTGACGAGCAATGGCTGATGAAGAACGGGAGGAAGACGTGGCTGAGGAGGCTGAAGTAGACCTCGACTGCTGTCAGTTCATGAAGCAGGCCCTCGACTACTCGGACCGCAAGAAAGACTCGGGCAGCTCCCATCACACGGCTGGGCTGGTCGTGGGCCACCTCTTCAACGCCACCTCCGGCAAGCACACGCGCTCGAAGGTGGTCTACTACATCCCAGCCGTCGGCAAGGGCAAGGAGAGAACCAAGCCGCTCAACGTCCTCATCAACTTCTGCCCGTTCTGTGGGAAGCCTCATGGTGAAGAAGCAAAAGCGAGTCGCGAGAAAGAAAACAGTTCGGTCTGGAGTGACGAAGTCGAAGAGCCCGTCCACCTCTGGTACTACTCGGAAGATGACGGCTGGGAAGGGCCCATCGTCGGACACATCAAGTTCCGCCATCGAGACTCGGAAGACCACATCACCAGCATCACCGACGAGGGCTGGCGCAAAGGGCTTGGCTGGGAAAACGGTAGACCTCTTCAAATTCTTGCTAGGAGAGGAGACCCAGCCCCAGCCAATCCCAGAGATGGTTACTACTGGACCCCCGTGGGTACCAGGCCCTGAGTACCGCATCACGGAAACCGTGACGAGCGTCTGGTTCTATCATCTATCGGACAAGGACCATCCCTATCGGTCTCTCTGCACGAGAACCACGATGCAGACCCAGATTCCCAACTCGTACTGGAGGAGGACCCCAGAGAACTACCACATCCCCGAGAAGTGGTGCTGGAGGTGTGAAGAGCTCGCTCGAGCTGGGGTGTAGAGACCGTTTTCAGTGAAACACAGGGAGAGAAATTCGTAGACCCGTCACTGGGTCTACGAACTCTCGATTTCGAGTTTTTAGGGGTACCTCTCGCTGGGAGGGAGAACACCCCAAGGGCATTCTCGGAGTCACTATATAAGTATCTCTAGTTAGTAGTATATATATGTTCAGTGTTTTATATTTAAGGACTCCCGAGAACATCCCGCATGGAGTTGGCGGGTTTTCGAAGAGGTACCCACCTCTCGATTTTTCGAGTTGGTAGTCCTTCGTAGTCTTTTGGGTGTTCCATCACCAAAACTCCCGACTCGTGAGAAGCCCAGCCTGAATCCGGAATAACTACAGCGAGAGGAAGACCTCTCGGTAGAAGGGGACAGGAATGCTGAAAGAGAGAATCGTCCAGTTGTTGAAAGAGGCACCCGAAATCTGGGAACCTGGATGTGACGGACTATCTACGAGTCGAGGTTACCCGGAATTCAATCTGCAAGGACTCATTCTGAAGGCAGCGGGCTATCACTTGCAGAGCCCAGACCGCACGTACTCATCGACGCCAAAGCTGCCCTTGAATGCACCCCAGCTCTACAAGACCTGGGCGCATTACGAGATGACACTCAAGGTTCTCGGCCCAGACCTTCTTGTCGCGCCTCTGGCGCGACAGGTGTGGGCGGAGGAGTATGGAGACCAGGTAGCCCAGGAGCTGCCGTTCTATGACGAGGAGGACTATCTCGAGGAGAAGCTCGGGTCTTTCGACGACTACGGCAATCGAGCCTACGACGGGTCAGATACGACCGAGTGGTTCTGGGACGACCTCGGCAGCGTCTCTCCAGACGACGTCATTGAGCTCTTCGAGACGGGTCTAGCGGACGGGCTCAACAAGTGGGAGAAGCGCAAGCATGACAAACGAAAACGATGAGTTCGACAAGACCGGGCGAAAGTTCACGGCACTGCTCTCGCCCTGGAACGTCCGGCAAGTCCTGATGGTCATCCGTTTGTGGTGGCCTGACTCCCAGTTCATCAGTGCCGATACGGGGACGACTCTCAATCCGTTGCTCTTCTCCGTTTCGGGGAAGGTCATCGTCTACAAGTCGGCGACGGTCAGGGTCCTCGAAGAGATGGGGCAGCTCGACCCCAAATGTAGCCGCAACGTCTTCGATATCGAATTCTCACCCAAGAGCGTCGAGATGGAAGTCGGTGCTCCCCTGGAAAACAACGAGCTGCACCAGCTCTGGTCTGAAATCACCAACTTTCTGAGATACTGCCAATGACTTTTCTGGACATTCTCGACAAGGTCTTCGAGAGGGAGAACGTGCCGCCCTCTGAAGACCAGGACGGCAAGTACTACGAAACGCGAGGACTCGTCACACGGGTCCGTTTCGACGTGTTGTCTTCCGGCTTCACCATCACGGCGCGGCTGACTGAGTTCGCGCACATGACCGAGGTGCGTTACTCGCATAGTCTGCCTTGCCCACGGGTCGGGTACGACGTGGTGGTGCGCCTCTATGCCATACGCCATGGGACCCAGTCGTCGTATCGTCCTCCGCCACGCATCGTTGCTTGGGAAGAAGTCGAGTGAAGCAGCATTATCCCAAGCATCCCATTCGAGAGGTCCTTCGGCTCATCGTGGGCAAGCGACCTCCCGACTTCGTTCAGGGTTACTCGCTCAAGACGCTCACCGACCAACAGTACTTCGAGCTCCAGCAGTGGTGCCTCAACAACGAGCCACTCGGTTGGCTCACGGGGTCGGGCATCATTGAGGTTGCCGAGACGCTCGTCGGTGAGGCTGTGGGCAACGCCAATATTCCTAGAGAGGAGGACAATCCTCGTGCAAAGAAACGATAGACTTCGGGCAAAAAGAAGAGTGAGAGGCCTGACCGTCGACGGGCTCATCGTCATCTTGGTCATTCTGACGGGTGTGGTGGCACTCGTTGCCGCGGTTGCCATTCGCAAGAAGCGGTCCAGTCTCGACGCCATGGAGGACTCGGCGCGAGACTGGGCCCGGCAGAACGGCTATGTGCCACTCGCAGCGACGTGCTCTGGAATCTCAGAAGATTTGTTCATGCGCTGCACGGCCAGGGTGGCCAATCGAGATGAGCCCTTCGGGCTCGAATGCAGCATCATCAATGGCAACTGCGTGCTGATGCGAAATGTGAGGAACTGACATGGGTGAGAAAACACGCGAACGTAACTGGCAAGCCATCACGCTTCTCCAGGCAAAGTTGACGAGCGTCAAGCAAGGAGCCATAACACTCGACCGCATCAGCAAAGACCCTGACTCACTCACGTACAAGGCGGCTCAAGGAGCCAAGTTGGAATACAACGAGGCCGTCAACGAGATGCGTGACCTCATTCAGTGGCTCTTCGATGCAGACAACGTGCTCGACGAAAAGGATACGGTCTTCAATGAGATAGAGGCGGATGCCGCCGCTGGCCGTCTCGAGAGATGGTCTCACGGTGAGGACCCTGCGAAGTAATGGCTCGCGGCAAGTACATGCGGAATGGCGTGCTCGTTCGTTTCGAGTGCACCAAGTGCGGAGGCGGCACCTATGGCAGTCGCTGGCTGGACGCCAACGCCAGCAACAGCGAATCACTCTTCCGGCATTGCAATACACCGGGCTGCCAGACGGACTTCCCGTTAGCCGACGACTACAAGTACTTTTTGGTCGAGGGGAAGTTGTTGCCCTCTCGAGAGGCCTATGAGGAGGCGGTCTACACTGATAACTATGACGAGGCCTCCGTACAAGTCGCGACGGTGGTCTTCTCTACTTAAAGGAAACCCATGAAGCCCAAGAGCCTCCTGCACCAACAACTGTCACATGCGGAATGGGTCATTGCCTGTGCGCTGGCTTTCGCCGTTCTCCTCGTGGGCTTCTTCATCGTTCGGGCTTGGGTGCAGAGCGTCATCCGCCGGCGCGGGTTCGAGCGCCTGAGCCGCATCCCAGACCCGCCGGAGTACGACCCTTTCGATTTGAAGCGACCGAGTCAGCTGCCGCCGCCTCCCGTCATCCCCATACCCATGCCCGAAGGGGTGCGGCGGCAAGCCATGCGGACGCTCACCGGTCTCGGGCGTGGTGGGCTCATCGAGCCGCCCACGCGAAGGACGTCTCGAATTCATGTCTCGCCAGCGACACAGGTAGGTGTCTGCTTGTCGGACTCCGACGCCTGGCGGCTCACGGGTGAGGCGCTGAACTCGCTTCGAAACGGAACAGGCGGCATGTCGACGAGCGACGACTCCAGCCACGGCGGTCGCTTCGGAGGTGCAGGCGGCTCTGATAGCTGGGACCATGACCTGGATGTGTCTGGAGGTGAGGAGTGACTGACCATGGTTCGGATTCGCAGAGTTTGACTCTCGAGGAGGCCAAGCAGTGTTTGGAGCGCCTGGCCTTCGAGGCGGAGAAGTATCGGGTCACGAGTGACCGCGTGGTGACTCATCTCTCGGCGCTCGTCGCTCGGAAGGAGACGGAAGTCATCTCATTGAGGAAGCAGGTTCGGAACCTCGAGCGGCGCGTCGGGACGCTGGAGAAAGTGCTCGATGAGAAGGAAATCCCTTTGCCCGATTGGGAAGGCGGAGATGAACGAGATAAGGCTGTACCACCATGAACTCGAGAGCATGCCCGAGTACTCGCGCTCGGTCCCGTCAGGACCGACGCTCTTCAAGATGTGGAAGCGCTTCACGGGGTGGCATGGTGAGCCTTGGGTGGTCGGACAGTACGTGCCGCCACATCGTACGTTCAAGGAGTTGGACGTGATGATTCGTTGGTATCGGGTCGTGCTCAGACATGGCCCGATGCCTCCGACTTGGCAAGTTCCAGATTGGGGTAACTTTCAGCGCTTCGCGCGCGTGGGGTTTGGCAAATGAGGAAAGACGTAGAGGAGAAGCTCTGGGCTTGGCTTCATGACAAGGAGTTCTACGAGTTCATGCAGCGCTATCGACATGCTCCTTCTGGAGACCAACGAGGAGTGCAGCAGAGCTTTGATGCTGTGAAGGGCCACATTGCAGAGAAGTTCATCGAGCTCACACGAGAGGAGAGGTGACGGAGGCCGAGAGGAAGCTCATGGGCCCCGAGAAAAGACTCGAGTGTTAATCGAAAGGATGAGCGAGAAATGAACGACCTACCTTCTCGTGTGAAGGTGCGCGGCTGGGATGGTGTTGCTCTCACCGTGCTCGAGGAAAGAGACGGACAATGGCTCGTACACATGGTGGGTGATGACAGAACCTACCTCGTGGACCCAGAGGAATGTACCCCGCTCGATGCAGATGACTTCTGCCCGAGTTGTGGGCAAACGAGGTGTGGACATCGATGATTAATAGACTCTGGCAAGTCGACAAGCAGTGCGACGAATGCCCCTGGAGGAGAGACGTTCCTCCCGGGGCATTTCCGCTCCATAGGTTCGAGGCTCTTCGAGGCAGCGTCGAGCAAGGCTTCGGCACCCTGTTCGCCTGTCATAAAAGCAAGGAGGAAAACAAGAAGGCGTGTGTCGGGTACGTCCTCAATCAAGTCAATAGCGTGCGAGGACCAGAGAACTTCAACTTGCGGAAGCTCCTGTCTGACGGGAGGATAGACCCCGACCGGATGACCCTGGTCGGACTCCAGTACGACAACTACGACGAGATGGTCGAGGCGAACCGCCTCGTGGAGGAAGGACAGTAAATGGCGAACGTCACGGTGAAGGTCGCGCAGAGACCTTTGGGCCAGGAGGTGTATGACCCTGAGCTCACCATCAACTTCTATCCGGGCCAGGAGCTCCCGGGTGTCGTGTCGGAGCTCAGCTGGGACAACTCCGCTGTTCAGGATGGACTACACCGGGCCTTCGGCAAGCGCGAAGGAGAGGTGCTCGTCGGAGTCATCATCACGGCTAAGGGCATCAAAGGCCACTTCAGGAAAAGGTGAACGTCATGGAAGAGCAGCAACAGGAAGTCGAGAAGACGGACGGGCGCATGTGCATCAAAGACCTCTCACTCGTCGACACCAAGGGTTTCATGCCCGTCATCGAGCGCAACGAGGCGGGTGAGGAAGTCGTCGCCATGCTGCCTTCCGTGGGCCACGACCTCATCGTCATGGCTCGAACGCCGGCGCAGCTCGACCAGAGCCGCGAGCAGGTCAAAGACTGGTTGCAGCTGAAGCTTCGGTCTCTCCGAGCTGCAGAGCAGAATGCCCAAGAGAACTTGGATGCCGCCATTCAGGCCAAGGTCAAGACCTCGGCTTGGAAGGCGGTCATCTATAGAGAACGACGCCGCATCAAGTACTACGAAAAGCTCTACGCTGCTCTCGAGGCGGGCTACTACATCGTGCCTGATTTTCCCATCAACGTCATTGCCGTACGGACCAAGAAGACCCGCCCGACGGTTGGAGGTACCGAGTACAGATGGGCGAGCGACGTGCGGGATGAACCCCACCAGTTCTTGCCCGTCGGTGAAGGTGAGTACGTCAACCCCGACATCGCAGCTTATCCAGTCCAGCGCAACGTCCAGAACAGTGAGGGCAAGACTGAATCCGTCACACGGCATCAGGCCGCCTTCGAGTTCGACGAAATCGACTTCCCGCTACGGGTCATTCGTCCTCAGATTCTCAAGGACTTCTCCAAGGCCGTGCAGGCCAAGATATTCGACGAGATTGGGGTCTTGCCAGACACCCGCCGACGTCAGGACCCGGTGGTCGTTGGACGCATCGAGCTCAAGGAGGGTTATACGAGGAAGAGCTGCTCCTTCATCATCAGCTGGTGGATTCCGACCTCGAGTCTCTGACCCGTATAATTGGAGGCGTGACTATCGAAGGCGCTCCCAAAGCGGCAGTGCGTCTGGTGTTCGGCGCGGCTTGGTGTTCCCTGCTGCTCGGTGGCATGGTAGCAGGGACCCTCTTCGTCAGGCTGGGGTCTGCGCTCGGCCGCGCTGAAGACTGGTGTGAAAGGAAGCTCGTGTGAAGAGAGTCGATTTGGCGTGTATCGATGAGGACTTCTTTGGACTCATCTTCCCGATGTCCGAGGGTGCTCTCTGGACGAGTCAAGTGGGCGGTACGGCCAATGGGCATCCCGAGGTGCCCGGCATCTTCGTGCCACTACCCATGAACCTCCCCGACCAGGGAGATGACCCGTTACGCAATCACTATGTGACGGGCCGTGGGAGCAAGGACTATCCACGCCATCTGGTCGAGGCATTTTTGAACTCGGAGGAGTGGCTCGAAGACTATTTCGAGCCACTCGATAGCTGGGATGACCTGCCCATGTGTGTACCCTGGGTCGTGGCCGAGGCCTGGGTCCCAGTCCGAGTGCGCCGCATGCCTCTCGGGGAATCTGCAGGGGCTCGAGACCTCCTCTTGCCTTTCAGCGGGCAGGTGGTGATTCTCGTTTACACCAACAGCGACTGAGCAATTTTGTTGTCTCTTCGGAGATAACCAATTCGGAGAGAGAATGGACAATGTCACGACGATGCCAGAGCCCGACTCGTTCGAGTGGGCTGGACTCAAGTTCAAGCGCCGCGGCGCCGAGTATCATTGCGAGAGGGGCGCGTTCGAGTGGGAAGTCGACGCGCGACCCAGTCCTGTCGCCGACCACGCCACACCCGAGCATTTTGCTCGGGTCTACTTGAGAGGTGTGAAGCTCATCATGTCGACGGGCAAGACACGGTTCGCGGCACTCAGCGATGCGCTCGAGAAACTCAAGACGCTCGAGGCGCTCGTCAGCACGGAGATTCATGAGAGAAGGCAAGGGAAGCAGAGGCCTTCTACTCGGAGGTGAATGACCATCAACAAAGAAAGGAATGAGGGACGATGAAACAAATACTCGTGCATGAAGGGGCGAGGAGATGCTCCTGCATGACCTAGTTGACGAACGGCTTGGGATAGATGCTGAATTTGAATTGCTCGTTTGTTCGGAATGGCAGCGAGCATGCAGTCCATTGCTCAGAGGGTAGCGTCCCCGATACGTCGGGTAGTTTCGGTTCGAGCCCGAGTGGACTACGATTGTTTGGCTAGTTTGAAATCTCGTCGTCTGGGTGGGGCTAAAGCCCCACCCGCAGACTAGCCCCTTACTTCTTCCTGCCCCCTTTGAGGGACAACACGGGCGCGGTGGGCTTCGCCGCCGGCTTGTTCTTGGCTGGCTTCTTGCGCGTCTTGTTGTCGAACCAGGTCTCTACGAGCTGGCTTTGCTCGTTGCCCTTGGCTTGGTGCTCGACGACGAAGTCCTTGAGCGAGATGGATTCACCCCCAGCCATGCGCTTGTGATGCAGTCTCTTGATTTGCTTACTGACGGATTGTGTATTCATTGTCCTCGGATGCTGTCAGAAGAGCGGCGGCAACGAGAAGGGTGGGGATGCATTCCACCTTCGAGGGCAGTTTCGGTCACCCATGAACTCTCTCGGTAGCTGAGAAGAAAGGAGCAACGCGTTGCCGCCGCACTTCCGACAGTATCTGATGGCAGTTCTCTTTCACCAAACTCTTTATCTCGGAATTCGTCTGGTCTTTGCGGGATAACCCTTTTGGAGGGAAGCATGATGAGCAATCTCTATACGTGGATGGTCCGCATGGGCATCCTCGTGTACCTGTTTTGGAAGGACTTCTTCGACCCACTAGTCACGGCCGTGCCGTGTGGGTGCGGTGAGCTCTATCCAGCGGGTAACTGTGTGCGTTGTCATGGCACGGGACTCAGGCATAGACCAGCGAGAAGGGTGACGATGTGGAAGCAGAAAAATCAGAAGTAGACGATGACTGGATGAAGGACCCTGCCGAGGCATGGGCGGGCGAGATACCGCAGCTCGTTCCTGGTGAGCCATTCAGTCCCCAGACCAAGGCACGGCTCGAGCACATGCTCGAGCAGATGCGGTTCACGGCGAATGAATTCTATTCGTCTGCCGTGCGCATCGGGCAGCACACGTTCATCGAATTCAATGGAATGCTGCTCGAGTACATCAAGGGTTGCCAGAACATGTACTTGGCAGAGGTCGACTTCACGATGAACAATCAGAGGCCGACCGAGGAAGAGCTGCATTACATTGGCGAGAAGTTCGAGTGCATCTGGGGTCACTGCATGACGGACCCGCGTCTCCGGACGGCGTTCGTGGCTGGGGTACTGGGCGCCCAGCTCCCGGTCGTGTATGACAAGGTCATCCAGCTCGAGCTGGTGGACGAGGAGCCGCCGTCCGAGGAGGAGTGGTACTCGGCGAGCGGCTGAGCCGCTGCCAGGCGCGTGTTGGGATGGGGACGGCCACGGCCGTCCCCGGCTCCCACCCGGCGCTTCCTAGCCCCTCTTCCGGGGCGTTGTGGGGTGGTGGCCTATTGGTGGCCTGTCGCATAAGCCTCGGCGGCGCAGGTGCACCGGTGGTGCGCGCGCACCGGGTGCGCGTTTTGGTTCGGTTGGAAACCTCAATGATTACCGATAACTATTCGACGGTTATCGTAAAGTGAGGCATGTCTATAAGCGTCATAAGGGGCTAGGAGCAGCCTGCAGCGCGCCGGCGGCGAGCTTTGGCCCGCCGCCGTATCGGCCACTCAGTCGAAGACCGGCTTCGCGTAGCACTGCTGCAGGTGCTCGCGGTTCTCGTGGGTGGTGTTGCTCGCGTTGGGGCAGCTGGTATCAACGGAGTTCTTGGCGGCTGCCCTGGCGCGCTCGAGACGACGTGCTTCCAGCTCCTCCTTCGACCGAGGTTCTGGAATCTCGGGTATGACTACGGACTCGGCAGCAGCGAGGTTGGCGTAGGCGAGACGCTCGACGTTGGTCCGCATGAACTCTCGTCGCCACTCGTCGTAGCGTTCATGGTCGTTCTCTCGAAGCGCGTTGGCGCGGTTGGTCTGCTCGTAGGTCTTCAGTGGTCGATTCTGGATGCGTTCGATGGCCTCGCGCAGGGCCATGAACGCCATGTAGCTGCGCTCGCTGAGGACCTCCGCTAGATAGTTGACGCGAATCTTGTAGTGCAGGTAGTCGAGCGTGCCCGACTTGAAGCGCTCACGGGCCTCTTTACGTACGGCGAAGTAGTGTTCGAGTTCCTTGCGTGCCTTTGACTTTTCCATGAGTACCTCGAAGTAGCGGGCGACGGGGGCCCATCCTATGGCCCCCGTCACCAAAGTTCACTCAGAGTTCGGCGTGAGCTGCGAGGACGTCGAGCCAGGCGTGAGCCAAGGAGCGACGCGACTTGATGTAGAGCTCGGTGAAGTACGGGCGGCAGCCGAGACTGCTGGACATGGCGAGGCACTGGACCCGGGCGTATTCGATGGCCTCGTGAGCGAGCGAATTGTTCTGCTCCAGCTTGTCGAGAGCGGGCATCTCGACCGTGCGCCGTTGTCCCGTCTCGACCGAGCCAAACTCGCGGGCACTGAACTCGAGGTAGGCGTCGAGAGCAGCTCTGGCATCCTTCACCATGTTCATCATCTGTGTGTTCATTCTGACTTTCCTTTCTTCTCGTGACCGCGTGAGAGATTCACACGGGTACGTCTTTGGTCTTGAGACTCTTCACCCGCGCTTCCTCGACTTCGAGAAGGAACTCATAGGTCGCATAGGTGAACATGCGGGCTTTGTCATCGATGGCATTGACGAGCGCGTGCATCCCAGGACTGAGTGGACTTCCTGGTGGTCCAGCGTGGGCTGACACTTCGCCGAGGATGCATTGAGCGACGTGTGTCAGTGCTCGATAGGCCCTCTCGTCTCGGCGTTTCAGGTCATCGTCGAGATGCTTCTTGATGTGGAGGAATTCGAGTACTGCTCGGAGACCCGCCGACGTCGTGGCGTTCGCCTCGTAGTTTCGGAGAACGGTCTCCCTCACGCCTGCCCGAGCAGCCCAGTACCAATCGAGGTCTGCTTTACTCATCCCTCTTCCTCTTGATGTCGTTCACTCTCTCGAGGAACTCGTAGATGTGTCCTGAGACCTCTTGCATGAGAGCGATGCTGGTGAGGCCTGTGATGAGGCTTTCGTTCTCTTCTATGACCCTCGCATCTTCTGGTGTCCCTCGACATGGGTTACCACCAGAGAGTCGTGTCAGTAAGAGGCCCATGGCACCGTCCACGGCTTCTACGCCCAGTTGGTTCTCCCTACGCAGGTCTCGATACAAGTCGAGTCTCATAGTGGCAGCCTCCTTTTTACTGAGGCTCGAGTCGTAAGTGATGGCCCGGCGCTTCTCCCAATACCAATCGAGGTCTTCTTTGCTCATTTTTCTTTGACACCTTCCTGCCCCGGGTTATCATCTGGACATGGCTTGACAGTCAGCGCTTCGCGCAACTCCTTCGGCGACTGTTCATTGCCATCATTGCGCTGGTAGCTCAGCCTGGTAGAGCACTGAAGCTCAAGCAACTTCAGAGTCGTGCGTTCAAATCGCACCTGGCGCGCTCGTTACTCGCAGTAGCTCAAGAGGAAGAGCGTCCGAAATTCCGAGGGTTACGCTTCGGCGATTCACCCAGTTGGGGAGTAGGGAGATGGTCACTCGAGGTGACCCTGCGGGACCAAGACTTGGGGGCGAGCCCCGCCCCTCCCACCAGAGCTTGTCGGGGCCCGCCCTCTCGCTTTCATCCGGCTTGGTAGATGGTGCCGAAGAGCTCGGAAAGCGTCCCGTTACTGTAGGCATGTAGCGGGTCGAGTAGTATTGGGAAGATGTGGCTCGCCTTGCGCGAGCTCTGAAACTCGCGCTCGTTGCAGTAGTCGAAGACCTCTTTGATGGCCATCGCGTGCAGCGCGAGCATGGTCTTGCCCGAGTACTCGACCCACTTGTCCGTGAAGTCGAACAAGAGAGCGAGTTCGATGAGGACCTCGTCTTCTTCAACGTCGAGTGCCGGCAGCCGCGAGCGCATCTCCTCGAGCCAGTGCACGCCAGACTCGGATGGACTCATCTGCGCCTGAGCATTGAGGAAGCCATCGCTCGTCGAGCGTGAGGAAGTCTTCGGCTTCTCCTCCTCTTCCTCCTTCTCCTTTTCGGCATGGAAGGCCTGGTATGTCTCCGAGGTGACTTCTAGCGAGACGTTGTGCTCTTCGCTGAGCCATTCTCGGACCTCTTTGAGGTATGGCTTGATGAGTTGTATGGTGGTCTTGTTGGCTGGTGTCTCGAGGAGGCGAATGACGGCTCCGTCGTACTGACCATCGGAACGAATGCCGATGATGATGTCTTCATAGGTGATGGTGTGATTGCGGTAATCACCACCTCCCGTTGGGTCTTCGAGGTAGGCGAGATTTTCGATATCGAAAGACAAGATGTGTCTCCTTCCTAGTCGGTTATTCCTCTTCGTCCGCGTCCTTTGCAGGACCGCGAGCGGGGCGGCGTCCACTTGGGACGCGTGAACAGTTTCTCTTTGGAGGTTGGTTTCATGGACAAGATGTATGTGGTGGTTCGTCGCGACTTGAATCAGGGTCTTCAGATAGCCCAGGCCGTGCATGCGGGCGTGACGTTTGCTCTCACGTACGAAGAGCGGGAGAACGTGATAGTCAAGCATGCGCCGAATGAATCGGCGGTGAGCGAGCTCGTGCTCCGGGCCCGACAGCTCGGCTACCCAGCTCTGACGTTCTCCGAGCCAGACCTGGGTGGGCAGGTCACGGCGGCGGCACTCGGTGGCGAGGCGAAGAAGCTCGTGTCGAACTTGCCGCTAGCCTTTCGCCCCGAAGATGGAGAGCATGCGATGCGCGTTGGATAGCGCCCGTCCCATCTGGTACATGTTCCCTTCGGTCACTCGAGGGGCGTGGTCGAACTCCCAGCCCGTATCATCGAAGTGGATGATGAAGAGCTCTTCTTCTCCTTCCAGGCCGGCGTAGGCCTTGAAGATGACGCTCGCGCCTTTGCCGTTGAACTCGATGACGCAGCCGTATGTTCTTTCAATGGCCGTGCGAAGGTGCTGGAGAACGGTGAGCGGGGGTAGTACACGTTCCATTGTTTCTCGAAGAGGGTGAGGATGACGTCGACGCGGAATCGAACGGACTCGAGCCGCATGGCTTTGCGAACTGCACGCCCGAAGCGCTGGAAGCTCTTCTTGTCGCGGGCGTTGTAGAGCTCCGTGTTGTCGGCAGCGCTCTCGAGTAGTTTGTAACTCGGGAACCAGATGCCGAGTCGGCGCGAGACGAGTAGCTCGATGGCGAGCGCATGAATCTCGTGCAGGTCTTTGATGAAGTTGGGCTTGCCAATGAAGTGTGAGTCGACTTCGTTGGTCGCGTACCTCATCCGCCCAATCGAGAAGGTGTACTTGGCAGGTAGGAGTGTCTGATGGGCGAGTTCATGGAGGACTATCTCCATGTCGTCGATGTCCAGGTCCTCATAGGGCGAGTCTTGGACGGGTGGTATGGAGCGAACACCCCATATTTTCCTGAAGGTCTGGATGGTCATCTGCCGGCGTGATTTGGGCCGGGTCTTTCCTGACATGGGTTCTCCTTCATGTCGGTTATGCCCTAGACCCCAGACGATTTGAAGGGCTAGAGAAAGAGCCCCTGGTGGAGGCTCTTTCCCTGGCCTTTCAGGCCGTCACGAAGCTGGCGAGCTCGAGGATTTCGTCTCGGCGAATCGAAGCGTCGAGTGCCCCAACGTCGTCATGTTCTTGCCTGCAACACAGCATCTGCTTGTGGTGCATGAGCGCCTCGGCGAGGTTGAGCGAGTGTATACTGCACTCGAGACAACCGCATTCGAGACCCTGTTTGAGTAGGACACTTACGATGCGCTCCGTGCGCTTCATGTCGTTGGCGACGTAGCGTAGGATGTTCTTGGTCTTCTCTGGCGACTTACAGAGCCCCGTGCAGCTGCCCGTGCAGATGGTCGTGACGATGGCGGAGACGCTGCTGGGTGCCCGCTCGCTGAAGGGCGCGTCGGTGGTCATGATGTTCATTTGGTTCCCCCAATTTTCTGAGTGGTGTTCGGCTTGATGGTTCGGACGAATGAATGTGGAGGCGGGGCGCTGATGGGCTCCGCGAAGGTCTGGTCGAACGAGGCATCGACCTCGAGGTAGAGTCGGAACTCTTCGGCCTGGCGCTGGCGGTTGCGAGCGACCAGGTCGGGATTGACGAAGCTATAAGAGCCACTCGGCTTCTTGTAGCCGGCGGTGATGCCCAGCGGCGTTCGGATGGCGTCCTCCACGGCATGTGCCGTGATTGGAGTGGCGCTCTTTCTGTCGGCGCGTACGTGCTCGGGCTCGCTCGCGGTGGGTGCGGTGATGCTCCAGATGCTCATTGATTTTCCCCTTCAAAGACGAACGGCGCAGTGCGAGTCTGTACGCCTTCGTGCCCCCGGCGAATTCCGGAGGACATGAAAACAGACCCACACTGCGCCGTTCGTGGTGCAGTAGATGCGGTAGTCTAGGACGAGTCCACGACGTGGAAGATAGGAAACCGCGGTGTCGTAGACTCGTTCTGGACTACCGTACGGTTTCAGGCACTGAGCCTCTTCTTGAGGCGCTCGAGGAAGCTCTGCGGCGGTTGCGCAGGTTCCTCGTCATCACCCGTGATGCTCTCCACGGGTGCGTAGCCCGGCATTCTGCCGAACTTGGGGTATGTCACCACGAAGGACCTCAAGTGTCCTTTCATGGAGAGTTGGTCGAGGCGTTCGAGGTAGTCCTTCGCCGTATCACCAAAGTCGGTGAGGTCTAGTGGTGGAATGGTCAAGCGCGCCTCATCACTCTGCGGATGGCACGACTCGCCTTCACGGACGTGAGATTCATCTTCGTACGCCATACTGCCAAGCTATTGCAGGAGTTTGGCGGCGCCTCATCACTCGACTCCGCCCGGTCTTTCAGGACGGAGTCGAGATGAGCGACGGCCGCGCGCATCTCCCTGGTACTCGACGGAGTACCGCGCGTATTCTTCTTTTCGGTCTTCATGGTGGTTCCCTTTTTGGCGCCACCATGAAAGTGGCGCCCTTAGATTGCTTCCTTAATATTTATTCCGGAAACAACGGGATTTTTGCCACCTTGGCTGGCCTCATCGAGTCGGTCCATGATGCAGTGACGGTGCAGGCTCGAGATGAGCGTGGCCGTCTCGCGCCAGCGCATCGCTTCCTCGCGCAGGAGCTCGGAAGGCACCTCGGAGAGCGACGTCATGGAGTCGATGAGCAGCTGCTCGTAGAGCTTGAATGCGGCGTCACCGACGGCGCCGAGCTCGCTGATTTTGCGGAAGTCGGTCAGGTCGCTGGAGGCGTCGTTGAGCATGCCCCAGACGGTCTCCCACTTGGCGGTCTCCGCTTTCCACCAGGCTTGTGCGGGCTTCTCGAGCGGTTCGTGCTTTTGAGCGTTCGCGTGCGTGAGCCCCAGCATGACACCCTTGGTCACCTGAACGCGCGCGGCCTTAATCATCTCTCGATGGGCACGTCGCCGCGACTCGACGCGGCTGACGGGAAAGCTGTCCTTCAGCTTGCTGAAAAACCCCTTGTTCTTGGTCAATAGCCCCTACTTGTGGTGTCTTACGACGAGTAAAGAGTGTAGCAAAATTCGGCGCGGCGTCTTTCACCTGGGATGGTGAGCGTACCCCTCGCGTCGGTCACTCACCGGGCGCTCAGTGTGTCGATAACAATCTCATTTCACCCGTCGTCGACACGCTGTCGGTACGGTCTGTCGGAGCTCCGGTGTTGCACCGTGAGGCTAAAAATGGGGCGTTCCGCGACATTGTCGGAACGCCCCATTCAGGGACTACTTCGTAGTCCTACCGTGCTGCTCGTCGTAGAGTCGGCCGATTTCCCGACGCTGTGCGGCTGCCTCGTCCTCGGTGAGGTCGGGTAGTCCACGGCAGGCACGGGAGAGGACCATCTCTCCATAGACCCAGCTGATGGCTTGTTCACGCCGGTGCCGGGCTTTCTCCTCTGGAGTCAGGGCCTCGAAGGCCGCGATGGCCTTCTTCGCTAGTTCTCGTAGTTCGGGTCTGTCACTTAGAACCATGGCTCGCTCGTGGTGTGTGGGTATCTGAACCAGTGTGGCTCGCTTGCAGTTTTCGGGTCGCTGCGGACGCGGCTCGCTCTTCCAGTATGGGTCTAGGTACTATCTCGGCTCGCTAACGTGATGCGGGTCTCTTGTCAGGTATGGCTCGCTGAACTCACATGGGTCTCTCGCACGTACCGGCTCGCTCCAGGAATGTGGGTTTCTCTAGGGTCACGGCTCGCAAATACATCTCGGGTCTCATCTAACGTGCGGCTCGCTCCGCTTCATCGGTTCTCTCAAATACAATGGCGCGCTCTGGCGCTTGGGTCTTCTGCTGATTCAAGGCTCGCTCAAAGCATGTGGTTCACACTAACCGTACGGCTCGCTCTACTCTGTGCGGTTCTCTGAAACGTCCCGGCACGCTCGATGGTGAATGGGTCTCTGTACAGGTGCGGCTCGCTCATCAATCATGGGTCTCTGGTCCAGTTGGCTCGCTACGTGTATCGGGTTTCATGACGACATAGGCGCGCTCGGTGGGGTGGGTCTCCGTGCCGGTACGGCTCGCTAGTTGCATCCGGGTTACTTCCAGAACATGGCTCGCTAATGCCCCATGGGTCTATTACGCACTTGGCTCGCTCGGACTATTCGGGTCTCTATTCTGGTACGGCTGGTGCTCCATTGCTCTCCTGAACTCTGGTCTTGTAGTAGAAGCGCTCGCGTCTGCGCTCCTCTTCTGCCTTTACGAGTTCTGGGTCGGGTCCATGTGACTTGCCATGCTCGACGCCGAGATAGCGCTCGGCATATGACCCGGGCATGGGTAGACCCTCTATCGTGCGCCAGGCCACCCAGAGTTCCTGGAGAAATTGCTTCATCATATAGCGCTTGGCAGCCATGTGGCGGTGCGCATCATTCTTGCCCCAAGGCGCGGGTCCTCCAGTACCGTTGCAGTTGGTGCAATGTAGCTTCTCGCGTTCTTTGACTTCGGTGCCTTTCTTACCTCCCTTCTGTCCTTTGGACTTGAGCTCGAAGGTGCCATCTCCATCGCAGTTCATACAGATGGGTACGACTTGACTCTTCTTGCGGTGCTTGTAGTTGTCATAGAACTGAATCCAACCACCGACGTTCTCGACGGAGATGCCATGCTTGTCGATGACGGCCTCGAGGAACTCGTTGGTCGTCTTGGTCACTCCTTTCGTTGCTCTTTCACTCGGTGTGAGTTCTGGGAAGGTAGTGTCGATGAGGTCCTTGTAAGCGATGGACTTGAGATAGTCCTTGCCCAGTGCGCGTTCGATGGCATCGGTGCGAAGCTTCTTGATGCGTGAGCCACTCGCCTTGATGATGCAGTCGGCGAGCACCGTGACGACCTTGCTCTTGCGCCAGGGGTCGAAGCCGCTCTTCTCTCCCTTTACACGACGCTGGGCGTGACCGTCATCGGCAACGGCCAGACCAAAGTAGGCCCAGAGCTGACTGACCGTGTTGCAGCGATTGATGTCGATTTCGCTGATGAGGAAGCCGCTCATGGTGACACCGCAGCCTTTTTGGTGCTTGAGCCAACGCTCGTAGATGTTTAGTCCTTTGAGCTGTTTCTCGACATAGCCGAGTGCGTCCTTTTCGAGCTTGTTCAAACCCTCGCTCTGTGCACCGAAGAAGACGACGTCCTCGTTCCTCAGTTCAATCTCGTTGTCTTCGGTCTGTCCCGAAGCCCGGTTGCCGGCGGCGATGCGGAGCTTTTGCATGTCGTAGAAAAAGCTGATGGCATGCCGGACTCGTTGTTTTTGTTCGGGTGTCATGTCTCCTCCGTGCTAGTTATCTCCGAAGACCGGGGATAATCTACTCGGAGTAAATCATGGCGTTTAACAAAATCGCACGTGCTGTCTCGACGGGGATGCGTGTGGACAACGAGCGCCTCGAACTCGTTGTACGCGGTTGGTGTCAGACATCCGTTCCGGTCCATATCCTCGTAGACCTCGGTATTCGATTCGAAGCGCTCAACACGGGGCACATCGACAAGCGAGGCCAGTATCAGCGTACGGTCTATGCTCCAGCATGGGTGGAAGCGGCATGGCGGTTTGCAGAGTCTCAGTCTGGCTGGGTTATCATGCCCAAGGTCCTCCAGGCCGCGAGGGATGACGTGAAAGAGCAAGAGTTGTTGTGTACCGAGATGTCACTCGACTTGAGCCGAGACCGTCCTGCGCGGCAAGCAGCGAAGAACTACTTGAAGCTTCTGCATGGACAAGGGCCGGAAAGACATCATGGTTCAGGGCATTCGTCAGAGGATTGAGGAGTTCGATTTCGAGGCAGCTACACCGTATGAGTTAGCCGTGCTCCTCGAGCAGGTCTATCTATATAGTGACGGTCGAGTGCGCGATGGTGGTCCCATCATCACGGCGACGGGTGTGCTCAAGAGATACGAGGCCGCAGTTCGTTTGCGAACGGCACCCGAGCTACATCAACGCATGGCCAATCGCTGTCGGGAGATGCGCGAGACGCTCATGCAGTTCGATTCCTTGCTCAGGAACCTGGAGAAGGATAGTGGGAAAGCTAGTTCGTGACCGCGTTCCAGAGCTGATGAAGAAAGCAGGTGAGGAGCCGACGGTCCGTGTCCTACATGGCAATCTCGACTATCTCTATGAACTCCGAGCAAAGTTACTCGAAGAAGTTCGCGAATATGAGACGAGCGGTTGGAAGAACGAGGAGCTCATAGATGTCATCGAAGTCGTAGATGCTCTGGAGAAACACGTCGATACGATGACTGGTGGGAGCCTCACTCGTCTGCGTGAGCAGAAACTCGCCGAGAAAGGCGGATTCGAGGAACGTCAATACCTGTTCCTCGGGGGTGGGTGACCACTGCACGGGTGGGCACGATTGGCCATCACCGGATTCGTTTGGTAGCGTGGTGAGTCCGTGCCGCGTGGGCTGAACATGACGGTTCCGTTTTCGCACGACCTAGGGATTGGGTCGTTCGGGAGCGGACTACGCGCGTGCACGGAGCGGCGGGCCCAGACCGGGCCGTCGCTTTACTCCTACTGAGGGAAGAAGGTCACGATGGACAAAGTGCGTTTGATGGAAGTGCTCAATGACTCGACGTGCCTCATCAGCAAAGGCGAGCGCACGCAGCGCAAGTTGCCCGGCATCTCGATAATGCTCTGGGGACTACTGCTGTCAGCGTCAGACCCGCTCATCGACAAGTTCCAGCAAGTTGACTGTCACTTCATCACAGTGGGCGTCAATCCAGTACAAGCCGAAGCTCATCGCAAGGACTTCGTCGAACTGCTCGAGCAGTTTCCAGACATGAAGAGGATGGAAGATGGCCCGAGTTATAAGCACGTGGCCAGCGTCGTCGGCGACGACATGACGGCCCTGCGCATCTTCGGTCTCGGTCAGACTCTTGGGCTCTGGGACGTGCTGCTCCCTGCCCAATTCGGTGTCGACCCAGAACTCGTAGACGAGGCAGCAGACCTCGGACTCATCGTGACGACGGGCTACCAGGCGACGCTCGCTCAGCCCGTACAATCGGCCGTCGGCTGAGCCGCCTACCAAATTGGTAGGATGCTGGGGGATAATCTCCAGCGAGGCAGCATGCAGGTATTGGATTGTGGCTCGGTAACCTTCAGCCCGGACCAGGTGGCGGCTCTCGCCAAGGTCCTCGAGCTCGGGAGGAAGGTTGCCGAGCACCTGGGCGCCGATGCGGAGGATGCCGACGAGACGGCGCCAGAGGTGGCGTTGCTCGAGACCATCGATTTTCTCGATGATGTGCTCGGGGTCTCCTCACTGGAATTGACCGAAGAGCTGGAAAAGCGCAGGCGGCCCATGTAGAGTCTGTTCGGCTCACTCTCGTGAGGAGCCTCAATCTCATGGACGACAACTAGGCGGAAGGGACGCTGATTCTTCCTTCCGCAGCATGAGTGCCCATGTCGTGGGCCTCAGCGGTTTCAGCACCGCTAGCCGGGTGTATGTCTCCCCCATACCGTCTCGCGCGGTCACTGTCACGGAGGCGGCTTTGCCAGCACTCGTAGTATGAGATTGAGGCTCCTCGTGGGAGTGAGCCGACTGCCGCGAGCAGTCTTCGACGCGAGAGAGAAATGGCTAGAACTCAAGAACAATGGAATGCGGTGATGAGCTCACCGCTGATGACGCGAGAAATCTACGAAGTCTTCTTCACCCTGTGGTCTTCCCCCACCAGCCTCACCAAGGCCGAGGTGGACGCAGCGTGCAAGCACTATAACTTCGTGAAGAACCAAGGAGCACCCTGGGAGAAGCAACTGCCGCTCATGCGGCAGATGGGTATCGTCAAGCAGGACAACAAGCGGCACTGCTCAGTCAAGAACAAGCCCGAGACGACGTGGACCATCACTGATGCCACGACCCTCAAGAAGCCCAAGGTGGCCAAGCCCTCGGCGAAGAAGTTCGCATTGGCCGTGGCTCAGCTCGACCAGCTCATCGCGTATCATGAGCGTGCACAGGACGGTGCCATCACAGCCGACTTGAAGAAGCTCGCCGATTGGGTACGCGACAAGGTCCAGCCAGCAAAGCAGTAGCGCCGCCGGCGTCGGGCGGAGCCACACGTCTCGAGGCCTTCCTCACCATCCTCTCGGCCATGCTCGGTGGGGTATCGGCTGGATTTATCTATCACTACGCGACCGAGAAGCCATACACACCACTTCGATTGGAGTGTGCTCCCTGTCCAGAGCCAGCGTGTCCCGAACCCATCACTGATGTGGTCGTCGTGGAGGACGCTGGCGTGGGCTGGGTGCCCCTCGAGAAGCTCGAGTACATGGAGGGGCCCTGGAGGACCGAGGATGGCACCGTGCTCGTCTCGGTGGGCGACAGGGGCAAGGACACCCCGCTCTGGCGGCTGACCGTGGAGTGGGTGGATGGCCACAGCGTCGTCTGCTCGATGTACGAGGCGCTCCAGTACTCGGAGCCGCCGACCGAGGTGTTGCCATGGCGCCTCGGGTACTGCCGGGGACGGGAGCTAGACCCGAGCGGACCTGCCCTCGCGACCCGTGTGACCATCCTGCGGGCGCCGGGGCAGGCCTATCTACGCATCATCCTTGGACGTGAGCTCGACGCGGACGTCTACCAAGTTCAGTGAAAGGAGAATTTGCATGGCGAAGTACGACATCATGCTGGTCGATGGCAAGCACCATCGTCTTCAGGGGGACTACAAGGTGCGAGTGAACTTGTCCGAGCTCGGACTGGGTGAGCTCGAGCGACTCCAGGCTGGTATAGAGTCGGAGCTCTACCGCCGAGAGCGGCAGGATATGGATGAACGCTGCTGGCTCGTTCCAGCGGATGCAGTGGAGGTATTCCTTGTCAGAGACAGCAAAGACCCTGAACTTGCTCGAGAGAACCTGGTGTGTTTACGAGGGAGAGCACTCGGTGGGGAGGTGGCACGCGGTGCTGGGCAATCACGACCCGGACCATCTGACCAAGGGAGTGACCCAGAGGTTGTGTGACCAGCGCGTCATAGACTATACCTTCGTGAGGCAGAGTTCAGGCACCACACCTTTTGGCTCGGTCAAGTCGGATTGTCCCGACTGCGTTCGCATCAAGAAACTGATGCTCGAGCTCTTGCCCATCTACCCGGAGGTTGGCGATGAGCGAAGAGAAGACGATACGACTCGAGGTGACGGACCATGTGGTGATGGCGGGGACGACAGTCCTGGGCAGGACGACCACGAGCTACCCGCCGTCGCTGAGTGACAAGGAGTTCTTCGGGACTCTGTGTGCCGAAGTCGGGGAGTGGTCCCAGAGGAACTTTGGTGACCAGCTGCCGCATCGGCCCCTGCTCGGCATCATCGAGGAGCTCACCGAGCTCTCCGACGCCTACACCATGCTCGACCGCGGGCAGATACTCGACGCCGTTGGTGACGTCACCATCTACCTCGCGGACTACTACCATCGACGAGGTTGGGACCTCGTGGAGCCCTGGGAGAAATACACGAAGAGTGCGTCGGCGATGGACATCACCACCAATGGCCTCATCCGGAACTTCTCGCACAGTCATCTCAAGGGTGAGCAAGGCATTCGAGGTGGCTCCGAGGTGCACGACGCCGTCTTGAGGGAGACGACGACGCGGCTCTTCATGTTCCTGTCGCGCATCTGCAAAGCCTGCGACGTCAACTACCAGCTCATCGTGCTGCAGACCTGGATGCGTGTCTCGAAGCGCGATTGGGTCAACCTCCCAGACACGGCGCACGTGGAGGCCGAGCGCGGCGATACCCTGCGAGCAGGCTACCCGTCGCCGTTCACCGAGTCGCGAGACACCATCCCAGACATGAAGATGAAGCAAATCGACTATGAAGTGGGAGACGAAGAGCATGAGTTCTGAGGGTGACGAACCATTTGAATACGACGAACAAGTCATCTGTGTGCATGACTCGGGCGAAGCGCTCAAGGTGACCCCGGTTCATCTCCACAAGCCCATCCCTTTCTGGGTCCCGAAGTCCGTCATCCATGACGACTCGGAGGTCTACGAGAAGGGTGGCGAGGGCAAACTGGTCGTGAAGACTTGGTGGGCCCAGAAGGAATGGGGCTGATGGCCATCCTCACCAGTCACGAGATTCGGGCTCAGGTCGATGCTGGCAACATCAAGGTCGACCCGTACGTCGAGGCCAACGTCCAGCAAAACAGCCTGGACGTGACGCTGGGTACGGAGGTCTGCGTCTACAGCGATGTCGTGATGCTGGAGGCCAGCTCGAAGCCCCGTGCAGCGCTGAGCTCCCATGAGCTCAGCAGACTCATCATCCCGTGGGTTGGTTACCTCGACGCCAAGAAGAAGAACACCACCTACGCGTTCTCGATGGACGAGTCAGGCTGGCTCGTGAAGCCAGGGTTTCTCTACCTGATGCACGTCAACGAGGTGCTCTGTGCGCCTCACTACGTCATGACGCTCGATGGGCGGAGCTCACTCGCGCGGCTCGGGCTCATCGTGCACTTCACGGCGGGGCACGCGGAGACGGGCTTCCACGGTCAATACACGATGGAGGTGAGTGCGATGCACCCGCTCCGCATCTATCCCGGTATGCGCATCGCCCAGGTCATCTTTCAGACGGTGAGGGGTGAGGTCGAAGACTACAAGGAGCGCGGGAACTATGTGCGTGAGCTCGCGCTCGGTGCACAGCCCTCGCGTTCCTGGAGGCAGTTCGAATGATTGTGAACGTCTGGCTCATCTATAAGGCAGGTGAGCCACGGGTCTATTCCTGGACGGTGGAACCCAGCCGCGAGCAAAAGACTGCGTTCTTGCAGCAGGGTTTCACCATCTTTCGCGCCAACATCGACTTGCCCATCGACCTCGAGACGCCGGTCGTGACTGGGTATGTGCATCAGATGGAGCGTTTCTATGGAGGAGAGTTTGGTGGAGTCATCGAGTCAGAATCCGGATGACAAGCTCTGGTGGGTGGCCTTTCACAATCGCACGGTCTTCATCGTCTGGGCGCCGACGGCCGAGCTCGCCAACGAGCGGGCGCAGGAGCAGTCCGACCAGGTCGGCATCGATGCGAATGTTTATGACATCGAGCGCTTGGACTATGAAGATTTCGGCAAGCATGCGGGCCGTCTCATCTGGGAGTCGGAGGCACGCAGTCTCTTCGATGCAATCACCCCAGCGGAGTTCGAAATGGGCCAGCCTGCGTTAGACTTGGAGCATGACCCCGACAATCACCCAGAAGGAGCTGACTGATGTGTTTCAACTCCTTGATGAGCAGCCGTCCCCGGTGCGGAAGGCCACACGTGCCCGCCATTGCGAAGATGGTGTGACGGAATTGGTCGATTCCCAGGGTATGTCAGTCAGGCTCATGCCCACCGAGGACTGGGAAGCGATGGTTCGTTGGCAGGAGTATCAAACCCATGACGACTGAGCAGGAAAAAGCCGCCAACGACTCTGGTCAGTCCAAGAACATTCGTGAGCGCGAGGCACTCAGTAATGCCTACGCAGCGTTGCTCGGCCAGCAGACGACGCAGGCCTGGACTGCTTTCACGTTCGAGGAGGCGGTCGACGCCCAAGTCGAATCTATCGAGGGCCCATCGACCGACAAACGACCGAATCTCCTCGAGCGTGTCGACAAAATCGAGCAAGAGTGCCTCGCCGCCATCAAGACGTTGCGAGTTACCCCACCCGAACAGTTCCGGGAACCCGACCCGGACCAAGACGTGAACACCGAACGAGAGGCAGATGATTGAGGTAGACCCAATAGACCTGGACGCCCTCACCAGTAACTCACTGGCATTGACCAATGGTAGAACGTATCGACAGGTGCTCGTCGATGCGCGGACGCTCATTGGCAAGCACGAGAACTGGACTCAGGGGGCTTTCGCTCGCGACCCGCGTGGCGGAGGCGTTCGACCCAAAGACCCTGGTGCGTGCTGCTGGTGCCTACTCGGCGCCGTCGCCGTATCCAGCAATCCCTTTGGACTCATCCCACCGCCACTCATGCAGTACCTCGACCACTACATGCACGAGCTCTATGGGGATAGGTTCTCGAATCTCGGAGAGATGAACGACTATATAGACCATGAGGGCACGTTGCGTTTCCTCGACGGAGCGCTCGCCCGCTTCCAGCAGTAACGCGTTCGTATGCTGGAGGCATGGTTGCCTCCATCTCCACGTTTCAAGCAGACCCGCTTCATCTCGACCACCTCGGCAAGCGCCTGAAGGTCGACAATGTGCTCGGCCAGGTGACGAGGTGGTCGATTGACTTCGAGACTCTATCCCTCGAGCGCCGGCTTGTCATTCGCAAGGGCCAGCAATTCATCGGGCTCGTCGAAGACCCGCCGGGGAGCAACGACGACCCCGAGGGCATCATCGATGGCTGGCTCAGGGACGCCGGCGCACGTGAGGGAGACCCGTGGTGTGCCTCTGCAGCGAGCGCCTGGCTCTCCGTCGTCAAACCGGTGCGCATCCCCGGCGCGCTGAACCTGATTCGGCACTTCCCGCAAGTCGACAGTCCCTGGGTGGGAGACGTCTGCGGCTACCCCACCAACGACAAGGGCAACGGGCACGTCTTCCTGGTGCTCGGGGTAGACTCAGTTCGCAGGGAAATCATGACGCTCGAGGGCAACTGCAACAACGAGTGCCAGGTCGTCCGCCGCCCGTGGACTGCGGGTCTGCTCTTCGGTCGGACTTTCAACGAGACCCGTGGTACTCGTCCGGGCGTCATCTCCAGCGTCCCATTACTCATCGGGGGTGGCACGAGGTAATACATGACTATCCCTCCCGTCCGAAGCCGCGGTGTCTACACCCTAAATGGCGAGAAGCTGCCCAATAGTACGCTCGAGCGCATTCGAACCCATGCGCAGGAGTACGAGGAACGTCTGCGGCTTCTGCGGCTCGAGCACACGTTCAAGGTCAACACCATCGCCACCGAGATGCTCGAGGTCTACAAGGACTATGTGGGTCTACTCGAGAATCGAGTCCAGGAGCTCGAGGCTCAGCTCGCAAGGTCAGGGAGGTGGGTGCCGCCCGTTTCTGGGTCTACGAGTCCACCCGAATTGATGAGAAGGAGCCGCGCCAATGAATCTGTGGCACACGAAGGAGGAGGAACCGGAGCGAATGCTGAGTCTGAACCAGGCCGTGCAGATGCTGGCGAAGCCCAAGCCGAACAAGCTCCTGCAGGAGACCGTCCAGGTTCTGAAGGAGGACCTGAGGGAGGTGGTGGCGGAGAGGGACGCACTGCGCCAGAAGGCGCTGAGTCACGATAAGCTGGTGGCGCAGCTCACACGCGAACGGCAGGCTGCCTACGCGAACAATGACGCCCTCATCGAGGCCGTGTTCCTGCTCGCGGAGTGCGTCACCAACGACAACTATGAGGGCAGGACGTGTCGAGAACGCGTCCGGAAGTTGCTCGAAGCCCAGGGCATTCCGCCGCCATCTACGCTCGGTAGTTCGAGAAATCGACCCAAGAGGGGCAAGCGACTGCCGCCAACGCCGGAATCTACTTGACGACTAGTTCTCGGGTGACCATGGTAGTTCCCGACGCTTCCCTCAGGAGCACTCTACACGGCCCGGTCGCTCAATCCCTGAAGGCGACCGGGTCGAACGCTTTTTAGCCCTGAATTCGGGTTGCTAGACTGGGGCTCGTGGCCGTCGATTTTCAGACCATCTCGCCGCAGGAGCTCGTTCAGCTCAACCAGGTTCGGGTTCTGCCCGGTCCGCCGCGCTCCGTGCTGGTGCTGGGCGAGGACTTCCGCTCCGTCGACGAGGTGCTCATCAACCAGGTGCCGTCCCCGGACGTGGTCGTCCTCGACAAGAACCGGCTGATGGCGCAGGTCCCAGCCTTCGGCCAGCTCGACCGGGTGCACACGGTGCAGGTCCTGTCCAAGAAGTTGGTGCTCTCCGAGCGCAGCCAGCTCAAGGTGCGGATTGGTCGTACCCCGGGGCGGGTGACGGGCATCCTGCGCCTCATGCAGCTCTTCATCAAGCTGCTCTTCACCACTCCGGGCCGGGACATCTTCAGCCCCCGCCTCGGCGGCGGCGCGCTGAAGAACGTGGGCGCCACCTTTGGCTCGAGTCAGGGCGGTGACATCGTCAACGACTTCGTCATCGCGGTCGACAACACCAGCCGGCAAATCATCGCCATTCAGGGGCGTGACCCGTCCATCCCACGCGATGAGCGTCTGCTCGGAGCGCGCGTGCTCAAGGCCCAGTTCAACAAGGGCATGGGCGGCATCGATGCCGTCATCCAGCTCACCAGTCAGGCGGGCAAGGAAGCGACGACGACCGTGGGTTTATGAGGGGCTAGAGAAAGACCTTTCGTGGTCTTTCCGGGACTCAGTCCCGTGTGCTCGCGTTCACGGCGGCTTCGACTGCGTCCCAGCCATCGAGGATGCGTTCGATGGCCTCGTCGAGTTTCTTCTCCTCCTCGACGAAGGCGCCGAGATGTGGGGCAGCTGCTGCACGCTTGTCGTCGTTCTTGAGTCGAAGACTGTAGCGCATGCGGGCGAGCGCCACGGCGCCGCGCGCCCGCATCAGCGCGCGGATGGCTTCGTCCATCTCTTCGTTCATCGTCCCTCCTTCTTTCGTTTGATTTCTTCTTGCCAGTCCATGAACGTCTTGATGTCCAGTGCGATGCTTCGGAAGTCTTGCTTGAAGCTCGAGGTGGAGAGCTGGTCATCACGCTCGAGGCTGTAGAGCATCAGGTTGAGCGCATCTAGCTTCTCCTTCGTCCTATCCATTGCCGCTTTCTGCTCCACAGTGTAGTCCGGGCTCAGCTTCTCGGCAGCGAGGCGAATGAAAAGCCGTGTGTTGGTGCGACGGGCGGCGAGCAGTGCCTCGTTTTCGAGCACTGGTCCGTTGTTGTCAGACACCGAAGACTCCGAAGACGTGCAAGCCAGTAGCGACTGCACAGAGCACGAGCGTGACGAATGCGTGGTATTTGAGGCTGTTTTTGTCCATGTCAGACGGCCTTTTCGAGGTGCATGGTGGAGCGCACGGCATTTACCGGTGCACCTTCCGGGAATGTGTCGAGGGTTGCCGAGACCTTGACGAGGTCGTTGATGATGAGCTCCCTCGACGATTCGTCGTTCTGTAGGTCCTCGTCTGTCTCGAAGAGGAAGATGAGCTCGGCGGTGCCGCCGAGGAAGGTCAGGCAGTCCTCGCGAAGTTTCTTTTGCTTGTCCGTCAGGGTGAGGCGCCGAGCGCGTTGGATGCGGGTGAAGAGGCGAGCGATTTCCTCGCGAGCGGTGGTGAGTGTGATTGTCTTGTTGATGATGAGCATGTAGTTGTCCTTCTTTCCATCTCTGTTATTCCCGAATCGGGCATGGAATTGAGGGACTAGAGAAGAGCACCCAGGGATGGTGCTCTTCAGGACCGTCAGTTCGGGAGGTTGCGGACCTCCTTGGTGTAGCGGTGCAGGGAAAGTGTCTGTCCAGCTGCAGAGGCCTGAGCTCGTAATGGTTGGGCGAGCTCTGCTTTCTCTGCCTCTAGTCGGCTGAGGCGCTCTTCCATCTTGGCGTTCTGTTCCTCGAGCTTGTCGTAGTGAATCTTGAGCGCCATGTATTCCTCACGACTGACCATGCTCTCACGAGTCTGCTGGATGATGAATGCGAAGTAGGACTGGTTCAGGTTGATGGCTTGTTCGCTTTGCACGTGTGCTGAGAGATAGAGAAAGTCAGCATCTGTTAGCAGACGCACGTCGGACCTGGTGTATTTGAGACCTAGTGCCTCTTTGAGGTCCTTGAGGAAATTGGGGGACATTTTGTCTCTCAATTTCGTAGAGGGACAAGATGTCCCTGTTGCCCACTTCGAGAGCCCGGCGGCATGCCGAGTTACTTGTCTTCTCAACGTCTGCTCAGAGCAACCGAGTGCTCCCGCTGCTCCCTTCATCGCTATGAGCCGTGTTCCCTCGTCGAGCTTGGCCATGGGAAGGGGAATCCCACTCGGTAGTGTCCAAACGATGCGGTCCATCAGTTGACCTTCTCTTTCTCTATCTCTGCTAGGGCAGTGAGTTCCACCTTCTGAAGTTCTGATAGCCTGGCGTTTCCTTCAATCTCATTTACGTCTCCTCCCTCGGACCATGTACTTGTTCCTTCCATTGGCTTGCCATGTACCTTCTCGTACATGGTGCGCATGAAGTGCTTGGCTTCCTCCCTGTTCTTGAATCGAAGAACATCCTCTGGATGCTCTCGTAGTCGCTTCTTCACCTTCTCCACTTTCTTCCTGAAGCTTCTATCTATCCGCTTTGTGAGACTTCCCATTGCTGTTTACCTATCTCTGGGCGTGTGTTCCCATCGTGGTAGTTATCCCTGTAATCGCCCTCCTTTCGCGTCTGGGTAGAATGGGCCAATGGCGCTCAGGGACCTGGAAGCATTCCTCCGACAACGTGCTGCTGTCTTCGACCCCAATCTGGACACCAATCCCGGTAGTCCCTTCGATACTTCCGTCATCCAGCCCCTGCTGCGGCGGATAGGCCCAGACCCGTTCAGCGTGGACATGACGACGTTCCTCGCCGAGCGGCTGCGTCAGGCCTATCCCGACATGGCGCTTGGGGATGGCGACGCCATCACGGACTTGCTGGTGAAGCCGGCGACGCTGCTCTGGGACCCCATCGTGCGCGAGGTGGCCCGCATCAAGCGCGGGCAGTCCTTCCGAGACCCCAACAGCCTCACCGAGGACGATGCCGAGGCGCTCGCTGCGAACCTCTTCGCCGAGCGCGCCAAGGGGTCACTCGCTCGGGGCACGGCGCGGCTCTACTTCGCGCAGGCGCAGAACGTCTCGCTGTCTCCCGTCAACTTCGTCACCAGTCGCAGCGGCCTGCACTTCTTCCCCACGGAGACCCAGGGCATCCGCGTCGAGGAGATGCTGCAGAACGTCGACGACAACAACCTCTTCTACTTCGACGTCACCGTCGTCGCCGAGAATCCGGGCGCGGACTACAACATCGGTCCCGACGAGCTCGTCTCCATCGCCAACGTGGACTCGGCAGTCCAGGTCAAGAACATCCGCAAGTTCGACAGCGGCGACGATGCAGCGACGGCGGCCGAGTTCATCGACAAGACTCGCCAGGAACTCACCGAGCGGAGCCTGGTCACCATTCGGGGCATCGCGGCCAAGGTGACGGCGAGCTTCCCCGAGGTCACGCGTCTCAATGTCGTCGGTTTCAACGACCCCGAGATGCAGCGCGACGTGCTCACGGGCGGCGGCCTCGGCCCGGCGCTGGTCGCGGGTACGCAGGGCGCCACCATCAGCGACCTCGTGGGCTCGACCTTCACTCGGCGCTTCCAGGTGTCCGACACCGTGGACTTCACCGTCACCGTGGGTCCGACGGGGGTCGACCCCGAGGGTTTCGTGCTCGAGGTCTTCGGCGCTTTTGGTCCGAGCACGCCCGTGCGCGAGCTCGCCGTCACCCGGGTCGTCTCGAGCACCACGCTCGAGGTCGAGACCCAGGAGATGATTCATGGTCTGACCAACTTGCGTTGGAGCGTGCGCCGGCGTGTGTTGACGCTGAGCGGCATCCCGGGCGGCATCCTCTTTCCCGATGGCCCCCTCGGCACCGTGGACGTCGAGAGCGACCGGGTGCACATTGGTGGCTGCACCGACGTCTATGTGCGTGGGCAGAGCTTCGACGAGGCGAGCCTCGTCATCGACAATCTGACCGACGACGCCCCTGAGCTCTCGGGGCTGGCTGCCGAGTTCGACTCTGTGGACGACACGGCGGTGACGCTCGGCGAGCTGGTGCTCGGCACGGACTACGTCATTGGAGACGCGACCTACGAGCTCTTGTCGCGCGCGGGGCGCGACGCACTCAGCCTGCAGGTGCTCGAGGGGCCCAACGCGGCGCTCTACCGCATCCTCTCGGTGGACCAGAGTGGGGCATCCCCCGTGCTCACGGTCACGCCGGTGGTGGGCACCCCGGGCGCGGCCGCGGCGCGCTGGCGGCTCTTCGACGCCATCGACGTGGCGCTCTATGACGTGAAAGAGACTCGGGTTTCCGGTGACGACCTCATCACCGCTCAGAACTCGAACGTGGTCTCGACGGCGAGCGGGGTCGACTTCGACGCGCTCGGGGTCGCTGGCGGCGACGTGGTGCGGGTGCTCGAGGGACCCGACGCCGGCGACTACCGGGTCACCGAGGCGCCGCTCGCGCCCGGCTTCACGCAGTTGCGGGTGGACGCCACCTTCAAGAGCTCCCAGAGCGCCCTGTCCTACACCGTGTTCCGGGCCAACGAGGCCGGTGACGTGGTGATGCCGCTCGTGCGCATCCGCTCGGTGGAGCTCCTCGACAGCTCGAGCCAGCCGCTCGGCACCCTCGTCCCCTACGCGCGCCCGGTGGACGTGCAGAGCCGCGCCTTCCAGAACTCGGCCCGGGGCATCAAGCACGACGTCACCGACGCCATCCTCGGCATCGTGAGCCAGGCAGCCACGACGTTTGCCGTGGGCGGCCTTCAGCTGCTCTTGCAGCATGTGGGCGGGACCCTCACTGTCAACTTCTCGGTCGGCCCGAACCTCAGCCTGTCTACGGTCATCGCCGAAATCAACGCGGCGGCCGAAGTCATCAGCGAGGCCCAGGTGGCGCTGCAGGTGGGCTCAGACCGCTTCGGCATCCGCCCCTTCGGGCAGGGTGGGGTGGTAACGGCAACGGGCTCTGCGGCGGCGCTGGTGGCCCTGTTCGGCAACAACGACGTGCGCTCGACCCGGGACATCCGCAGCGCGACCATCGACCAATGGGCGAGCGCCGAGCCGGCCATCGACCTCGAGACCGGTCTCGACGTGGTGCAGCTGCTCGACGGCCACCAGGTCGGACCAGTCCCCGGCCCCTACGTGCTCGGCACGCCGCGCGCGCTGCGCGTCGAGGAGACCCGGGTCTTCTCACCGGAGGCGGGGGTGCACCTGCAGGTCGGCGCGCGCTCCATCGGCTCGGCCCGGGTCTTCTTCCTCGACCCCACCTCCTTCGAGGTGCGCTCGGGGGAGACCTTCTTCGAGCTCGAGACCGGGAGTGGCACCCTGCGCTTCACCCCCGACCCGACCCTTTCGAGTCAGCGCATCCCGGCGCCGCCGGGTGGCGACAAGCCCATGGACGGCGAGAGCGCCGATGGCGGCTCGGTCTTCGAGAGCGTGAGCCAGGACTTCATCCTCTCTGCCATTCAGCCCGGCGACGAGCTCGTCATCGACTACCACCCCATCGCGGGTGACCAGGCCCTCTCGGACCCCATGCCCAACGTGGCGGGGACGACGCTCATCTTCTCGGTCGATGGTAGTCCCGACAAGACCCTGACCTTCTTGCGCGACGACGTGACGCTGGAGCCAGACGAGGTCACGCGCCAAGGCATCGTCGACCAAATCAACGCCGCTGCCGGCGTCGACATCGCGCAGATTACGAGCAGCAACACCCTCGAGTTCGAGGCGGACGCAGCCATCGTCATTCGCGGCACGGGCACGGCCAATGCCGTCATCCTGGACGGACTCGACGGCACGGCGCTCTCGTTCGTCGGCTTCGACCAGCGCAACACTGCGCCGCATGCGGGTACGTACGTCATCGCCAGCGTCGACCAAGACGAGCTCGGTATCGAAGGCAGCTTCTCCGTCACGGGTGGTCCCTACACGAGCCCCTACACCCGCCAGCAGTTCAAGGTCTACCGCACCGGCGTCCAGCGCATCAGCACGAGCGCCATGGCGAAGAACACGGCAGAGGCGGGTCTCTACTACTTCGACGTCGAGCTCGTGAGCGAAGGCACCGGGGACCAGTATAACATCGACGCCAGCGAGCAGCTCACGGTGAGCGGCTATCGCTCGGACGGTTACTATCTCACGACCGAGGACGAGAACCTCACCTTCAGTGTGCTCGAACGCCCGCGCATGGTCATCAGCAAGACCGTCCTCGAAGATGGTGTGGATGACGACCCCGTCAATGCGAGGACCCTCACGGGTGAGAACATCCTCATCACCTACGACCGGAGCTCGCTGGTCGAGGACGTGCACAACTTCATCTCCAGCGAGACGGAGCGGGTGACGAACAACTCGCCGCTCGGTCGTCACCTCATTCCGCACTTCGTGCGCTTCGACTTGACCTACACGGGCGGCTCGAAGGAGGACGTGGTCGTCCCGGACGTCGAGGACTACCTCATCAAGCTGGCGCCGGTGGAGGCCTTCGAATCGAGCGACATCCAGAAGATTGTGAGCGACCGGGGCGCCACTAGCATCGAGAATCCCATCGACCTCATCGCTTTGGTGCATGGCGTCGACCGCAGCATTCAGGTGGCTCGCTCCCAGAATCGATTGACGACGGGCAGGCTGGCTGCTTTCATCCCCGATGTGCTGAACATCAAGCGGAACATCACGTGAGTTATCGTAAAATCATCTGTGTCGACTTCGATGGTGTTCTACACAGCTACAAGAGCGGCTGGAAGGGAGTCGACGTCGTCGCAGACCCACCGGTCGAGGGCGCGCTCGCCTGGCTGAGCCAGCTCTGCAACGACCCCGACCTGCAGGTGATGGTCTACTCCTCGCGCTCGAAGGCAGCGAGTGGCATCTACGCCATGCAGCGCTGGCTCGAGAAGTATGGCTTTGACTCCACCCGTGTGGAGTTCCCGACGGAGAAGCCAGTGGCCTTCCTCACCATCGACGACCGGGCTTGGCTCTTCACCGGGACGTTTCCAGCTCTCGAGGAGATTCACTCCTTCAAGAGTTGGGTGAGTCGCTGAAGCGGCGCATCTTGTCCACGGTGGTCTTTTCGTCCTCGGGCTCGATGCGCATGGCCACGCGCAGGAACTCGTTCCAGTCGGTCGAGTCGACGCGCAGCGTTCCTTCATAACTGCCGTACTTCACGGTCAGTGTCGTTCGAGTCTCGGCATCGGGTCGGAAGAGGACGGTCTCTCCATCCTTCCTGATGCTTTGAAAACCACGACTCACTTCGACTTTGACGATGGCGAGATTGAGGATGTCGTCCATGGCTGTCCTTTCGGTAGTTGGTGGTCATCTTTACACATGACCTTGATTTAGTTGGCTAGTGAGAACCGCGGGGTTGCCCCCGCTCCCTTCCTAGCTTTCGCTGCGCTATCGCCCTACCCAAGTTCTCTCAACATGGTTATCCCCTAAAGTTATGGGAATTTGCAGCTAAAAGTAGAGGGGTGGTGATACTCCCCCTCTACTCATGTTCATGCTGCTTCTGCGTAATCGTAGTCGTTTGCTGCCTGGCGTCGACCACCACGTCTATCACGGCTTGAGTATTCTTCCTCACGCGCTTGTGACTTCTTATCTTTGCCCGTGACCCAATCCCAAGCAGCGTCCGCGGCTGCTTTTATGAGAATGTCCCAGGCAGCCTTTGCAACTTTCTTGGCTACCGACCCGAGAAAGCCCCAAGCTGCTTTTGCCCAACTCATCTTTCTTTTCTCCTCGTTTGTTTCCCTCAGGAGAGTTATCCCGGCGGAGCTTCAGTAATTGCCGACCATCTTCCTTCCGGGTTGGATGATGGGGCTCGACTCGACCTGCATCTTCCCAGCATTGCCGCTCTCCAGCACCATGCGGGTATGAGGTTCGACGAGGTAGCCACAGTTGCCACAACGCAAGAGACTGCGTGGGACCAACCGGTTTGGGTCTGCGAACGTGTGCCGCGGGTCTATCTCGCGGTGGAGTGGGCCGCACCCTCGCGGACAGCTGAAGGAACGATGGAATTCGTCGAGCGCCTGTGCCTCGGGACCGAGGACATCATCGTACCCCTCAATCGCCGCTAGTGCGACCGCCGGGTCCAGTTCTTTGAAGGCCGCCATGGCCTGAAGTGTAGAATCCGAAGTCGTCCAATGGCAGATGATTTCGACCTCTTTTGCTTCGAGCATTGCGATTCGATGCTCGACATCCTCGGAGACGGGCAAGTCTCGACGACGGATGCGGGTGGACAGCTGGTACCAGACTACCCCGACCCGCCGGCGACGTCTTGTGACCTCGGGGTCTTGTCGGGAGAGGCGGGGAACGGGAGCTTCCCCGACGACACGGCCGTCGTCTCCATCGAGCCCGAGGACGGTGTCCCCAATCAGTTCACGACCGAGTGGATAGTCACCTTCGAGAGTCTGCCCGAGAACTTTGCAGACCTCGATGGTCATCACGTCTACTTCGGCACGAGTGATGCCTCGGGACCCTGCGTGGGTCTGTTCTTCTCCGAGATAGGCATTGCCTACACGGGCAGTGTTCACGTCAATGCGGGCACGCTCGTCGTCGACTCACCCGATGACCCGACGGTCATTCCAGGGTCTGCCGACCGCATCGAGCTCGACACGCCCACCCTGATTCGCTTGGCGGTCGATGGCGACGCTGGCGTCGCGTACCTCTACGTCACGACGGTCGCACAGGCCGAGCTCACGGGTCAGACGCTCGTCGCGGTCTTCCCTTGTGCCTACTTCGGGCAGATGGGTTTCCCGCCCATTGACCAATCGCTCGTCACCGTCAAAGGCACCGAGGACCAGCCGAGTCGCGTCGCCTTCGACAAGTGGTGTCTCGCGAGCGCGGTGCTCGTGCCCAACCTGCCGCCCATTGCCAGTGCCGGTACCGACCAAGCCGTGCGGCTCTGCTCCATCATCCAGCTCGATGGCACGGCGAGCTTCGACCCAGAAGGCGCGCCGCTCAGCTACTCCTGGCGGCTCATTGGAAGTCCCCCGTCGAGTGCGTTTACGGTCGTCGGCGATGACGGCATCACCTACCCGCTCGTCTCGCCCACGGGCTTCACCGACCTCTTCCATTCCGACTCCCTCGGTGATGCACACGCGGTAGACCCTCTGCAGGCGGGCGACGTTTTGGTCGTGGCGGGGGTGGTCTATGACGTCGTGGCTACGGGCAGCGACGGCAATGGGTTTTACGTCCAGGTCGAGGACGAAATCATCCCCGACGCGTTCTCCAGCGTATCCTTCCGAGTCTTCCGCATGCGGGGCTTGAGCGTCTCGACACCCGCCGACCCTGCCCAGCCGACGTTCTTGCCCGACGTACTCGGTTTTTATCGCTTCGAGCTCGTCGTCAGCGACGGTCTGCTCGATAGCCAACCCTCGGTCGTGGTCGTCAACGTCGTCGACTCACCCCTGCCTCGCGGCATCATTCCCGACGCCAAGTTCGTCTTCGACTATCTGTCGGACTACTGGAACTTGCTCGAAGACCGGGAGCCCGTCGCGACGCTCTGGAGTGGCATGATGCAGGTCACGGCGAGTGAGCTGTATACGCTCTGGCAGCACGATTACGGAAAGAGCCTGCGCGACATCCAGCGCACGTTCGTCCGGCGCTGGTTGCACTACGACCTCCTGCTTGCCGAGCCATTACCCGAGCTCACGACCATCAAGGCGGTCACGGGCGGCGTGCGCACGAACCGCTTCGACTCGAACGGCGCGAGTCTGAACGGCAATTCGTTCACGCTCACGAGTCCCGAGCATGACGAGACGACCATCACCATCGCGGCGGCGGACCCAGTCACGCCCGAGGTGCTCGCTGCGGAGGTTCAGAACCGTCTGCTCGAGCTCGATGCTCGCTATACGACGGCTCTCGTCACACGCAAGGGTAGCCTTTCGAACACGGCGGCTTTGCGCATCAACGCCCCTTTCGCGTTTACCATCAGCGACGTGACCGGCTCGGTCTTCGTGGCGGGCTCGAATGGGACTTTGACGGGTACGGGCACGGCCATCGCGAGCCGAACCTATCAAATTCAAAACGATGGCTTGAACGGGGTGGAGCTCGATGCGGGTGACTTCATCGTCATCGATGACGAGGTCTTTCGCATCCAGCAAGTCTTGCGCATCGGCATCCCCGAAGACGTCGGGGACTACACGGACCAGAACATCATCGTCACGCGCGACTTGCCACTCGGTACTACGAGTTGGTCGCTGCCGAGCCAGGTGACGAGCGAGCTGCTCGACTTCTACGCGGGACTCGTCACGGACCATGACCGGGTCTACTTCGATGTCTCGGCCGAGGACGAGCCTCTCGAGGCGATGGTACTCGGCGCGTCTGAGGAGGACTCGAGTCGGCTCGGGTTCGGGCTCACTCCAGAGCTCCTGTCGGCCATTGCAGATTCCGAATCGAGCGTGCGACTCGCACGCGTCCTGCGTGCCCGCTACGCTCCCATCCACGCCGACGTCGTGGACATCCCGACGCTCGTCGAGCTCATCGAGATTCGGGATGACGAGGCGACGCTTCGGCGTAACCTCGACTTCTTCATCGAGGACTTCCGGGGCCAGCATTGCCTACGCTTTGCCTATCGCCCATACACCGAGACTGCCATCGGCGAAGAGCTCATCATCGAGGAAGCCTTCGACCCTTGGGAGCTCGCAGCGCCGCCCCCGCGGCTCTGGGCCGAGTACACCTATTTCGACAACCGCTCGACCATCGAAGACAACTTCGGTCTACTCGCCGGCGTCAGCGTCGACCAGGTCGAGAGTCTGCCCGGCAACATCGATTACCTCTCGGCCGTGCGTGGGCTCTGGTACGCGTACGTCAACGGGCCCACCCTGCACAACTTGCGCGTCGGTGCGCAGATTCTCCTGGGTCTCCCCTTCGCCGAGGAGGCGGGGACCATCGAGGAGATTCGCACGGACTTCTCACCCAGTACGGGACGCATCCTCATTCGCGATGGTGAGCGGAACGAAATCGTCCGCTCCTACACCTTCCCTCGAACGCTGGCACTCGAGACCAACCCGGCGACGGGCGCTCTGTATGCCGAAGGTGACACAGTCCAGCAGTTCGCACCGCTGGTCAAAGGCGTGGAGGTCGTCGACTACGTCAGCGACCCGACGTGGTTCCAGGGTCTCGTCCAGCAGGGTCTGTTCTACGAGGTCGAGAAGTTCTTCAAGTTCTTGGTCCGGGTAGACGCCGCGGCGTTCGGTCTCGAGAGCATGGGGTTCGTCAGCGACTTCATGCTCAAAATCAAGCCGACGTACACCTATCCGCTATTCCTCGTGAGCCAGACCGTCGAGGACACGGAGATTTCCATCACCGACGAGCTCGACGTCACTGCCCAGCTCGTCCTGCTCGATGTCCTGTGTGACCTCTCGCCGTTCTCGACCTCGCTCGACGATGCGAGGGCGGGAGGGGGTGGCTATTGGAACCAGCTCGATACCGACAGCAACGACGCGACGCCACTGCCCACGTTCGACACGAGCGACACCGTCGAGTGGGCTCTCGACCGTTATGTCTTCTGTCCCATCGACTTCGTGACGAGCGGTGCGGCGCAGCTCTTCGCTGGTCCGGGCTCGGTTGCAGCGAGCAATGGACTCAACTTCGTCGACGGCGAGGACCTCTACGACCTCGCCCGCTTTCGCGAGAGTGGGCCCTTCTCCATCACCAACGGCGCGACGGGTGAGAGCATCACGGCCGAGGCGGGCGCGACCGTCCCCCTCGATGGCACCATCGACTATCTGCGCATCCTCATCGCCGGCGGCCCGGGTGATGACCCGACGGGCTACGAGCTCGTGGTCGCGGTCGACGGGGTCGATGAAATCGTGCAGGCCTTCACGGCCACGGCCCTGCTCACTCAGGGTGTGTTCTCGGCTTCCGAGGCCGTGACGGCGGGGCAGGCCATCAGCGTGCGCATCCGACACGCCAGCGGCGTGGCGCGCACTCCCGACTGGACGCACGTGCGGGTGGAGGTCGGCGTCAATCTAGGTCCGTGGACTGACTCGGATATGCTGCCAGTCGGCAACTATTGGTTCACGCGGGAGCTCACACCTTGAGGCGCAACAACGTCTTCATCACCGCGCGCCGGCGGGGCAAGCGCATCTACCAATTCGAGGGGCACAACGTCTGGACCGACCCGGGCCGGGTCTACGTCGCGACGATGCTGGGGCTCAATTCCCTGGGACCCGACGTGCCGCTATTGCAGAACGTGCGGGTCTCGCGCATGGGCTTCGGCATCGGCGGCAATCTCCAGGGTACCATTCCGGGCGCGGCGGATACGGCTTATCCAGCGGGGGCTGACCCAAACACGACGAGCGGTAACGAGTACAACCACCTCTACCCCGTCGAGCCACCCATCGGTACGCTCGAACGACCAGTGCGCTTCAGCGGCGGTACCAATCCCTACGGGACGGCTGCGCCCAGCGACGTGTGGCTCAGTCCCACCGACCACCCCGACTTCTTCGTCTACCAGCCGAGCACGAACGAGTACGCGCTCAAGGTCTTCATTCGAGGCATGGACGGCGCCATCAGTTACTCCACGCTCACCGAGGTGCCACTGTCCGAGGCGGGTCTCTTCCTCTCGAATGCCGATGAGAACGAGCCTTTCGAGCCGGCAGTGGCATACGTCAACTTCGAACCGCTCACCATCACCGACGAGGTCGAGGCGGAAGTCACCTGGATTGTCGGTATCGGTTCCTGAGGACTCCCATGCGTTTCGTAGAGACCATCCCCATCAAGCAGAACCTGTTCATCACGGCTCGCGAGCGCGGCAAGATTGTGGCGCGGCGCGAGGGCCACAACATCTGGCTCGACACGGGCAAGGAGTTCATCGCCCAGCTCATTGGACTGCAGTCGCTCAATCCGGACGTCGCCATCCGTAACGACCGCATCAAGTACATGGGCGTCGGCATCGGTGGCACGGCTCAGAAGCAGCTCACGGCCGCCAACGCGGCGCCCATCAGTCCGCCGTACACGGGCAACAATGCTCAAACGGATGCCAATCCACTCGTCACGACGCTCGAGCGGCCTGTGCGCATCAGTGGGTCTACGGGTAACTACCCAGGTCTCTCTGGTGATGCATGGGTCGGCACGGTGCAGGCGCCGCCCACGGTCGTCGGCAGCCAGATTACCTTTCGGCGGGTCTTTACACAGGAGGAAGTGAGCTACGGACCTTTCCTCAGTGTGCCACTCAGCGAGGTCATGCTCTTCACGAGCAACGCCGTCGTCGACAACTACCAAAACGTGGGCATGGCCTACGACACGTTCGATACCATCAGCAAGACGGCTGCCATCAACCTCGAAGTGGTCTGGCATATCCGCGTGGGTTGAGGAGAGAGTAGATGTTCCACCGTTACGACCTTCCCGGCTACTTCATCGATGGCGGCGGCGACCTGCTCGCCGACTACGACCTGCTCAATGACCCGGCGCATGCCTCGGTGGGTGGGTCTGGCGTCCCGGCTCCCGTCGACGGCAAGAAGAGCGGCGGCGACAACGACGGTACGTACTTCGCGGCTTTTGGTGAGGACGGCCGTGCCTTCTTCCAGAACCGAGGCCTCGCTGCGCTCGGTGAGAACACGGACCTGCTCGACGACATCGTGCAGACCAACGTGCCCGTCGTCACCTTCCAGGATGGTACGGCAGCAGGAGCCACACCCTCGGTCACTCTGAATTCGGGCACGGGCTGGGTCTACGTCGGCAAGAGCGGCGCCACCAACAACCAGGCGACGCGCGACCGGCTCGTCCATGTCACCGACCAGACGGGCGCCGAGCTCGAGGTGAGCGGGACCAAGGTCACCTGCTCGCTCATCCACGACGGCGCGAGCGTCAACGTACTCGGCACCGAGACGGATGGCTTCTATGAAGACCCGGTCGTCAACTTCTCCCCGAGCATTCCGAATGGTACGACCTATCGCATCTGGTACGGCACCCGTTCGAGCTGGGCGGAGCAAGCGCTCACGAGCAAGGGCCCGCTCGCGGAAGTCCAGATTTTCAATGCCCAGAATGTTACGGCGGAGGTGCGCAAGCTCTTCCGTCTCCTGCGCAACGATGCGGGGACGCTGGCCTGGAATGCCAACTTCGAGACGAGTCTCCGGGCGCTCGCCGGCGCCGGTCTGAACGAGCGCTATCGTCGGCAGACGACCGAGCCCGCGGGCTTCACGACGGGGCAGTACAACGTCGCCGGCGACGGGGCGACCATCTTCCGGGATGGCAAAGCGGTCACCATCCAGACCGATGACTTCACGCTCACGAGCGCGACCAACTACCGTGACCCCAACGCGGCAGCTCTCAAAGTTGTCGGTGAGGCCGCGCGTTCTTCTTCGACCAGTTCGTCGTACACGGCGGGTGGCGATTTCGGCTACTGGCACGAGACCGAGTGGCGCGTGAAAGAGACGGGTAGCGGCGACCAGCGCACCCGTCAGTTCTCGGCGGGTCCGGCGCTCATGGAGGTCGTGCCCTGGGACGTGCGCAATGACGAGTACCTCGGCGACGACGTGCTCACGTTCATCAGTCCCTCGACGGCGACGGCTACCCTCAACCCCGATTCAGGGGCGTCGGCCAACGACCGCGCCACCATCGAGTGCGCCTCGGGGCAGTTCTTCGCGCTGTCTACACCCACGCGCACCGCCATCCGTCTCGGCGTCGACATGCTGGAGGTGACACTGCAGAGCGGGGACGTCGCGACCTATGTCATCGACAACCTGCTCTCGGCGACGCGCGTCATCGTCCGGCTCATCTCGGGCGCGCAGCCCTCGTTCAGTGCTTCGGCCGTCACGGATGTAGCCCTTCGCTGGCTCCAGCCCATCGTGCGCATCGGTGGGGTGCTCGCCACGGACTCGGGTGCAGGGTTCCTCACGCCAGCGGTCAGTCTCAAGGCTCGGCCTTTGCTGGTCATTCCACCCTCGTTCAATACCATCAATCCGAGTAACGAGCTGCATGCGCAGCCGGCCTTCTTCGGGTCTCGGACGGGCAGCGTCACGGGCGCGGCGGCGGGGAGTTCGGATTCGCGTGCACTCGAGTGGGGGTCGACGGCCAGTCCCGACAGCGGTGGTACGGTCAACGGTACGCTCACGGCGCGTGGCTATCTCATGGGGGATGGCAGTTTGTTCTCGACGTTAGTGCGGGCGACGGCGCTGAACGTGGGTAACGGCAATGCGACGGTGGCGAGCAATGGCAACGCGGTCTTCAACGACGTCGTCATGGACAGCCTGAGCGCCGATGATGCCGTCATCAACAACCTCGCCGTCAACGAGCCCGAATTCTACACGACCATCGACGAAGACTGGATTCACTTCGTCCAGGAGTTCACCCCGGACATCATCCATTCGGATGAGCTCTGGGAGTTCAACGAGATTGCCGGGACTTTCACGCTCAACAATGGCACGCCCTCGGCGAAGAATCCAGGGCAGCTCGAGGCCATTGGTGCGGGTGGGAGCTCGAGCAGGTCACTCGCGGTCTACAAGACCACGGCGCTGCCCTATGGCTTCAGTGCCCTGCAGATGGTGACGGTCGTCGCCAAGGTCGACGACAGCGTCGGCAACGTGAGTGGCGGCTTCAACGTGGGCGTGCGCGACAACGTGACGAGCAGCGTGGGGGGCAATGACTCCCTGATGCTCGCCTACTTCTGCTCGGCCAAGGAGTGGCGGCTCAATCACCGGGTGGGTGGTATCGATGGGCCGCAGCACGGCACCGTCCTCGGCGCAGCGACGGACAACGTCTTCGTCTCTTTCCGTCTGCTCAAGAACGCTGCCAATGGCATTGATGTCTATTTCAACGGTTCGCTCGCCGTCACCGTGGCGTCGGCGGACTTGCCGACTGGCAATGGCACTTTCGGACTCTACTTTTCGCAGGGCTCGAGCGACGCGGATGCAGTGACGTACGCCGTCGACTATTGCGGCCTCCGAGCATCTTGCGGTGCACGCCAGGGTGCATAGTCCAGGCGGCAGCTCCGGGGTATCATGATGGCATGGATATCCTGGAGCTGCTCACGCGGCCTGGTACATACGTTCTCGGCCTGCTCGTCTACATCGCAACATTCTTCACCCGCAAGGTGACGGAGATGTTGGCCCCGCAGTTGAAGAAGCAGGCCGACGCGAACGCCCCTGCAATCACCTACCCGACCAACGCCAGCCGCTGGTGGAACGAGGTAGTCCTGTATGCGATTCCCGTCGCCTATGGTGGCCTGACGTCGCTCAGTTCGAGCGAGTTCTTCTTCGCTGGCATCGATGGTGGCAGCGCGCGCTTCATGTTCTCTTGTGGCGTCGGCTGGTTTTCGAGTTTCATGTACAAGACCTTGAAGAAGGTCATCAGACAGAAGCTCGATATCAAAGAGACCATCAGCGAGGTGACGTGAGCCAACTTCTGAGTGCCTGGGCATGGCTCAAGAAGAACTGGAAGTGGCTGCTCCTACCCATTGGAGTCGCTGCCTGGTTCCTCGGCAGAGCCTCGGCCAAGAAGACCATCGTCGTCACCAGCCCCGAACTCACTGCACACGACGAGTTCCGTGCGGGCGTCGAAGCCGAGACTCGCGAGAAGCTCGAGCAGGCCGAGAGCGAGCGCCGGCAAGCTCACGTCCGCATCGAGGTTCAAAAGGACGAGCGTTTACATGAGCTGGACGCCGAAGCCGAACGCAAGACGGCCGAGCTCCAGCAAGACCCCGAGGCCATCAACGACTTTCTCAAGAAGGTGGGCAAGAGTGTCCGTAATCGGAACCAATCCTGACCTGGGGCAGGTCATTCTCGACAGGGTCACGGCGAGCATCCGTGAAGAATTCTCAGACTTCGCCCTCATCCCCAAGAAATCGTCGCTGCAGATGTGCATCATCGACGTGCTCTTGCGCATCATCACCTTCAATCGGATGCGGACGTTCCTGACGAGCTACGTGACCACGCGCGGTAGCAAGGTCTACGTGCCCGAGACCTGGGACCTGAAGACTCCATTTCAGCAGGCCGTGACCCTGCGACATGAACGGGTGCACATGCAACAGCGCCGGCGCCTCGGCGGCTTCATGTTCATCCTCAGGTACCTCTGTTGGCCACTGCCATTCTTCTACGCCAAGGGCCGACGGGACCTCGAGATGGAGGCGTATGAAGAGAGCATCCGCGCGATGGCGCAGTACTACGGCTATCCGCGGACGTGGGACGCGCGTGTGCGCGAGACCATCATCGGTGAGTTCGTGGGCCCCAGCTATCTCTGGATGTGGCCGTTTCGTAAAGACGTCGAGCGCTGGTACGATAGCGTGGTCTACAACTTGGTAGGACCCATCGAACATGCCGAAGTTTAACGCTGTCTACAAGGGCGAGCTCTGCAATGCGGACTCCGTCAAGAAGAAGGTCGTCTTCCAGGGCGTCGAGATTCATCTCGATAGACCCAAGGGCCTCGTGATGACTGGCGAGGACAAGGAGGGCAAGCCCTGGACGCGCGAATATCTCTACGACTACGGCTTCATCCCGAAGACCCTGGGCGGCGACGGTGACGGGCTCGATGTCTTCATCGGTCCGCACAAGGACGCGACCGAGACGTACTGGGCTACGCAGAACAAGGACGATGGCTCGTTCGACGAGTATAAGGTCTTCATGGGTTTCTCCAGCCGAGCAGCGGCGGAGGCGGCTTTTCGCGAGCATATACCGCTCAAGTTCTTGGGCAGTATGGTCTCGATGCGTCTCGACATGATGAAGGCGATGCTTGGTATGAACCCGACGGGTCTCTTCAAGGGGCCAGCGGCAGATGCCGTCAAGACTGCCTCCGCTCGTGCAGCGTTGCAGGCGGTGAGTTTTACCCACCACAGAAACAGGCTACTCGGATGGTCATGACTCTCTTTGCAGGTCTCGGCATCTACCTCTTTGGCCTGACGATGCCATGCTGGAAGATGCGCCTGCACTGGTACGTCGTCACGGGCGTTTTGCTGCTCGGGCCTTGCCTCGCCTTCGGAGAGGAGCCCATCCCCGAAGACCGCATCGTGTCACTCAAGAAGGGTGCTCTCGCACCTTTCGACGGGCAGCTCTTCGACAACCCCACGGCGCTGCGCTGGGGCGTCTACCTCCAGCAGATGCAGGCTCGGCACGAGGTCGAACTCGATACCCAGAAGAAGCATTGCGAGGAGGAACTCGAGTTCAAGCGGACGGAGCTCTGGCTCGAGCGGGACAAGTCCAAGAAGATTGCCGATGACCTGGCCGAGCGTCTGCGCAAGACCGAGGCGCTGAAGCTGCAGGCCGAGCACGAGCGAGACAATCCGCCTTGGTATAAGACGCCCGTCTTCGGCTTCGTGCTCGGCGCCGTGGCCGTGGGTACGTTTGGGGTCCTGGCAGTGCAGACGTTTTAAGAGGCTAAAGAAGGGCGCCTGAGTGCGCCCTTCCCCCGTTCACGGGACTATCAATTGCTGGACGTAGGCTTCGAGCTCTGCGGGGCTCTTGCGAGCTGCATAGCGGATGGCCACGCCGGCGACATGGAAGAGTTGGCGCAGACGGAGTTCCCTGTTCTCCAACGGCACCGTCTTGATGAACTCATCGATGCTAGTCATCAAGTAGGCAAATGGGTCTCGGATGGGCTTGTGCCTCGTCGTGTAGCTCAGCTTGTTGCAGTAGCCGCACTTCTTACACCACCACCAGTTCGTACCCGCCTCGTAGTCTATCTCTCCCGTACATTCTCTCGAACGTTCGATGTTCCACGTGGGGTCGAGAGCATTGATGGGCTGGCCCTGCCCTCGACGCCACGGTTCTTTCTTCACTAGTTCTTCGACGTCACTCATCATGATTCCCGGTGTGACGCTCTCCTCATGCACTCATTGCATGACGCTGTATCTGCTTGCGAAGTACCTCCTCGTTGATGGTATCGGCACCGGGAGCGATGCCGAGGGCTCGGACTACGGCGAGTAGACCGTGAGCATCCAGCTTGCTCGGGTCTACGTCGCCGAGGTCGATGTAGTCGTCGGCTCTGGGCGCGGAGCACCCTGCCCAGAGCGGGATAGTCATTTTCCCTGGGAGAAGAACTGCGCACGGATGGTGGCGCGTTCACCAGCGATGATGCTCGACAACTGGTCCCGCGGGATGCCCATGCGGTCCGCGATGATGACGGATGCGATGAAGTTGCTCTCCAGCAGAGTGGTTATTCCAGCGAGCATGCCGTTTTGCGTGGCCAGGTGCTGGCTGAGCGTGGAGATGGCGTCGAGCAAGGGGCCCGCCGCACCCTGATTGCTCGGGTCACTCGGAGTCTGCGGCTGGCGTGGGGGTTGCGCGGCGGAGGGCGGACTTGCGGGCGGCTGCGCTCCCGGCGGCGTGAAGCCATAGTTGGGCGGGGTGCCCGGTGGCACGGGTGTGTTCATGGGGGGACCAGGCGGGGTCCAACCACCGGCACCCGGGGGCGGCCCTGCCGGTGGGGTGTAGCCCTGGGGCGGCCCTGCTGGCGGTCCCTGGGGCGGGGCCGCACCGGGCGGTACATAGCCGCCTGGAGGAGCGCCGGGCGGCGTGTAGCCGCCCACTGGCGGCGGTGTCCAGCCGCCGGGTCCTTGGGGTGCGGGGGTTGCCGGGGGACCTCCTGGAGGGCCCGGGGGCGTCCATTGCGGCTGAGCCCCACCCGGCGGCTGCCAGGCGCCTGGAGGCGGCGGTGCGGCACCCGGAGGTGTGTAACCGCCGGGTCCCTGGGGCGGGCCGGCGTAGGGGAGCTGCTGTTGCTGGCCCGGGGGCGCGTAGGCACCGGGAGGGGGTCCGCCGGCGTAGTTCGATTGCGTCATGACTGGTTGTGCTCCTTGGGGTGCTGCATTGGGTGCTGCATTGGGTGGGGTGATGGCTGCGACCGCAGCCGTTTGTGGGTTGCCATCCAAGCGGATGAGCATGTCGTAGATGACTTGCGCTTTCTCTGGATGTTGGAGAGCGCAGAAGGCGTCCTCGGACTCCTCGTTGCCGCCGAAGATTTGTCCGGCGAGAGCGAGGCGGTAGAGGATGGCCGGGCTTTCCTTGTTGAGCTTCGCCAGGTCGCGGGGCGCTTGCTCCAGGCCGTAGAGTATCGACATCTATCACTTCCTGTGGAGTTGAATGAGCTGTTCGTAGTCCCGCTGTTCCACGACGCAGGCCACGACCTGGGCATCGAGGCATGTCTTACACGCATCGATGTCCGCGCGAATGGGGCAGGTGAGTTGGGGCTGCAGAACGGCCCATCGCTCTTGAACGAATCCTTTGAGTCCTTCCCTCCAAGTGTCGACCTCGCGGCGTTCTCCAGGCACTACTTCAAAGCCCAGGAAGTACGCGACGAGGTAGGGTTTGCTCGAGTATGAAGGCGGTTTGAGACCGCTCTTCACACAGAGTTGATAGAGCTCAGTGCGATTACAGCGCTCGAGTGTAGCCTGCAATCGTTGAAAACGCTCCGAGTAGTTGCTGTCCAATGGGCTCCTCGTCCTCGTTCCAAATCCAGATGCGGGTCTCTTCTATCCCAGACTGGTACTTGTACTTGTAGTCGAAGCAAATCTGACTGTCGTCGATGACGGTCGCCTCGCAGATGGCATCCTGCAGGAGCTTTGGGCGGTTCGCCAGGTCTTGTTTGATGAAGCGATGCTTGGCTTCTTGTGGGTAGCCCTTCGACAGCATATTGGGGAAGCCATAAGCGGTGAGCATGCCGATACTCGCCTCCTTCTTGAGCTGTCCCGTCTGCATTGCATGGTGCTGCACGATGTGCTGGACCACGGCTTGCTTGTATGCCTTACCTGCCTTGGTGAGGCCACGACCACCACGCTGGACGCCCTTGTTGGTCTTTTTCGAGGGTAGGTTGAAGTAAGCCTGGTTGGCGGAGGGTGGCAGCCCCTCGAGGTAGACGTAAATCATCGTGGATACATGCCTCGACCTGGCAGGTTGCTGTTGACTTGGGTCTGCTCGAACGACAGTTTCCTGAGCTCGACGTGTCGCGAGATGAGGGCCGCAGTCTTGCTGAGCCGTTCGACATGGGAATCGGCCATGATTTTCATCTGCTCGTACTTGGTCTTCTCGCGCAGGAGCTCGATGTAGCGGGGCGTGTTCTCCATGAGGGTCTTGCGGTCCTCGATACTGAAGACCTTCTTGGTGTTGGGGTTGATGACGCCGGCGTACATCACTTTGAGCTGCGCTTCCAGCTGGTCGAACTGGCGGTTGACGCCGAGGAGGTAACTCTTGACGTAGGCCAGGGTGTTTTCTGCGTAGCTATGCCATGCCGTGAAGCGCGCGTGCATCTCGCCGAAGGACTCGATGCTGGCCTCGCTCAGCGCCTTGGGGTCTAGCTCGGGGCAGGTGAAGGCGGGCTTGGGCAGTCGGTAGAAGCCGAGCTGGGCGAGGGCAGACTCGGCCTCCTGGTGGGTCCCCGTCCAGTACTGACTGAGGTACTGAGCCCGGTCGTTGATTTGGTCCTGGGTGTAGTTCTGGTCGTCCATCAGCGGCCTCCCGAGCGCATGCCACCCACGCTCATCGTTGGTGGGCTGTAATAGTTGACCTTGGCCTTGGTGAGAATGTTGGGCTGACAGGTCCAGGCGAAGGGGCAGAAGCCGCAGTTACTGCTCTCCGTGCGGTCTGGCAGGACCTTCAGCTCGGCGTGGTGATGCGCCTTGGCGAAGCGCATCTCGAGCTCGCGTTGCCAGAGGGCCTTGTCGAACTTGAAGAGCCAGGGCGAGTAAGGCGTCGTGAAGTTCGAGTTGTTCTTGTTGTAGTAGAGCACCCACATGAGTGGGAGGTCGAGGCAAGCTTGATAGAGCGTGGTCTGCTCGAGATGGTCGGGCTCGGGGGCTTTGCGGCGCTGGAACTCGCCGTCGGAGCTCGTCTTGATTTCCACCCCCACGCGCAGATACGCCTCCCACTCGCCGCCCGTCCAGCGCCAGAAGGTGAAGGCACCATCACAGGTGGAAGACAGGCTCCAGGCAACGGCTGCGTCGCGTGATTTGACACTGACCTCTGGCTCGAACGAGAGGGCGTAGCCCTGCGCCGAGTAGAGCTTCGTGTACCAGGCGGCCATGCGCCTGAAGTCGCTCTGGAGCAGAGCGTGCAGAGCCGTGCCCGTGCGAAAGCGCATCTTGAGGTTCGCGGATACCGTCCCTGCCTGGACCCGGCGCTCGGTAGCCATGATGGAGTAGACCACCATGCGCAGGCACTTGCTCATCTCCGAGGCGTGGATGCCCGGCGAGCGCTGTCGCTCGCCGTGGTCGACGACGGTGTATTCGTGATACTCGCCATCTTGCTTGACGAACTCGGTCCAGAGCTCGGCGAGGCGTTGAGCTTGGGCGATGAGCGGCGAGTAGTTTTCCTCGGGTTGGTCTAGGTCATTTAGTGTCACCAATTTCATGGTGTGTTCTTGTCCAGTTTGAGGAAGTCTTCGTACGGAACGAGCACCCAGCGGTCTTCGAGGTTGCCGGTCTGGCCATTCTGAAAGTCGATGACGAAGAGGGGCTTCTCGAGTCCCTCACACTCGCCACGAATCTTGCCGAGCTCCTTGCGCTCGACCCGGTAGCTGTCCTTGCGAGTGTACTTCATTTCGACCCGCCATTTACCACGAACTCGACCGTCGCCCTTGAGGTGGCCGACTGCCCCGCTGCCCGTCTGTCGGCGGCCCCCGAGCGCCTCCATCACCTCGACTTCTTGACGGACGGAGGCGCGCTTCTGGGCCTTCTTGCTGACGGTCTTGGCCTTTGGCGGTTTTGGGTTAGGCAGGTACTCACCGATGTGTTCGTTGAGCCAGAAGTTGGCTGGTAGCGTCGTGTCGATGGGGCCAAACTTGACGAGGCCATCTGGTGTTTTCACTATGACCCAGACTTTTGTCGGGTCAGATACTTCACAGGCTAGGCGAGCGGTCTGTATAGACATTCGACTCCCAGGGCTTTGAGGACGTAGTAGCGGAGGTGCAGCTCGTACTCGAAGTTCGTGCGCATGTACTCGTGCAGGTCGGCCAGGCGTGGCATGCCGCCGAGGTCTGTCTTGGCACGGGTGACGGGGTTGTAGATGTCGATGCCCTGTGGCGTCTCTGCGATGACGCCCTTGGCTAGACCATGCGTGATGATGCCCCAGGCGTCGTCATAGGCCATGGGGATGTCGTAGCGGAACTCCACCTCGCCGGTGATGTTGTCATGGCAGCCGACCTTGCCCTTCTCGGTTTTCCAGTGCAGGGTCTTGCCATAGACCACGGTCTGGCCCTGGACGGTGTGGCGCAGGACCTGTCCGTCCCAGATGGTGAGGTCGATGAGTTTGCCGTGGCGGAGGGCATAGGCGCCCGTGACGGCCCAGTCCTTGAGCATCTTCTGCATGTAGCTCGGGGCGCTCGCCTTGGCGCTGTTCGAGCGGACCTGGGCAATGCCGAGAACGGTCGTCGGGTTGAGTCCGTTGATGCCGCTCGTGTGCGGCGTGTACTTCTTGAGGAAGTCCGTGAGCAGGTTGGCGTTGCCGCTCATCTTCGGAGTCGCACCCACGTCCTTGTGCTCGTCGGCTTCGGGCAGGAGGATGGAGAAGGAGTCCACACCGATGATGTTGAAGCGGTTGTAGATGACTGCCTGGTTGACCGTGTGCAAGAACTCCTCACCCGTGCTGCCCTGGATGATTTCGAAACCACCCACCTCGCGCTTGTACCAGCGTATCTCGTCTGGATGTAGACCCGGCATGCCGTACTGCAGACGCTCCTGGTGCCAGGCCGAGAGAATCTCGTCGGGGACTGGGACGACCAGCCCGACCTGCAGCGCACGCTTGAAGTCGAAGGCGCCTTCGGCTTGGGCGTAGGCGATGTTCGCGTATTGCCCATAGAGGCGCTGGTGCATGGCCATCGTGCGCATCAAGAGGAAGCTCTTGCCGGCGTTGTCGGGGCCGCTGATGATGGAGAGACCGCCGGCGGGGAAGCCGCCACCGAGGTCTGCGTCCAGCTTGATGATACCCGTGGGTCTACGGAGCTCGTAGACGTTGGGTGCTTCGTTGGCCATGACGACGCGTTTGCGACCGTCTTTGTTCATGGCGGCAGCGAACTCGCGGTTCGCCGTACGGACGTCTTTGGCGATGCCCAGTTGGTCTGCAGAGATTCGGGCGCCGACTCTCTGATGTTCTTCCTCTCCGTCTTCCCCGTCCCCCGCCTCCGCCGGCTCGAAGCCGGCGGACTTGGGAGCTTTGGGTGCGCTGAGGCGCGGCTTTGCGGTCTTGGTCTTTGCTTGGGTCTTCTTCGCTGCCATTCACTTCTCGAAGGGTTCGGTGCCACATCTTGGGCACTCGACCACTCGGCCATGCTGCGTCACCGGCGCGCCGCACCGCGGACATCCGTGTGCGGCTGCCTTCTCGAGCACGTCTGGGTCGATGCCCTCGTCCACTGCGTACTTGGTCATGCCTTCAGAGCTCTTGTCCATGTCGATTCCTTTCTGGAGACCGTAGTTGTCGGCGATGAGCTTCTTCAGACTACGGGCTTTCGAGAAGTATAGTCGGACTCGGACAGGGTCTTCGGTTTGTTCGGGGGAGATGCGCGTCCCCTTCTCGATGCGGACTACGAGCTTGCCGAGACCACGGACGTTGAAGCCTCCGTGATTGACGACCGCGTTGATGAGCTCGTCGACGAAGGCGTCAGTGAGGTATGCCACGTCTCGGAATGACATACCGATGGAAGACGCGACGCGTTGGTCTAACTGTTGCTTGGTCAGCATTCTGCCACCGCTACTTTGAAACGGCCCAGTTGGCCCCACGTCCACCAGCGACGGTCAGGGGAACGTCGAGGTCATGGAAGAAGGGTCTCTCCATCCACTGAACGATTTCCGCGAGTGCTTCCGCGGCAGTTTCCTTGGGGCACTCGTGAATCAACTCGTCGTGGATGTTGAGGTTTGGACGACAACCATAGCGGATGTCGAGCCGTGCTCGGTCGAGGAGGAGCTGGGCCATCTTGACTACGTCTGCCGCCGAGCCCTGAATCTCCATGTTGATGGCCTGGCGTTCTGCTCTCGCCCGCTCGTCTTTGCGGGACGAGGCAATGCCGGGGAGGTTGCGGCGGCGGCCGAGGATGCTGAAGGCGTAGCCCGTCTTCTGGGTGATGGCGACGGCTTCGGTGTAGAACTTGGTGACTGCCGGGTAGGTCTTCTTATAGAGCGCAATCTTGGCCTCGGCTTCCATGCGAGTGATGCCGAGGTCGTTGGCGAGCTTGCCGGCACCCATGCCGTAGTTCAGACCGAAGCCGATGTTCTTGGCCGCGGCACGGGAATGCAGACAGTGCAGCACGCGCTCGGTGAGGTAGGCGGCGGCGAGTGACCCCTCCTTCACCTCCTTGTCAATCCGCTTGGCTTCCTTCAGCTCCTCATAGGGAATGCCCATCATCATGGACGCGTTGCCCATGTGGATGTCCCAGTTGCGAAGGAAGATATCAATCATGTCCTGCTCGCGGGCGGCTGCCGCGAGGAGTCGCATCTCCAGCTGGTTGTAGTCGCAGACCAGCATGTCATGGCCTGGGGGTGCGATGAAGCAGGAGCGGATGCCCCACTTGTCACGCTCCTCGTTCGGGATGTTCTGACACTGACCCGTAACGCAGATTTCTCCATTCGTCCGTACGAGGATGTAGCTCGAGGGAACCGATACGCAGTAGACATCGCCGCCGTAAGCGCGTGTCTTCTTTCTCGCATTGGTGGTCAGGCTGTAGTCCCTGGCCGTAACGTCTATCTGGTAGTTGGGCTCTCCGTTGGCTTTCTCATAGATTCGGAAGTGGGCCCGCTTCCCACGGATGGCCAGGATGGTCTGGACCCATGTGGCATTTGCGGGCTGGTCGCTCGAGTAATGGTTCCTTCGCGCCCAGCAGCCGTCCCAGAAGAAGACCTCCTCACAGAAGATATCGAGTTCCTCTTCAGTGAGGTCGAGTAACCAGGGCCCAAAGACCTTCTCGGTTCCGATGAGCTCGAGAACTCGTTCGACGAGAGGACTTTTTGGTAATCGGAAACGTGCGCGACCGAGTGAATCTTCTGGGTTGTGTGCGTACTTGGCTTCGAGGTTATCCAGTATCGACTTGATGCGCTTGGCCTTGCGCGTCTTCGTGAATGAAAGTTCGATGGCCCCGTGCTGGTCTATATAGCCGTCTGCTTGTACTGCAACGACGAGTCTGAGCAGGTCTTCACCAAGCTGTGTCTGACCACCCGAAAACCAACCGGCGTGGAGCTGTTGCCAGTCGGAGGGATAGTCTTTGCCCAGGAAGACTCGAAGCTCTCCCGTCTTGCGGTGACGCAGCAGGCATCGATGGTCTTCCGTCACCTTCAGGCGGATGTGTTGGTTCTCGATGTGGACGAGACGCTCGGCCTTCTGCTTGACGTAGTCCGTGGGTTTGACGAACGAGATGACCCCGTTCTCCCACTGCGCGACGGGCGTCCCGGGTGTGTAGACATCGAAGCGGACCCACCCAGCAGGTGTCAGGACTTCTGTGTCGGGCGAGAAGCAGTTGGGGTCACTACTGGACAACCGTCCGGTACGAGCGATGTCCTGATTGAATCGGGTGTGGATGCGGTTGCGACCGTCGACCAGGTCTCCGATGCCGACGATGTACGTGCCGTAGAGCTTGGAGACGTTGCGGTGCTGCAGGGTCAGCTTGGCGACGGGGTCACCGAGCTCGTTCGCCGCGTACTCGAGGAAGTCCGCGTCTGCAGACGGCTTCCGGTTGCCACTCGCTCCACCCTTGGTCCACTTGATGGGCTCGTACTTGCGCTGTTCGAAGAAGTAGCGGGCGAGCTCGTGGGACTTCGAGGGCGTGAGCATCCAGCCGCAGTGCTGGGCAATCTTGCGTTCGATGTCTTCCATCTCGCGCTCGGCGAGAGGAGCGAAGGCGCGGAGCTTGTCGGTATCCACCATGATGCCGTTGCGCTCGTACTTCCAGAGCACCTTGGTGTAGGGCGACTCGATTTTGTGGAAGAGGTCCCAGAGCGTCTCGATGTACGGCGGCAGCTCGCGGAAGAGGCTGTGGGTTTGAGCCTGCTCCAGTCGTGCTCTCAGGTCTCGGTAGACCCCGAGTGTGCCCCAGGCGTCGTTGGCCGCGTACTCCACGAGCAGCGGGAAGTTCTCCTCCTCGGCGCGTGCGATGAGTCTCCAGGGTGGATTGTCCTGAGTGATTTTCCCGAAGGTGTCTTGGAAGTCGCTCCAGCGCCAGCCGAGCAGGTGCTTGGCCATGTCCTTGAGGCGGTGACTCTGCTCGTCGAAGAGCAGGGCGTGCTGGACCTGGGTGTCATAGATGCGTCCAGAGAAGGGTGGCTCGATGCCGTTGCCTTCCATGTTCGCGAACATGTGCATGTCGTACTTGCCGTTCGCGAATATCCATTTCTTCCGTCGGTCTTTGAAGATGTCACGGAAGTACGGCAACATGCTCTTGTGCAGCGTCGCGCGGCGATTACCCCATGCGACGGACCAGTAGAGCACCAGGTCTCGCCAGACCGTGAGACCCGTGGTCTCACTGTCGATGGCAATCTCATCGGCATCTTCGAGGGCGCGGATGACCTGCCCGACGTCGCCGGAGACTACGCCGCGAGGATTGGGAGGAAGTGGACCATAATACTCACTCGTTGGGACATCGACGTTCCATCTAGCCATGGTTGGGCGAGGGCCCACCCATGCGGGTGGGCCCGTTCTCTCACTTGTGTGTGGGCTCTTTGTCTTCTTCTGTAGACCCCTCGAGGAGGTCTGCCTCGGTCAACGCGCGGTCGAGAGCGTTGATGAAGTTGGGTCGGACCTTGTATCCGCCATACTTGAGCGGCTCCAGGTGACAGAGCAGGCGATGTGCTGCACCCCGGAGCTGCTTGTAGGCGAGCTCCCGCTCGTTCACCGAGGTGGAGTCCAGCCAGCAGGAGCCTGTCCCCAGCCCGCGGGAGGTGCCTGTACCGGCTGCTGCTGCTGCTGCTGCTGCTGGGGCGGCTGGTAGCCATAGGGCGCCGGCGGTTGGACGGGCTGTTGCTGTCCCCCATAGGGCGCCGCGTACTGGTTGGGGTCGTAGCCGTACCCTGCCGGCTGGTACTGCTGGGGCTGGTAGCCCTGCGGCGCCGGTGGCTGGTACTGCTGTGCTGCCGCCTGAGTGTTGGGGTGGCCGAAGAGCTGCACCTGGTCTTCGTAGGGCGTAGGCGCGAACTTGGTGAGCACGTTGGGCAGTTTCTCCATGACCTTGGCGTACATCGGGTCGATGGCCTTGGGTGGCGAGCTCCAGGGAATCATCAACTGCGAAGTCTTGTTGACCTTGGTCTTGCAGAACTGGAAGTCCACGTCCCAGATGCTCGCGCTGCGGCCGTTCTGGCAGTAGCTGCAGGCCTGGATGGCGTAGGGGTACGCCTTCTGGTTGCAGTTGCGGCAGGTGACGACCTGGTTGACGATTTCCTTGACCTTGTCTGCGGGGGTGGCGGTGTCTTGAATGGTTGGGTAGCTGCAGTGTGGGCACGCATAGGACTGCGTGTGCAGGCAGTTCTGGCCGCCGCAGTTCTTGCAATGCTTCTGTAGCATGTCGCTGTAGGCCTCGAGGGTCTTGAACATGCCGTAGTTCGCCGGCCAGGTCTGCACATGGCCCACCTTCCACTCGACTTGCTTGCCCTGGGTCTGCAAGTCTCGCGCGATGTGCTGGAACTCGGGTTCCTGCTGACCGATGTACTTGCGCCACTCCATGAAGGGCTGGCCGCCGTTCTTGCCTACGGAGACGCGGTTGTCCCTGTCGTACTGGTAGCCTTTGTAGAAGTGGCCACCCTGGCTCGGCTCACCGAGCTGCAGGATGATGAAGGCGTACTTCGTCGAGGCGCCCATGCGGTTGGGGTTCGTGGGCTTGTGCCCCGTCGCTCGCTCGATGCGCTTGCGTTCCTCGAAGTCCTCGTTCGAGATGTCGCAGCCGCGGCAGGGTTGCGCCTTGGACTTGTCTGCCCAGCGGTAGACACCGGCGGTGCAAATCATGCCCTTGCGCAGAGTGCCGTGGTAGTGCTCCACGAATTCGTACCAGCCCGTCTCTTCGACGATGACGGCTCCGGTGACCTGGTCGATACGCTGGCTCTCGTACTTGCCGGGGATGAGTCGGACGAGGTCGGTGGAACCTTCCGGTGGCTCATAGTTGTTGGCCCAGGACGGCGAGGGTTTGCGGGGACCGTACTGGCGGCGGGCTGCGTTGCCCATGGCCTGAGAGCTCGTGGCTCCGAAGCCTCCGATGCGGGTGAGGTGACTGTCGTTTTTTCCAAAGCTCAAGGGGAGCCTCCAATCTGTTGTGCGGGGAAGTTGGTCTTGACGTATCCGGTATAGAGTTTGCGAACTGCTGTGTCGTAGGCTAGGGCGGCTTCGACTTCTTCACTGAAGAGGCCGAGATAGGTGACTTTCCCTTTGGGAATCTTCACCTGCGCTTTCCACTTCCCACTCGGTTCCCACCAACTCACGCCCAGATACTGGCTCGATGTACCAGCTTTCTTCCGCTTGTTCTGGTTGTTGACAGATTGGTCTGCCACTCGAAGGTTACTGCGCTGGTTGTTCAGTCCATCTCCATCGATGTGGTCTACACCGCGTCCGCATCCAAGTACCTCCTGGTGCATCCATCTGAAGTAACCGTGGCCGCTGGCTTGCTCGGCGCTACTCCGCCGTCCTCTCGCGTACCAGTTGCCAGATGGTCCTTGGACTGCTTGCCAGTTGTACTGGTCCAGTCGTTCGTAGTCCTCGTCATCGACGAGAGCTACCTTTCCTCGTGTGAGGCCTATCGTTCTCATAGTTCGTCTGTTCTCTTTTCGTCTTTGAGGTGTTCGTCTTTGAGGGGTCTCGGTCTCTTAGAAGTTCGTCTATTGAAGCTCACCTCTGGCGACCTTCGCGCGGAAGTCCCAAAAGTCGAGTGATTGCTCTTTGGCGCGTTGAATCTCTTCGGGAGTCAGGGAATCCGGTTGGGCCTTGTCGTCCTGCCGGAGTCTCTCAGGATACAGGATGACGCGCACGTTCATGCTCGGGCGGAGAGCTCTGCCCGCCCGCATGCAACCTTTCCATCCCGCATCGTTGTTGTCGAGAAATAGATACACCGTGGCGCCCGTGTCTTCGATAATCCATTGGTGTTGCTCGCTCATGTGGTCACCCATGAGCGCAGCGACATTGCCGATGCCGCATTGGTGGGCCCACATGCAGGCCTTGAAGCCTTCGACGATGACTATCTCGCCGCCCTGCGTGCGGTGATAGAGGTCTGCGTAGCAGCGCCAGGCGTTGTAGAGGACGTTGGCCTTGCCCCAACTCTCACGCGGTGGCAAGTCCCAGACCTTGTACTCATCTGTGTAGATTTTGTAGCGAGGCTGTTGGTCGATGACGGTACGGCCGCTGATGGCAACGAGCTGACCCCCGAGGTCGCGGATGGGATAGGTCACTCGCATGTGCCATCTATCGAAGCCGACGTCGAAGGTCTGCAAGGTCTGCTCCGTGAAGCCCGCTCGGAGCAGGTCATGCGGCACGTAATCGAGTAGACCCAGCAGCTTGTGGTCGATGGGGTTCTTGTCGAAGAGCTCGGCCTTGATGGGATTCTTGGCCGCTGGCAGGTGCTCCTTCGCAGCGTCGAGGAGCAACTTGTAGTTATTGAGAATCTCTTGCCTCGGCACGCCGAGGTCTTTGAAGAATGTGTAGAGGTTGCCCTTTGCACCACAGGCATGGCACAGGTAGAGGCCAGTCGAGAGGTGCATGGCGAAACTCGCACCGCGCTCCTCGCTACCATCGCTCTTTCTATGGAACGGACATCGACCAGTTGCATTCTCAGGTCCAGACCGACCTACTCCGTTGACGTAAGTCCTGAGGATGTTCTCAATCTCATACCGTACGTCCATCCCACTTCCTCACTGGCCTGAGTGCTTCTTCTGCTGAGCAGCCTCGATATAGTCGCACAGCGACAGTGGTGGGATTCAGCCCAAGCTCTTCTGCCCAGGCAGTCACGGTCTTACTCACCCCTTGAAATACGAGAAAGTGATTGGTGCGGCGATTGTTGGCCTGCTCCTTCTTCGTACTCCAGCAACAATTACTCGGTGTGTAGTTGCCATCATTGTCTCTCCGTTCGAGCTGTTTGCCCTTAGGCTGCTCTCCCATGTCGGCGAGGAAGTTCTCGAACTTGAGCCAGCGCTTGCAGACCTTGATGCCGCGTCCACCGTAGTTGTGATAGGCGGCCTCAGTGGGGTTCAGGCAACGCCTTTTCATGGATGACCAGCAGAGATAGGTCTTGGACCTCCCATTTATGGCCGTGGCATGTCCGTGCCTTCTCGGCTTTGGCACGCCTCGTTGTGCATCACCAATGCGCTTCTTTGTAATCTCCAGGTGGGGTGAGTATCTAGGCATTGTCTCTACCTGTTGTGGCCGTGTTGTAGTGGAAAGACCGAGTTGACGTGGCTGATGGCTCCCGCCATGCCGTTGATGTAGCCATCCATCTTCTGGTTGGCTTCTTTGAGTTCCCGCGCCGGCGTCATGCCATTGCTGGGCTTCTTGGCGTGTGCCTTCTCGTCGTCCTTGTCTCCGGAGTCCTTGTCCTTCGCTTTCTCGATGTCTTTGGCCGTGAGGAGAGAGTCCTCGTCATTGATGCCGTACTGCTCGAAATTCTGGGCAGGTACGGCATTGATGCGGAAGCCGTTGAGTTTGAACTCGCGCGCGCCGCCCATGACGACCATGGCCGAAGGCGAGTCCTTCTCGTTGATGACGCGAGAGACCATGGTGGCGTCTTGTCCAATGGCGTCCGAGAAGGCGAGCTCGTCGAGGTTCGCCTCCTGATGCTTGGCTGCTTGGCGGTTGGCCTGGAGTGTCGCGATGATGGGCACCTTAGTCTCCAGGTTCATCTGCCGCAGCTCGTTCGAGATGCTGGCGACCTTGTTGTGCTTGTCCTTGTTCTTGTTGACGTCGCTCATCAGATAGAGCCCGTCGACGAAGACCGCGTGTGGCTGGTACGTCTTCACCTTGCTCATGAGCCAGGGCACGGTGTCTCCACCGCGCGAGGCGTCTTTCCCAGACAAGGTGATGATGTTCTCGTCCCCACCCGTCCGGGAGATGATTTTGCGGGTCTGGTAGACCCGGACTTCCTCATCGTAGGTGAGTGCGCCCTCGCGGAAGCGGCCGTAGTCGACCTGGGCGATGCAGCAGATGATGCGGTTGAAGACGTTCTCGGGCGTCATCTCCTTCGTGTAGATGACGATGCGCCGGCCTTGCATGAACAGACAGGCGGCGATGTAGAAGAGAATCCAAGATTTGTAGCTCTTGGGCCGTCCGTAGAAGACGATGTAGTCATCGGGTTGGATGCCACCCGTGGCTCGCTGCAGGATGTTCCAGGGCCAATCGGCGACGGCGAAGGAGATGCCGTTCTTTCGCAGCTGGTAGTGATGCAGAGCTTGGTCGAAGGCGGTGCCGAACTTGACGTCGGTAATCTTGCCGCTGCCGAGCTGTACCATCTCGGTTCCGAGCTGGACCATCTGCGCGGAGGCTTGGATGGGGTCGGTGTCTAGCAGCTCGCGAATCTTGTCGAGCTTCTCGGCGGCTTCCAGAGAGATGCGAGACAGGCGGACTTCGGAGCAGAGCGCCTCCGTCGTCATGTGGGGGTCGTCACAGAGGACGAAGTTCGGAAAGACCTGCGTGCTCGCCGCTGGTCCAATCACACTGCCGCGGGTCTGCGGCATCGAGTAATACGCCAGGAGATAGCCGTACATTTGGTGGGCGAGACCAGTTCGGAAGTCATCTTGCTGGATGCCCCACTCAATACATCTATGTAGCTCTCCTCGGTTGATGATGCGGGAGATGAGTTGAAGCTCCCTACTTGACATCGGATACGCCCTTCAATTCAACCTCTGGGTGTACGGGTGCAGGCGGCCTTATCCCGCCGGTGCCTCCCGGTTTGCGGCAACCGGGGCTGACCATCCTGCTCGTACGAACAGGACCTGTCAAACGTCGAAGGCGGCTACCCAACCTCTTGGGGTAGCCGCCTCCTGTAACCACTAGGGGTTGTGTATGGCTACACCTGGTCAGCGTCCTGACCGAGGTGCTCACCGAGCCCGCCGAGCTCGAGCGGCCTCGACCCGTCACTCGCGACCGACTGCCCTTCGAAGTGCAGTCGTGCGAGGTCTTTCTCCATCTGAGCGCGTAGCTCGAGCAGCGCCTCGATGGTCTCTTTCGACCAGACGCTCCCCTCGGCCTTGGTCCAGCCGTGCGTGGCGTTGTTCGATGGGTTGACGAACGCTGCCTTGCCCGAGAGCGCGATGCTGGTGCCGGAGATTTCGGCGGACATCTCCTTCAGGTCGAGCGCGGAGAACTTGGGCGTGCCGCTGATGGCCATCAGTCGTGCAGGGCCTTGGTCGCAATCTGGATGAGGTCTTCGGCCTCCTCCAGCGCCGTCACGTCGACGACGTCGGCCTCAGTACCATCAGCGAACTTGGCGTTCAGCGTGTCGTCGAGTTCCACGAGGAAGCTCTTCAGGCTCGGATTCTTGCTGAGGTCGCCGACTGACAAGATACCGAGAGCCCACTCGTGTGGGTCTTTCAGCTTCTGGGTGATGCCACGGATGGTATTCTTCACTGCGTCACGGTCGCTCGGCTCGCCGTCGGTGACGAGGAAGCAGAACGTCTGCTTGTTGCCGTTGTTGACGTGTGAGGCATACGAGAGCTCGATGGCCTTGTGCGTATCGGTCTGCCCATCCGTCGCCTTGAGCGGCCCGATGACATCGCCCGCATTCTCCGCCGTGGCCTTGCCAATCCAACGAGCGCCCTTGCCGAAGACGCCAATCTCGACGCCGTCCGGGTCGTATTTGACGGCCTGGTTGGCGAGTGCGATGGCCTTCTCCTTGGAATACTCCAGACGGGTAGCTCCAGAAGGAGTGTCCTTCTCGTTCATCGAGAGCGAGATGTCGAAGATGAACTGGAGGTTGTCGTCTTTGTTGAGTTCTTGCTGGCTCATGATTTTTGTTTCTCCTGTTTGTCCGTCGTAAACAGCCCGTAGAGTTGGGCCAAAGAGAAGTCTTCCTTGAAGTGCGCGCGTCCTAGCCAGAATGCGATGGTGATGCCGGCATAGACCAACGTGCCGAGGAAGTTGCCTCGAATCACCTCGAAGAGGATGACGAACAGCAGCACTTCGATGGAACCGAGCTTGCGCTCGGTGATGGGACTGAACTTCATGGGAGAACTCCAAATGTGGGGCTAAAAGAGAGCCTTGGGCTCTCCCCACCTAGTCTATCTAGGTACATTCAGTGTGGGCAGCCCAGGCGCGAGCCAAGACATGCCGTTGTTGACGTACTGGGTGGCAATCGTGAAGCAAGCCGACGAGGCGGCATCCAGGGCAGCTTGGTTCTGCGGACACGAGACAGCGACCGTGAACGAGCACTTGAGCTCACCGTACTGGAGTGAGCGTTGTACCGTTGCCGAGACTCTCGCTAGTTGCCCTCCGTTGTTCTGCACGTGCGCCGCGCAGGCCTTGTCCAGTAACTCGAATGCGTCTGTGCTCATATATCCCTCTTCGTCGTAGATGACTACTCCTTCTTTCTCGACCACCCAGTGCCAGTGCATCACTTGGGTTTGGGTGCGTGATAGGCGGATGTCGTCTTCTTGAAATCCTCACTCTCGGCGATGAGTTTCTTGGCGAGAGCGAGCTCGATTTTCTCGCTGTCGATGTCGTGAACCTTCACGGTGCTCTCCACGCCACCGATTTCCAGGAATTTGGCGCGACCGATGAGGGCATAGAGTCCCTCTGGGTCATACTTGATGCGCTCGGAGCGCTTCCATTCTCCATAGCCGATGTCTGCGGCACGAATGATTTTGTCGGCATTCTGTAGCTTCGTGTTGTGTTCCTCGATGAGCGCGAAATACTCGCGCATCACTGGCTCGTTCGTCGCGAGGAACAGATTGAGGACTTTCTCTGCGTCTTTGAACTCCTGGTGGGCTTTGATGACGTCCTGCTCGATGGGTTTGAGCTTCGGGTCTGCGGCATCGAGTTGAACGGTGGCGGGCTTCTTGGGGGTCTTGGTGACTTTTTTCTTGGCTGCCATCAGCCTTCCTCACTGGGTAGTAGGTCTTGTGGTGTGAGTCGTCCTGGCCTCGCGCCCGTCTCTCCGTAGACCACGCCGAGGTAGCGGTGGTAGATGTCCGCCACCATATGCATGTCTTCGATGAAGACTTGCAAGGGATTCCCGTGACTCTGGTCGGCTTGCTTGTAGAGAATGTGCGCAGGGTGAAGTGTGATGAACATCATGTAGTTCACATAGTTCTGCTCCGTTGGAAAGTGGCTCTGGCCACGACTGCGTCTTTCCCAGTTGCCACTCGACGTCCGGTGGGGCACGCTCCAGACGCCCGGGACGTCCACCTGGGTCATCGTGCCGCGCTTCTCCGTGACTTTCACGGGACGGCGTAGGATTGCCTTTGCCGCTTCACCGCCGAGAGCGACGATGAACATGGGGTCGACGATGTAGATTTCCTCATACAGTCGGGCGAGGCATGCATTGACGGCCGTGGTGGGCGGCGCTTCGTCTTGGATGACGGGGAGCATGACTCCCGAGCGTCGGTCCTTGCGGAACATCTCCTTGCCCTGATTGTCGAGTTTGATGCCGAAGGAACGACACGCGACGACGTTGCTGATGTAGCTATGCTCGGAGAGACCGAGCTTCATGATGGCCGCACGCAGGACTTCTCCAGAACGGCCAATGAAGGGACGCCCGACCTCCGCCTCTGTCGCACCCGGCCCCTCTCCGATGAAGAAGATTCTCCCGAGCGCTCCCTCTCCAACCACCAACTTGCCGTAACTGCTCTCGCGCTTCTGTCCTAGTGGGCATCGTAGGCACCCCTTCCACTCGTCGTAGAGCTGAGCGAGGGCCTTCCTCGAATCAAGCATGTCCCGTGTGCATCTCCTTTCCGGTGACGAGACCCATGGCTTGGGCTCTTCCATCCATCGCAATTCTTATTCCGTTTCTGATGAGTTCTTCATGCCAGTGTCGGTCGGAGGGAGCCATGTCCTCGAAGAACGCGTAGTCACAAGGTGTGAGAATGAGGCTTCCCTGCTCGATATTGAGGATGTGGCTCACCGATTGAGCTTGAACCAATCGCTCGAGCACGGGAATCGGACCCCTTTCCGTCATCGTCGTCTTCTGGAGGACCGTGCAAAAGAACTCGAGTGGATAGCGCATGCGGATGGGGTTGCCGATGTGCTCGATGAAGTAGCGCCTATCCGTAAATGGGATTCCATGCTCGCAGCCCCAGAGTTGTCCAATGTACTTACCAGCAGGCGTGAAAGCGATGGCCCAGACGCCGGTGCGGAGTGCTTCGTCTATGTCCATAGGTCCTCGAAGATGGGTCGATGGCCGTGTCCAACGGCTCTCGGGTGGTCATGCAGCTCGTATTCGAAGGGGCCGTTCTCTTCGAGCGGCCACTGATTGAGGTGTCGTCTGAGTTTCTTGCACATCCCGATGAGCGTGCCAATGTCGTCCTCGTAGATGAGGATGAGGGGCGACTTCTTACCCGCTTTCTGTCGGGTCGGTCTACCCATGACCTGCTGCAGCATGTTTCTGCTGGAGAAAGGCATGCTCATGAGCACGGTATCGAGGGACTCGTCATCGAGTCCTTCCTTGCCATACTTCGTGATGGCGAAGACGACTTTCTTGGTCTTGATGTATTCCATCCTGGACTTCGCGTCCACGGCGTGAATCATGAGGCCAGCCGTCGTCAGGTTCTCGGTGAGCCACTTTCGATATGCCTTCTGGCGTGAGCGAAACATGCTCGAGACGAGCTGGTGAACGTCGTCCTGCTGGAACTGCAGGTTCAGGTCGGCCACACGTGCTCGTGCCTGCATCCCTTCTTCGCTGTCCGGGTCTATCCGCTCGAGCCGCTTCGTGATTTTCTCGAGTGTCGTGACCAGGAATGCACGCTGTTCCGTGGAGAGCTCGACGGGTGGCAGATGCTTGCCAACTTCGGCGGGCGTCGGAATGGGGATGTCGGTATAGAGAGAACCAGGTATCGGGCTAGACCAATTGCGCATCGTCCAGAGCGCACATAGATTGACGGCCTCGTCGATGGCATTGCAGAGTACGAGGACCTTGCGCCCGGCCTGCACGGCTGTATCTACGTCGTTCAGAATCAGGTTCAGCCGTCGCGGCCAGCGCCCGAAGAACGAGGAGACCTTGGACATGTGGACCTCTCCGTTGCGGTCGTAGACGTCACTCGTCGCATCCACCGAGAGCCCAGTCCACTTGAAGACGATGCGCGGCTTGATGGTGTGGGTGATGTCCTTGTAGATGGTCGGGCCCACGTGGTTGTCGTAGATGACGTTCAGGCCATCGTCTCGGACGGCCGTGGCTGTCAGTGCCAGGCGTACGCCTGGGAAGACCTCTGCTGCTGGCGCGAACGTAGACGCCGAGATGTGATGACAGTTGTGGACGAGTACGCCGTTGGCGAAGTAGTTGTGATTGCCTTCTACTTCGAGGTTATAGACCGCACTTTCTCTAGGCACTCCATCAGATTGCTCTCCACCTCCATGTTCGAGAATCTCAACATGGTCCACCCGGAGCGTTTCAAGAACTTCTCCTTCTTCACATCCCTCTGCTTTGCCTGGAGTGTCCCGTGCGACTTTCCGTCGACCTCGATGCCAATCTTCAAGGCAGGGTTGGCAATGTCTATCTTGTAGTGTGTTGGAAGGCCCTGATTGCGACTGAGTGGGCCAGTCCCCACCGAGAACTCCGCTGTCCAGCCCAGTGCCCTCAGGAGCATCTCCTGTGGCGTCGGGAGCGGCTTGCCATTTCCGCCCTGCATCTTGGGCTTGTGCCCTTTCTTCTTCAGTGTCTTTGAGACCTTCTCTCGGACACTCTTCTTTCGCATTGGGTTGCGAGTTTTCATCCGCTCGGATGCATACATCCGGTTCGTCTTTGCCATGGTCTCGGAGGACCGCATGCTCCTGAAAGCGCTGCCATGTTCTCGCGAGCAGTAGACTCGACCGAACTTTCTGTACTGGTCCTTCTGCCACTTCTTTGGAATTACTGGTGCGCTGCACCAGGAGCAAGTCAGCGTAAGCATGGTGTCTGACTCTAACTAGGTCATCATGTTTACGCAAGGAGATTGCCGGGACATACCCACGGGATGTCCAGAATGGGTGGCCTGCAGTGCAGACCTGGCTCGTCCCATCTTCGAAGTGGACGTGGACGAGCCGTCGTGTGAATCCCGAGTGTGCCCGGAGAACTCGACGCCGCTCTATCGCGCCCGTCTCTAGGTTTGCCGAGAGGACAATATCCCCTTCACATATGCTCTCAATGGGACGACCATCAACGAGAGTCCCAGCTGGGAAGCATTCATCAAAGACCACGCACTGAAACCAGTTCCTCACCTCATTGGGTAGGTCATGTGCTAGGGCGCCGAGTGTGTGGTAGGTCGCCATTACTAGACCCTTCTTCCAGTCGAAGGTCCCAGCTTGAATACGCCCCACACCTCCGGGCACCTCCAGCACTTCGTCGATGGCTTGTAGCCATTGCTGAAGGAGATTAGTGTTGTCGACGACGACGAGCGCTGGTCCTCCCTTCCTCGCAATGAAGTCGAGGGCTATGACTGTTTTTCCCTTCCCACAATTGTGGATGACCATGCCGTTGGCCACGAAGTTGTTGTAGGGCGCCGGGCAGGCAATGTCGTAGACCTCCTCTTCCCGCTTTTCAGTCATGGAGATGACCTTCACGGGAGTGGGATAGCCATCACCGATGGCAGCTGCTCCTGGCTGATGCTCGGCAAGGTGGTCTTCGATGGTTCGGACTTCGAGGTTGTCTGGGTGATTGTTCTTGTGGTTCCCGTCTTTGTGGTGAACGTGGAAGCGTGTTGGGTCGATGAATGCGAGGTCTGTCGTGAAGGACCCACCCCAGCGGCACCGGTTCCTGAACTCGTTGAGCGTCAGCTTGTTCAGCGTGGCCTCAGCGACTGCTCGGTGTTCCTCTAGGACTATGCGCTGCTCGCCGCCCCGGGTCCCGTTCTTGTGGGCGAACGGATGTGAGTTGTACCAGGCCAAGCGCTTGTAGACAGGCTTGGACTTGCGACGCGGTGGTGCCTTACCGTCGACGATGACTTGGTCTCCGACCTTCAAACCGCTGAGCCGGCTCTTGTAGCCCCTCGTTGTCAGTACTTCATGGTCGGAGGTGAGCCACAGCCGTTTGCCATTCTCGAGCAGCAGCTCGTAGGTGTGCATCTTGTGTGGCTTCTTGATGATGCCAAGGATGGGCTGGAGACCAACTCGCCCGTCGAGGAGAGAGCGAATCTGCGTCGGGATGCTGGGGTCCCAGCTGTACCTGCCTTTCTCGTTGAGGCGCTGCCAGGCCTCGCGCACGGTGCACTTGAAGCCTTTGCCGGCGCGGTTGAGGTTGATGACCGTGTCGCCAGAGACGCAGCCGAGTTGCAAGATGCCGCTGTCGCTTCGGAGCAGTGCCTCGAGTGCCTTCCTCTGGACGGTCTCGCCCGTTGGCACGAGCTTGCCATTCACTCGGCGATGGTCGAGCTGGATGCGGCTCGTGATGCCTGTGGGCGTGTACTCGCGAGGTCTGCAGTCTACGACCCTGAAAGGCATGCCTGAAGGACGCCAGAGATGCCTCGGCACGAGCAGGTGGTGCTCGGTCTCATCGAAGAGGTAGACGTACCGAATCTTCTCTTCCGAATACGAGTCTACGAAACGCATCGACAGCGCCTTCTTCACGGCGTCGACATCGACGGCGTGCTTCGGCACCCAGAACCAGTTGTCGATGTACCCCGTCATTGGGTCTCTCTTTAGCGCTCTCATCACACCTCGTTGGAGCGGGGCGCCCGTAGGCGCCCCGTATTCTCACTTGTCGTATCTGCGGAAGGGGTTGAAGTCGAAGAAGGAAGCTGCCGTGTGGGCCATGCCCTTCAGGGCAGAGCGTGCCAGCTCGTGGGCGAGTCGATGCGACCAGGGCACGTCATCTCGCACGGGTTCTGGGACCGTCAGATAGTAGGGCATTGGCGACCCTGGGACTTGGTATGGAGGAGAAACGAACTGAGGTCCATACTGAGCGACTACCGGCGGAACGAGAATTGGGTAGTTCGCAACACCTGGATTCTGAGGGTGGTGGACGTAGTACTGCGGAGCCGTGGGTTGTGGTTGCGGCTGATTGAACTGCGTGAACGGCACCTGCTGGGTTGGGGGTTGAGGTGGCGGTCTGGGTGGCGTATACGTGGGTGTCACGGGTGGCAGCAATGGTCTAGGTGGCGCCACGGGTGGGCGAGATTGCAGAAGTGACTGCGGCGGAATGACTTGCGGCGCTGGCTGCGCCGGTGCGGGTCGGTTTTCTGTGTGCTGTCTGCACGGTTCGAACCAGTTGCATCGCTCCCGGTGATGGGTCTGGGTTTTTGGGTTCGTATAGACTGGGTCTAGTCCTCCTGCGCACTCCTTCTCGGTTGGGTCCCAGCTCTTGCCGAAGCAGCTGGGTTGGCTGGTCATCAACAGCACCTCCTTTTGCTTAGATTGACCTCTCCATTCCCCTTATGCCGTGAGGGGACTATCATTTGCGGTCATGAAGAAGCTTTCTGGGCTGGTTCTCGACTACTACGATGACGTGGACGGAGTGGTCTTTCAGAAGCTCTCGTCAGCGGCGCCAGTCCTCTCGGGTTTGGAGAAGACGGCAGCGAGTCTCGACCCCGAAGCGCTCTCGCGTCTGCCGGATGACGTATTCGCTCTGCTCTTGCAGGATGGGGACACGAGTCTGCGCAAGTACGCGATGGCAGATGCAGGCAACACGGCGCTCTCCATCGCCTACTTCCTCGAGCTCGGTCATCGACTGCCCGTCGAGGCCCAGAAAGTGGCGGCTGCCAATCTCATTCAGGGTTGCGAGTGGTATGGCTTCCAACCACCACCCGAGCTCGAGAAGATAGCTCTCGGTCTGGGTACGGCCATTCACGGAGCACTCGTTTTGCCGGGTGCAATGAGTGAAGCGAAGAAGAACTTGCAGGCGGTCAAGGGCGCTCCCGGTATCATGACACCCGAGCAAATCAAGGCTCGCCGCATGCAGATGGGAGTGTGACGTGAACGAACTCGAGAACTACCTGATGGACAAGACGGCAGAGGTGGCGGGTACACACCTGATGCCTTCCAGTGCTCCAACGTACAGTGACCAGAACCGTAGCCCCACCAAGACCATCAAGAAGGCCTCCCTCGGACAGCGGGTGGACGTTACCGGTGCGGAAGCATCCGGCGGAGGGGCTACCAAGCAGGCTCATCATTACGCTCTGCCTGGTCTCTCTCGCTATCCGCTGGATAGTCAGCTGCATGTGAAGCAGGCGAGTGCCTACTTCGAAGAGAACCACAAATCGATGGCGCCCGTGCATCGGCACGAGTACTGCGTCAACCTGGTCAAGCGCGCGAGTGCGCTCGGCATGAACGTCTCCGACCTCGCTCGTAAGTATGGCTCGGAAAGCTACGCGAGCGATGCGGAAATCGAGATTGCTCTGCTCGGTCGAGCGAGCGTCATCAAAGAAGCGATGCACCGCAGGGCGCTCAATGCTCTCGATGACCACCGCGCGCTGATGAAGCCGTCCGACTTTGTCGTGGCGCTCGAGCAGTTTGACAAGGTTGCTGGTATCAGCCACCTCTATGACAGCCACGTGCTCGACCCCTACCTCTCGACCTTCGGGACCAAGATGGCGAGTGACAGCGCCATCCAGGTCGACAACGAGTACATCCCGAGGGCAGACCTCGAAGCCTTTGCGAGGACCGATGCCAGCCGCCTCACCGACTCTTTCGGTGAGGACTTCGTCAAAGAGTTTCGCAAGGACCCGGTTGGTATCTTGAACAGCCTGCCGAAGGACCAGAAGAAGATGGTCATTCGTTTGGCCTCGAGTACTCTGACGGACCCGACCTCCACCTGAGATGGAGCGCGAGGATGCAGAGAGCCGCTTCCGCCGCGCGTTGGCGGAGGTGCAGGCGTATCCGAGCTTGGTCAAGGCTGGGGCTGATTACATCCGCGACCGATTGCGCGAGGGCTCCGTTCCAGGCAACGACGATGATGATGACATCATCGAGACGACCGAGAACGACGATGGAAAGAAGGAGGCGGAGGCGTTACCGCCCCCGCCCCACATCAACCTCTTCCAACATCCAGATACACACCCAGCGATACTCGACATCCTCTTGCTGCGCAAGTACGGACCCGAGTGGATGCTCTGGGAGCCCGAGACGCTCGCGCTACGCATCCCGCTCGATTTTCACACCGGTGAAGTGAGCGACCTCAACATGCACAAGATTCAGGCCATGAAGACCCTGCACGTGGTCGACAGTCCTTGGACGGCGTGGGAGGTCTTCGTGTGGTGTGCCATGCCACTCAACGGTCTGTTCCCAGACTTCGAGGTGATGCAGGTACCGACGGTGGCGCAGGTACTGGTGGCCATCGACGTCTTCAACATCGTCCGGCAAGACGTGACTTGGAGCGACGAGCTCGCGACTTACCTCGGCACGGTCTGGCGGCACGAAGGTCTATTCGTTCCCGTCTCTCCTGCGGACTTCATCACCATCGATACGAGCGGGACGAAGCTCGACCTCGATAAGATTCGGAGCATGTGGCCCGAGGTGCGGCAGAGTCGGAAGGCGCCCTCGGACGAGAATGCCGAGAGCGAGCAGCTGCGGCGCATGCTCGAAGCCGATACCTACCTGCGCGAGTCGCAGGAACTGTTCGAGCGCCAGATGAAGGGAGTGCTGGGTGCCTGAGTGGGTCAAGGAAGCGCTCGCGCCAGCAACCCTCGCGGCGATGAGCACGGCAGTCAAAGGCTTGGGGGCCGGGGCTGGGGTGGGCGGCCTGCTCGGCGCTGGTGCCGGTGGAGCCCTCGGGGCAGTCCAAGGGTACCGGCACCAGCGCCAGCACGGAGCCGACGTCGGTCACGCCCTCGCCGGGGGTCTGAGGGGAGCGCTTCCTGGCATCGGCGCCGGCGCCCTGGCAGGTGCAGGGGTCGGTGGTATCGCTGGGGCTTTGAAGCCAATGCAAGCGCTGGCCATGGGTCAGAAGCCCGGTCTCTTGCAAAGCGCGAGCCACTTCGGCCAGCGTCAAGTCCATGCCCTCACGGGCGTTGGCGGGGCCCAGTACGCGCGCTCGGTGGGCGGAGGCGCTCACGATGCCGTCGAGCGCTACGAGGCAGCCAGGAAGGCCGTGGACGCCGTTCACGAGCTGCACCCAGACCGGGTCCCGGCCATGCGCGAGTTCACCAAGGCCCGACAGTGGCGCGACGCCGCGCTCGAGAGCGAGCGTCAGGGTATTACCAGCTTGCCGGGCTATGCCAAGGCGCTCTGGAAGAACCCGGCCGATGCCGTGGCGGCTGGAGTCAAGGACCAGTGGCACAGCATGGGTACTGGGGGACGGGCGCTCATGTATGGCCTGCCCGCCCTCAGCGTGGCGGGCGAGCTCGCCCACTCCGAGGACGAGTCGGGTAAGGGCAAGGGCCGCTTCCAGCGCGCGGGTGAGATGCTCGGCACGGCGACGGGCGCCCTCGCACCTTTGCCCATCGTCGGTGACCTCGCCTTTGGTGGGGCGCTCTCGGGCAGCTTGGGACAGGTCGGCAAGCGTCTCGACACCCGCTCCGCGCTCCGCAATTTGCAGAAGCGTCGGGGTGAGCAGGTGTCGCTCCCGCCCGAGCCACGCGGCGAGACGACACCGAGCGAGTACATCGCGAGCGACAGGGCCTCAGGGGTCATCCCAGAAAGCGTCACGGCATGAGTTTCGTCGGCAGTATCTCGGCAGGCACGGCTGGTAGTCCTGGCCGCTTCATGGCGCAGACCCGGGGGCGGGTACAGGGCTCCGTCGCGAACGGGGTGAACTACCCGAGTCCGTTCTTCGACGTCGCTCATACCTATCTACCCGTCACCATCAAGCAGCTCTTTCGCTGGTGTCGGTACTACTTCCTGACCAATCCGCTCATCAACGCGACGGTCTTCAAGCTGTCCGAGTATCCCATCACGGACATCATCATCGAGCACCCCGAGCCGAAGGTGCGGCATCGTTGGGAAGAGTACTTTCAGGACCACCTGCGCTTCCGCGCATTCCAGGTCGAGTGCGGTCTCGACTACCACGCTTACGGCAACATGCTCGGCTCGCTCGGGTTCCCGTTCAAGAAGTACCTCAGCTGCCGAGTCTGTGGCTTCAAGGAGCGGGCGGACAAGATTCGCCAGCACTGGACCTTCACGAATACGGCCTTTCGCTTGACGTGTCCCACGTGTGGGCAGACGGGTGATGCCTCGGCGCGCGATATTTACTACCGCAACGCGAGCGGCATCAACCTCATCCGCTGGAACTGCGAGCACGTCGAAATCAACTACAACGACGCGACCGGCGAGACGACGCACTTCTACACCATCCCGCCGCAGGTGAAGAACGACATCACCATCGGCAAGAAGGACATCGTCGAGAGCATCCCGCAGGTCTTCATCGAGGCCATCCGCCAGCAGAAGGGCATCGTCTTTTCGAAGGACAACCTCTTCCACATGAAGCGGGCGACGCTCGCCCAGCAGGACCGTGGTTGGGGCATCCCACTCATCCTGCCGGTGTTGAAGGACGCCTTCTACCTGCAAATCATGAAGAAGGCGCAGGAGGCCATCCTGCTCGAGCACATCGTGCCACTGCGCGTGCTCTTCCCCCAGGCAGGTTCTGGTTCGAGCGACCCGTATACCAGTGTGAACCTCGTCGACTGGCGCGACCACGTCGCGACCGAGATTGCACGCTGGCGTTATGACAATAACTACATACCTATTCTCCCTCTACCTATTGGCAATCAGACCATTGGTGGTGATGGCAGAGCTCTACTCCTTACTCAGGAGATTCAAATCTGGTCTGAGCAGATGATGGTGGGCATGGGCGTGCCCAAAGAGTTCCTGCTCGGCGGCATGAGCTACGCTGGCACCAACGTCTCCATGCGCATGCTGGAGAACGCCTTCATCGGCTACATCCTGCGCCAGAAGCAGATGGCGAACTGGGTCATGCAGCAGGTCTCGGCATTCATGGGCTGGCCTCGAGCGCAGGTGCGCTTCAAGCCGTTCAAGATGGCCGATGACATCCAGCGCAAGGCCTTCCTGTTCCAGCTCAACCAGGCCAACAAGATTTCCGACACCACGCTCCTCGCCGACTGCGACCTCAATCAGGAGGATGAGGACGAAGTGATGATTCGCGAGACGTCCAAGCGTTTGCAGGCAACCAAGCTGCAGCAAATCGCCATGGCGCAGATTCAGGGCGAGGCCTCGGTCGTCATGGCCAAGTTCCAGGCCAAGGCGCAGCAGGTTTCCCAGGCGGTCCTGATGACCCCGCCGGCGCCGGGTGAGCCCGGGGCAGAGCAGGAGATGATGAACCAGGCCATGCAGGGGCAGGCGGCCCCACCACAGCTGCCTGCGGGCACACAGAGCCCGCTCAATGCGGGGCAGCAGGCAGGCGTCCAGCCCGCTCCTGATAGCCTCGCCGAGGCCGACCTCAATGCCCAGGCGCAACAGGGTGTGGACATCCACCAGCTCGCCACCATGCTGGCCGAGCAGTATCTGTCGCTCGGTGCCGACGAGCAGCAAATGGCGCTCCAGAATCTCCAGGCTCAGAGTCCCGAGCTCGCGGAGCTGGTCTTGCAGGAAGTCCACCGCATGCAGGCACAGGGCATGGGTCCACAGCAGATGCCTGGGGCGCTCGGCGCGAGCGTCTCCCAGGTGGACACTAGACCTTTGCCCGAGCAGCGGGGACCTCGTCGCATGGCTGCATCCGTATGAGGGGCTAAGAGAAGACCGCCCAAAGACGGACTACCCGACACGCACCGGTTTGGCATTGGTGGGCCGCGAAGCTTACGTTAGCCGCCCCGTGGTTGTGTGCGTGTCGAGTAGCCCGTCTTCGGACGGTGGATGAGCCCCTCGAGAGGAGCGTGCTGCCCGCGGAGGGGGTTCGCGAACAGCAGCCCCACTCGAAGGGCTCATCCCGGTTTCTGTCAGTTGCTGTTGAGGTAGTTCGCAGCCTTGACGAGGCTGTGTTGACTATGCACGGCGCGTGCCATTGCAGTGACCTCGGGTTCGGTCCGCAGTGCCTGGACTGTCTTCTCGAGTATTTCGGACACGTCGTTGTAGCGGGTGTCCTTGGTGACCTCCGCGATGGCCAAGGCCCAGACGATGCCCCACTCTGAGGTCTTCTCGAAGGCGTGCTCGGTGCCGAGGTATCCGAGCAGACCGTGCTTGGCCTGCTCCTTCATTGACCAGAAGGCCATGTCATTGAACGTACCGATGATTTTCTGCACGCGCTGCATGTTCCCATCATCATCTGTCACCCGAGTGAGCATCATGCTCTCGGCGGCTCCGGTGATGAGTAGGGTGGCACCCGTGGTAACCGAGGAGGCAATACCGGCGGCGCGGTCGAGAACCTTGAGGAACTTCTTCATAGCGGTCTATTCACGTGCGGAGATGTGATGCACGTGCCTTTCTTCCATAGTTGTTATTCCTCAAAATCGTCAGAAATTGCGGCACTCTGCAGATTGCGTAGAACTTCATACCGCTTCTGCACGTTGCGGTCGTTGGACGTGAGAATCTGAATGCCCCAGTCGCAGGGTCGGCGTGTCCAAGGTCCTGGGGCGAGTAGCCACACGAACTCGGTGCCGCGTGGCTTGTGAGTAGGCGCGACGCCGTCTCCATCCGTCGAGTAGAAGATGATGTCGGGTTTGGGTCTGGAAGACATCACCCGTTCGATGGCTGGGATGAAGTTCGTACCACTCCGACCCACGACGGGCAAGGTGAAGAGCTCGCGCACACCGATGCGGATGGGTTCTCTCTTTACACTGGCGTCACAGGCGAGGTACCAGACCTCCGAGAATCCGAGCTGCATCATGGCGTGAGCGAACTCGTAGCGGTTCTCCCGGAGCTGTGGGCTACCCATCGAACCACTCGAATCTTCTATGAAGTAGACGACGGGTTCGTAGGTGATGAGGCCGGGTCGGAGAAGGCCGATGGCGTAGCTGCGCCGGGAGGGTCGGCGGAGCGAGTAGTCGCTTTGCCCCGAGCGCACACGACCGCAGGCATCCCCCAGCACCATGGGCACGACTTGTTGCCAGGGGACGACCGCTTCTTCGGTACCATCGAACCGGAGGAGTTCCTCCATGAAGGCCGGCATATTGCCCCGCCCGAAAGCGCCGCTCTTGGCAGCCTCTCTGAGGGCTTGCTTGCCGGCTTGTTTGAAGTACTGGACCTCCGATTCGCTGCGACCCTGTTCCTTCGTCTTCTGTTCGGAGGGTGATGGCTTTCCACCCGAGCAGGTGCCGCAGCGTCCAGAGCCCACTGACAGAGCCTTGGGTCGCTTGTCGGGAGGCAGATTCTTCAGGAGCTCGTAGTACTTCTCTCCAGTGAGTCCCTTGGGGAAGCCGTAGTTCTTGCTAAAGAGTCCCTCTGGCGGCAGCTTGACGCCGAGGGAGTCGAGCATGTCGTTGATGGGGAAGTCGAAGGCGCAGGCCAAGAGCTCCCACTCGCTTTGAGGAAAGCTGACGATGCGCGGCAGATGGTCGTTCAGAATGTGCAACGCCTCGTGTATGAGTAGACCACTCGCCACTTCTACATCCCACTGTGAATACCAGTGGTAATCGATGCCGAGGAGCATCTTGTCCGTGACGAATAGCGTTTGGATGGCCTGGACGTTCTCGGGGACGAGGCCGAGTACGGTCACGTAGAAGTAGGGGAACTTGGATTTGATGTGGAGACGGGCCTGCTGCAAGCGGATGATGCCCGCACCGATACTCTGTAGCTCAGTCTTGGACATAGTCAGTGATGTTATTGTCCGCCATCCAGCGGTATACGGGGTCTGCGAAGATGCGAATCGCTGGGCTCACGCTCCGACCGAGGTTCTTGCTGAGCAGGGTTCGTGCACCAGAGACGATGACGTCGCCCATGTCGGCTTGGATAAAGTTGCTGAAAATGCTCCAGGCGCGAGCGGCCATGTCGATGGCCACCTGTCGGTCGGGGATGCTGGCAACGTACTCCGTCACGCTCGTGAGGACGGCGTAGCCGACATCCATGCGGTGATTGTTGGGCTGGAAACCTTTCTCGAGGACCTCCTCGGGTCTCGGCAGGTCGGCATTGCGCAGCCAGGTGAGCATGTCGAATGCAGCTCCCTCACCCACGCAGCCCTCTATCATGAGCTGCCCGATGGCCTCGGAATGACCGAGCGCATCTGCGGTGGCCTTGAGGCGCCCGGCGAGTCTCCAAGTACGGTGTGAGGGCCAGTTGTACCCCGATTGCGGGTGGTCCGTCGATGGTTCCATGTGTAGTGTCATGCCCTGCCGATACTCGTGGTAGCCCGTCAGCATGGCTTTGGCGTGAGCATAGGTCGAGCTCCAGCGGGAGCGAACGATGTCTTCTCCCTTGGCGGCGTCGAATTTGGGTGTCGCCCGCTCGCTCGCCATGAAGGCAATCCAATCTCGGTGGGGTGGCGGCTTCACCTGGAGGTGGCAGTAGCGGTTGGCCGTTGCCGGTGATAGGTGGAAACCACTGGTCGACCACTTGGGTGGGTTGGCTGCAGCCAGGATGCGAATGCCGGGAGCAAGGCGGGTATCCCCAACGACTCGGTCTTGGATGAAGCCGAGCATGGCTCCTTCCGTTGCTCGAGTCGCGTTGTTGGCCTCGTCGAGGAAGATGACGCCTCGACCCTGTGGGTTGAGCCAGCGCACGGCGGCGAGCATGCACTCGATGGTGGGCCCATTCAAGCCAGGCATGAGCACGCCTGCAAAATCTTCGGGTTGGCGCTGGCCTGGGTAGATGGGTGCGTAGGGCAGCATGCATTCGATGCACGCCTGTTTGACCTTGTCGCTCTTGGCCGTAGAGGGTAGACCCCAGTAGAAGACGGGAGCGCCCCAAATGCAGTCGGGTTCGAAGGGGTCTCCCATGGGAGTCATGATGGCGACGTGCGCCGTGACGTGCATGACGTTGGTGGCATCCGGCACGTTCGCATCTTCGATGCCGACGTGCATGGTGCTGCCTTTGGAATGGTCGAATACGTGCTTTTTCTGGTCAGGCATAGACTTTGGTTGTATGGAGCCAGCACGCTGCTGGCTCCGTGGTTATCTCTGCTTCTCTGAAGAATTGCTAGACCTCACCCGGACTCTTTCCGAGTGCAGCTTCCGGGGCAGCCGCTTCTCCAACATCTAGCGTAAGTTCCGTCCTTACATTCCTCTCCATGACAGACGCCGTCTGCCCAGACTTCTTGTATGTCCGTGTTCAAGTCCATGATGCACGAGATGCAGAAGTACGTCGGGTTGGGGTCACAGATTTCGAACCTGTCACCTGGTTCACTGACATCTGGATTCCTACTGGAACGATGAATCTCTCCGAATGGGGCGACGCACATCGTCTCGCCCGGTAGGATGCCGCTCTTGCAATATTTGCAGTACACGATGGCGCCATGCACGTTCACTGGTACTCGGTTCTCCGAGTAGACATAAAAGCGCTCTTCGATTTCATTCCAATTCTTCACATGGATGAAGGCTGGTTCGTATAGGTAATCGTCCTCATTTTCCGTCTTGATGTCGAAGAACGTCAGCCGACCATTGACGATGAACGGTCTGACCATGAACATGCAAACGCAGCCATCCATGTATGGGATGGGTTCTCCATCACACGCGCAGAGGACGTTACTTTCCATGACCCAATCGCTGTTCTCCCAGTCGTCTTCTCCATAACTTTTCATCTACAACCTCTCCCAGATGAGCGGTGTTCGCTCGACCCGAGTCCAGCGCCGGTGCACTGTCTCGAGTCGTGGGTCTGGGGTCAGGTAGGAATCTGGGTCCCAGTCCCAGAGCAATGTGTCTAGTTGTTCGACGTCTTGTCGGAAATCGATGTGCAACCGTCGAGTGAGCTCGAGTCCTTGCGGCAAGACTCCTGGGTAGTCTCGTCGTGCGATGCACTCGCGTTCGAACAAGTCGTCACGCAGGTCTTCATCATCGCAGCACAGTCCATACCAATCAGGGTCGGTGGGTCCGACGTAATCCTGGCCGAGCCATTTGCAGTATTGACCGGGCTTGGCCATGCCGAGCAAGACCTCGAGGTCTCGCTGATTGACGAACGTGATGAAGCCTTTCGAGTCCGTGAGCTTCGCCCGGACGCCGCCGAGAAGGCGTCCGGGAACGGGTGCGAGCACCCATTGCACGTACCAAGGTCTGTCTGGTTCTAGTGGGTCGCGGATGGCGACACCGGGCAGTCCGATGGGGTCTTCGAGAAACCTCGTTCCCTCGATGAGCTTGAGACTATGCGGCGTTGGGTTGACGAGCATTGGCGTTTCTCCAACTCTCTCTGGTCAATACCTCTCGGCACCAGAAGAGAAGCCCACAACATATGCCGTAGAAAAAGCCGAGACAGAGCACTCCAAACAATGTCTTAATCCTCCTCGTCCTCCTCTGTTATGCCGTCTATTCCCAGCATTTCATCTATGTCTGCTTCGAATGCCTGACCTGAATTGTCGTATCCCTCTTCATCGGTATCTTTCATTAGTCCTCCGATGTAGTTATTCCCGAATCAGGCCTCTTCCTTGCTGATGCAGAAGGCCGTGGGTTACCCTGGTGCGCGAGTCATCCATGGCGTACCTAGACCATCAAGAAGCGTACGAGGACTTCAAGCAGTCGGTGCTCGAGGGCATCCGCAGCCACTTCCCAGTGACGGGAAGTCAGCAGAGCGTCGAGCTCAAGAACCTCGAGGTCAAGGACCTCGAGCCGGGCTCCGACGACATCCGTGGACAGCACGCGGCCAAGGTCCAGGGTGGTAGCTGGTCGAGTCCCGTCTACGCCACGCTGGTGATGAAGAACAAGGCCGGCGCGGTGGTGCAGGAGAAGACGATGCGCATCGCCGAGATTCCGCGTGTCACCAGACGCTACAGCTACATCGTCGATGGCAATGAGTATCAGGTCGACTCACAGTGGCAGCTCAAGAGCGGCGTCTACGCCCGCCGGCGTGAGAATGGCGAGCTCGAGAGCCGCTTCAACACGCCCAACAAGGGCGAGTTCAAAATCATCTTCGACCCGACGACGAAGCAGTTCAACATGCACCGGGGCAAGGCCGAGACCATCGCGGTCTATCCGCTCATGAAGGCCATGGGCATCGATGACGATGCTCTGGAGAAGAGCTGGGGTAAGGAGGTACTCGCTGCCAACAAGAACGCTCGTGGCATGGCGGGCGCGCTCACGAAGTTCTACAAGGCAGACCGCCGGGGTGACCCTGCCGACCACGCCGAGGCACTCAAGTACTTCCAGCAGACGATGGCAGACAGCCAGCTCGACTCGGCCGTGACGAAGACCACGCTCGGCAAGTCCTTCAGCAGCGTCGAGGGTGACACCTTGCTGCGAGCGACGGACAAGCTCATCAAGGTCCAGGGTGGCGCTCCCGAGGACGACCGGGACAGCCTCGAGTTCAAGAAGCTCCGTACGACTGGGGACTACGCCTACGACCGTCTCACGGACTGGATGACGAAGCGCTCCATTGGTGCACGCATGGCGCGTCAGGTGAACAAGGCGACCGACATCCGTCAGGTCGTCAAGTTCAACATGCTGAACGACCCTATCAAGAAGACCTTCAAGACCAACTCGGCGAGTCGTCAGGCGAGTCAAATCAATCCGCTCGAGATGGCCGCTGCAGCCCAACAGACTACCATCATGGGGCCCGGCGGCATTCAGAACACGCGCGTCATCGACAACACCATCAGCCTCAAGCTGGTGAATCCGAGCCACCTCGGTTTCCTCGACCCCGTCAAGACCCCGGAGAACGAGAAGACTGGTATCATCCTGCGTCTGCCTACGGGCGTGAAGAAGGTCGACGGCGAGGCGAAGGTACCTCTCTACAACATCAAGACGGGCAAAATCGACTACCTCGGTCCGACGGAGTTCGGGCAGCAAAACGTGGTGCTCCCCGACCAGGTCACTTGGGAGAATGGCAAGCCCAATCCCATCTCCAGTGCCGTGAAAGCGAGTACCATCGGCAACAAGCTCGGCGAGGTCAAGTTCAAGGACGCGCAGTACGTGATGCGCCACCCGTCTCAGCTCTTCAGCCTGACGACGAACCTCATCCCGTTTCTCGGCAGCAATTCTGGTAACCGTGCGACGTACGCTGGCGGTCAGATGGAGCAGGCGGTGAGTCTCAAGCACCGCGATGCGCCTCTCGTGCAGGTGGGCACGGGCGTCAAAGACCCACACATCGATAGCTTCGAGGGCATCATGGGTCGACAGGCAGGGCACGTGTCCCTGCACTCGGGCGAGGTCGTCAAGGTGAGTAAGGATGCCGTCGCCGTCAAGATGGCCAATGGCAAGCTGCATGAGGTCCAGCTCTACGACAACTTCCCACTCAACGACCCGAAGAGCATGCTCTACTCGACGCCGACCGTGAAGGTGGGTGACAAGGTCAAAGCGGGTGACTCCGTTGCAGATACCAATTTTACGAAGGGTGGGCGCCTCGCGCTCGGCACCAACCTACGTGTGGCTTACATTCCCTACAAGGGCTACAACTTCGAGGATGGCGTCGTCATCAGCAAGAGCGCGTCCGAGAAGCTCACGAGCGAGCATCTCTACAAGGAGAGCACCCGTATCACGGATGAGACCGTTCGTGATGTGAAGAAGTTCCGTATTCAACATGCAGGCGCATTCGACGACAAGCAATACGACAAGCTCGACGACAAAGGTGTGGTCAAGATAGGCACCAAGGTTTTGCCGGGAGACCCGCTCGTGCTCGGCATGACGCCGTATAAAATCAAGGACCGCATGGGCATCGCTGCCGTACGCAAGAGTCTGTCGGGACAGCACACCGACACGAGCCTGCGCTGGAAGAGCGACTACGCCGGTGAGGTGGTGGCCGTCCACGAGAAACCGGATGGTACGGTCGCCGTGCACGTGCGAACCGAGGAGCCCATGCAGGTCGGTGACAAGATTGCCGGCCGTTATGGCAACAAGGGCATCGTCACTCAGGTCATCGACGACGACAAGATGCCGAAGACCAAGGATGGTAAGCACATCGAGGTCGCGCTCAACCCGAGCGGTGTACCAGGGCGCATGAACATCGGCCAGGTGCTGGAGACGGCTGCGGCGAAGATAGCGCTGAAGACGGGCAAACCCTACATCGTCAACAACTTCGACGGCTCGAGCGCCGTGGAGAAGGTGAAGAAGGAGCTCGAGAAGCACGGCCTCTCCGACCAGGAGGAACTCATCGACCCGGAGACGGGCCATTCCCTGGGCAAGGCACTGGTCGGCCCTCAGCACATGCTCAAGCTCGTGCACCAGGTGGACAAGAAGGTCTCGGTCCGTTCGGGTATGGCACCCCTCGAAGGGTCTGGGGAGACCGTCGAGAAGTACGACAGCAACCTCATCCCGAGTGGCACGGGCAAGGTCGGCGCCCAGTCCATCGGACACAACGGTCTCTACACCCTGCTCGCCCACGGCGCCAAGGCCAACATCCGCGAGATGCAGACCTGGAAGAGCGAGGGCCCCGACAAGGAGACCAACCTCGCCAAGAAATGGCCGAGTCAACACATCCAAGTCTGGGGTGCCATCCAGAGTGGTGAGTCGCTGCCGACCCCAACGCCCACCTTCAGCTTCCACAAGTTCGGCGAGCTGCTCCGCGGTGCTGGCATCAACATGGAGAAGCAGGGCAACCAGCTCAAGCTCCTGCCCTTCACTGACAAGCAGACCCTCGCGCTCTCGAATGGCGAATTCAAGAAGCCGCACATGCTGACGGACGCCCGTCTCGACGACAAGGGTGAGCTCCGACCGTACTCGGGTGGTCTCTTCGACCCGCGCATCACGGGCGGCCATGGGGGCAGGGGCTGGGGTCACATCACTTTGCCCGAGCCGGTGCCCAACCCAGTCTTCGAGGGTGCCATCCGCAAGCTCACGGGTCTCTCCCAGAAGGACTACGATGACCTCGCTGGCGGCATGCGTGCGCTCGGGAAGAGCGGCAAGTTGGTCGAGCTCAATACGCCAGGCTCGGTCACTGGTGGTACAGCACTCAAGCAGATGCTCGACGACATCGACCCGAAGAAGGAGCTCGCCAAGGCGGAGAAGGAGCTCGCGGGCATGAAGCTCACGAGCAGCATTGCGCATGGCGCTTCGACCCAGAAGGTCGATGCGCTCGTGAAGAAAATCAAATACCTGCGTACGCTCGACCAGGTTGGCATGAAGCCGAGCGAGGCGTACATCATCAAGCACTTGCCCGTCATCCCGCCGGCACTACGTCCGCCGGCGCTCATGAACGGCGACGTCAAGTGGGACGACCTCAACGGGCTCTACCAGAACCTCGGGCAGCTGGTCACGCGCATGAAGGACCCGACGCTCGAGAAGAGCCTGACCGACAAGGGCAAGATGGAGCTCCGGAGCGACATCTACGATGGCGTCAAGGCCATCATGGGTCTCGATAAGCTCACGGATGACAAGCAGAAGAAGGGCATCCTCCACCAGATTGCCAACAACGGCAATCAACCGAAGCATGGCTTCTTCCAGGCGACGCTCATGAAGCGCAAGCAGGACCTGACCATGCGCTCGACCATCATCCCGGAGCCGTCGCTGGGTCTGGACGAGATTGGTCTGCCCAGGGACAAGGCCCTGTCTCTCTACAAGCCGTTCGTGGTGCGGAAGTTGGTGGAGATGGGCGCCGCGCGTAGTCCCCTGTCTGCCCAGCAGCTCATCGCCGACAAGGACAAGAGCGTCTACCGAGCGCTCGAGCTCGCGACGTCCGAGCGGCCCGTGCTCATCAAGCGCGACCCGGCGCTGCACAAGCACAGCGTCCAGGCCTTCAAGCCACGGCTGGTGCAGGGCATCGCCGTGCGCATCCACCCGCTCACTACTAGCGGCTTCAACGCCGACTTCGATGGTGACACCATGAGTGCCTACGTGCCCATCAGCGATGAGGCCGTGAAGGAAGCCCGGGACATGTTCCCGAGCAACAATCTCTACAATGAAGCAACGGGCAAGGTCATCTACAAGCCCACGCTCGAGGGTGCACTGGGTCTGTTCAAGCTCTCCCGCGTCACCGGCGACAGTGGCAAGAGCTATACCAGCATGGCCGAGGCCCTCAAGGCCGTGAAGGGCGGGGGTCTACCCATTGACAAGACCATCACCGTCGCCGGTCAGAAGACGACGCCGGGACGCCTGCTCATCGCCAGCGCTCTGCCCCAGCAGATGCAGAAGAAGTACATGAACGCAGACCCCAAGATGCTGGTCGATGGCAAGGGTCTCGATGCGCTCTTCGACGAGCTCGCCAAGAACCACAAGGCCGAGTTCGGCGTGGCGGCGAACCGTCTCAAGGACCTGGGCAACGGCGCGGCCTACGGCTCCATCATGGTGTCGAACTCGGGCAATGATGGACCGCGCGCCATTGCTGCCGCCGAGGGTCACACCAAGCGCGAGTTCATCCCCATACCCACGCACTCGCTCAGTCTCGACGACTTCATGGTCGACAAGGGTCTACGCCAGAAGCACGTCTCTTCAGCCCAGCGCCAGGTGGACTCCATTCAGAAGTCTCGTATGACCCCGGCGGAGAAGGAACGCAAGACCGTGGGGGTCTGGCAGAAGATGATGACGGACCTGACTTCCGAGCATCTCGCCAAGCACGAGAAAGACCCGAGCAACCTCGCGCTCATGGTGCAGGCAGACGTCAAGCCCAGCAAGACACAGTACCGACAGATGGTGCTCGCTCCCGGCATCCTCGAAGATGCGGCGGGCAAGCCCATCGCCATCCCCGTCATCAAGAGCTACGCCGAGGGTCTCGACCTCGCGGGCTACTGGATTCAGTCGAGTGGTGCACGTGGCGGCACCATCAAAAAAGTGCAAGAGGTCAGAGACCCTGGTGCATTTAGCAAACAGCTGATGCAGACCACCATGGGCTCGGCGCTCGTGGCTGAGGAAGATTGCGGCACCCAGCGTGGTGTGAGCATGAGTGTGGGGCACCGTGACGTACACGACCGGGTGCTCGCGGCAGATTTCAACGCCAAGGGTATGACGATTCCAAAAGGGACCGTCCTATCTCCCGACGTCGTCGCGAAGATTCGTGCGCTCGATAAAGACTCGAGCGTCCTCGTCCGTTCGACCCTGAAGTGCGAACACGAGAAAGGCGTGTGTCAGAAGTGTGCGGGGGTCAGTCCGAATGGCGGCTTCTACCGCATTGGTACAAACCTCGGCGTCATTGCGGCGCAGGCGCTCGGCGAGCGCAGCATCCAGCTCACGCTCAAGGCATTTCACTCGGGTGGTGTGAGCACGGGTGGCAGTGGGACCATGAACAGCTTCAAGCGCGTCGAGGACCTGACCAATCTACCCTCGACCATCGCCGACTCGGCGACGCTCGCCATGCAAGGAGGGACTATCGAGAAGCTGGAGAGCGACGCGACGGGCACCAAGGTCTGGATTGGTGGCAAGGCACACCACATCGGCAAGGACCGTGCGGGTCAGCTCCTCAGCAAGCCACTGGCTGGTGTGAACACCAGTTGGTCACCGCCCAAGGTGGGCATGAAGGTCGAGGCGGGGCAAGTCCTCAGCGACCCGACTCGCTCCTTCGTCAACCCTCACGACCTCTACAAGGCCACCGGCAGCATGGAGCGGGTTCAGAACTTCCTGACCGACGAGCTGCACGGCATCTACCAGAGCGAGGGCGTCCGCCGCCAGAACGTCGAGACCGTGGTGCGCTGCATGGGGCAGCTCACCAAGGTGCGGGACTCGGGTGACGCGGAGGGAGTGCTGAAGGGCGAGTATCGAAACGCATCTCACATCCGAGCCATCAACAAGGAGCTCGCCCGTCAGGGCAAGCGCCCCGTCGAGCATTCGCCCATCCTCAAGGGTATCGATATCTTGCCGCGCGAGATGCAGGAAGATTGGATGGCCAAGCTCATGCATAACCACCTGAGCCAGACCATCTTGCAGGCTGCAGCAACGGGCGCGGTCTCTGACATCCACGGCACGCATCCCGTACCCGGCATCGCTTTTGGTGCGGAGTTCGGACGCACGAAGAAGGACTCTTTGAAGCCAGGTCTAGGTCATCTACGAAGTGCTCCGGATTATGGGTACTGATTCAGAGTTGAGTAGATGCTAGACTCGAGTTCGTGCCCCTACCCGGCGTAGCTACGTACTCTCAGGCTGGACCTGACCAGAGACACCCCTTTCGAAACGCGTGGACGCAACCGGAAGGGGGCTCTGGCGCGTTCGTCCAGGAGTGCCAAGTCACCGATATCAATCTCAAGCTCTGGACGGTCGACGTCGTCACCAAGTTCGACCAGAAGCAATACCTGAACATTCAGATTGCTTCTCCGTACATGCACTTCAACCAAGGTGAGGGCTTCTATGCGATGCCGGACATCGGCGCGAAGTGCCAGGTCTGTATCCCCAGTGATGGCCCACCACCCTTCGTACTCGGCTTCATCATGCCGCAGGAGACGATAGATGGCGCGAGTGCGGACGCTCCCCAAGGAACAGATGGGCAGAAGGGAGGCGTCACCCAGACCGCCACTACCGCCTCCTTCGCTGGTGGCCGTAAGCGGGCCAAGCCTGGAGACATGGGCGTCGCTTCCAGAGACGGGAGCTTTGTACGTCTCCACCGCGGTGGGGTCTTGCAGATTGGTGCTTCAGAGCTCGCTCAGCGCATTTACATCTCTCTACAAAACGTCATCACGGATATCAGCCAGAACTACCGTCACCAGAACACTGGCGGCAGCGTCAACTGGTTCATCTCCCCCGGAGAGTCTGTCACTAACCCTCCTACCACAGCACGGTATACCTATCGAGTTCTGGCCAATGAGGAGAAGGCTACCGTCCGTGTTGCCGTCGGACGAGTGAGCGACGTCTTGAAGGAACCGCTCGAGGAAGTTCGGAGCGACCTGACGCAGCTCGGTATCGATGGCAAGAGCATCGTCGCAGAGGTCATCATCGCGCCCGAGACCATTGCGGCAGAGGATGGGGCTCTCGGCAAGGACACTCCAGGTGCCAGCGTGCTTCGCTACTTCTTCGACAAGGCGGGCAATGCCCTCTTGCGGATGGAGGGCAGCGTCGTCGCGAGGGTCGGCAAGCGTCTGCGCCTGCGTGTCGATGACAACGTCGAGGTCTTCGGCAAGAAGGACATGACCATGACGTTCGATGGGGTCGGCCGCCTCGCAGCGCAGGGCGGACTCGACCTCTCGGGAGCCGTCGTTCGGGTCAACGGTGGCAGCAAGGCTGTGGCTACCGTGGGTTCGACCGTGATGATGACCGTGGTCGCGCCCATCCCCATCACGGTCGTCGTCGCCGGCGTGCCGAGCCCGGGAACCATTCTCACCGGCGCGGTCTTCAGTGGGGTCATTACTAGCGGCAACCCGACCTTCCTCGCTTGAAGATGAGTCCTCGGGCTAATCTGGTCTAACGATGGCCTCTGTAGATGAAATTGCGGGCGGAACGCTCGGTGAGCTCAACACGGGCCTCGACCAGGCCACGGTGCTGCTGCCGGCACTGACGGCGCAGATAGACGCGGCCATCGGGCTCGGCCTCGGCCCCCTCAAGTTTGACCTCGGGGTCCAGCTCAACGCCGCGCTGGCCGCGACGGCCACCCTCACGCTCCAGGTGGGCAACCCCCTGGCGGCCCTGCAGGCGGCGCTGGCGGCCGTCGTGCAGCTCCAGGCTGCCATCACGGCGAGTCTTGCCCTGCCACCAGTGCAGCTCAGTCTGGGCGCCGAGCTCAGCGCCATGGCGGCCCTCGCCGGTACGGTCTCGGCTCGGCTCGGGGCCATCGAGGGCATCATCCAGGCCGCGCTCGCGGCGAAGCTGCCAGCCGTTCAGTTCCTCGATGGTCTCGACCTGAACGTGGGCCCCGCCATCCTGCTCGGTTTCGACGGCATCAGCGACGGTACGCAGATGTCTCAGATTGGCAACCTCATTCAGAACAAGCTGCAGGCGCCCGTCACCTTCGGCGGCGATACCATCCAGCCCACGGACAACGTGAGTGGGGTGCTGCTCCTGACGACCGCAGACCCTGTCTTCACAGTGATGGCGCAGATATTTGCGGGGCTATGAGAAGCACTCGATGAGTGCTCCTCTGGGCACTCTGCCGTCAGCCGAGTGCACGTAGGTCATGAACCTCTTCGATGTTGGTGACCACCCATCCTGATTCGGTATCGGTGGTGTCTAGTCCCCCCAATTTCTCTAGGGTGGGAACTGGGTCGAGCACCTTTCGGTAGACCTCGGGTTCGTTACCGAACCGCACCTCGAAAAGCTCACTTCGGTCGCCCTTTTCATTCACCGTGAAAGGCCAACTCGGATGCGCAAAGAGAAAGATGTTCCGGTGTGGATACCCAGTTCTGATGGTGAATTGATAAATCATCGCGTTCTAGTCCCTCCAGTCCGCTTATTCCGGTACTGGCAAACTCTTTGCTATCCTCTCGGCCATGCAGCCACTCTTCCTCGAGCCGCGAGTCGAGTTCCAAAAGACTGCGGCGATGACGCAGCTTCCTGAAGACCCAAACGCGTGGCCTCACGAGATTCTGCAGGAGCTCTACAAGCAAGCACCCTACATCGCAGACTTCTCCCCGCACGTGGTGATGGAGAAGGTCGATGGGGAACAGGGGTATGGACTCGGGTTCGTAGAGGTGGGAAACCAGACCGAGATTCAGGCGGCTGCAACGCCCGAAGCCACGGCAGCATCTGGAGTGCGCAAGGTGCGCGTCCCCGTGGTCATCAAGGACGGGATGCTCTTCCCCTTCGACTTGCTCGTGAGCGACGACTCGAAGGTCTTGCCGCTCACCGAGACGCGGCTACGTGCCGCCATCTTCCGTCCCCAGGCCTTCGACGTGACGAGTCGTACTCCTGGCGACCAGAGCATGATTGGCCAGCTCTATCCTCCATATCGCCAGAGCATGGGCTTTGGCAGCGGCACCATGACGAGCGTTGGCATGGGCGGCATGGACAAGGGTGGCAGCGCGCTCGAGACCTACCTCGGCGAGAAGACGGCAGGCTTCCAGGAAGAAGCGGCGCAGTTCATGTCAGCGGACTACCTGCACGCGCCGGAGGGCACCAAGCAGGCACGCTACGGCAAGAAGGTCGCCTCGGGTGACGCGCGCGTCGGGATGATGGACGAGTTGCTTTCGAAGAGCGCCTCGGCGCTCGGCGCCGTCAACGCAGCGCTCGCGGGTCGAGGTGCAGCCAGTCAGGCCGTGAAGAATACGGCAGCGGCCAAGAGCCACGCCACGGCGGCGATGGTGCGCGCCAAGAACATCGCGAGCAAGAGCGGGCTCTTGAAGAAGACTGGGTCACTGCTCGCCGATATCGCGCCGACGGTTTACGAGAGCGACCTGCTCGCGTTCAAGCGCGCCATGGTCGACTCCGACCTGCAGCCCTTGCTCTACAAGAACGCAGCGGCCATGACCCCGGCACTCGAGGTGCTGCTCACGGTGCCAGAGCGGCCCAAGTTCGCCTCCGCTCTGCCCAGCCTGGTCTCGCCCACGGTGGTCCAGCTCAAGCGCACGGACGAGGGTTACAGGGTCAAGGCGGCGAGTCATCTCCTATGGGCGCCGTTCACGGAGGACATCGACCGCGGCGCCGCCGTCGCGCGCTTCGGCGAGAAGGTCGTCCTTGCAGCCGATTTGTCGGGTGCCGTCACTATGTCTGGGGAAGAACCCGCCGCCGAAGACATGGAAGCGGCGCAGCCCACCGCGGCGCCCAAATCTATAACGGCGCCGGGCGTCTATCGCGTGACCACGCCCGAGGGCGAGGACGTCGTCGGGCACGTCATTCCCAACCTGGTCGACATCGACGGCACGGAGTTGCCGCTCGCGCTCTTCACGAATGGTGAGCAGTCCATCGTGCAGGGTGACGTGGTGGGCGTTCCCGTAGACGAGGCCGTGGAACTACCCGCGGGAGCGAGCGAGCCTCACGGTCGTGGTGTATTTATCACCGAGGGTCCCGAAGGCACCAAAGCCACCATCCCGCTCGACATCCAGGGCTCGGTGGACATGGGCGATGGTGAGCCCTCGCTCTATCGCGCCGAGAGTTTTACGGGTGAGCAGGTCATGGTCTCGCTCCAGCCCAACATCGTGGCCGTGACGGGCACCGAGGACGGCAAGATGCTCATCCCCTCGAGCTGGTCGTGGCTGCCACTCGACCATACGGATGCCGTAGCGCTCGAGTCCCAGGAAGATGGGCTCGGTGGCAAGACGGCCTCGCTCCGCGCTGCAGACTCCACCATCGAGCTCGTGAGCGGGCATGGCGGGACGTACTCGCTGCGGGGTCTACCCGTCGAGAAGCTCGCACATGACGAGCGCGAGATGCTCGGTCTCGACGACACGATGTTTCTGCTCGCAGGTCTCGGTGTGCCGCAGAAGCGGGGCATCGAGAAGCTCGCCAAGGCGATGACTGGGCTCGAACCGGTGCAGGTGCGTGTGTATCACACACTCAAACTCGCGAGCGATGCGGCAGCGGAGGCCGTAGCCGCCGCGCGGGAGGTACTCGCACACCTACCCAACCTGCGCCAGCCCCATCTCTTCAAGGAAGCGGCAGTGCTCGGCGACCCCCAAGCCGTCGACACGGTGCTCGCTCTCGGGTTCCTAAACCCGGAGAATCTCACTACGTTCGTGGGCTATCTGCCCGAGCTCGAGGCGAGCCAAGCCAAGCTCTGTGACATCTTGCTCGCGAGCCGTCTCGGCAGCCTCATCGAGACGCCCGAAGGCGCCGTCGAGCGCTCCGTGCGCAGCGTCGAGGCGGTACTCGAGGGGCTCAAAGCTCTGGCCTTCCAGCAGAACTGATTGCATTTCCCGAAGAGCTGGGCCAGGTTATGCCTGGGCCAGCTACCCCGGGGTCGTCTTCTCCGTTCAGCGTTTTTCCGTGGGTTCGTCGTGCTTCGCCCTGTTCGGGGTAGCTGGGCCCGGCTTCGACCACCATGATTCGCTCGAGTCCTGCGGACTATTATTTGAAATATTTATGTACCCATCCCGAGGGGTACAAGAACGACCAGATACGGCGCCTCGTCAAGCTTCAAGGTCTCGACTTCTTGGGCATGGAGCATCTGCAGAACCTGCGAAGTGAGTGCACACCACCGACGCCGTTCTACCCAGAGGACAAGCTGCACCACTCGTCCATGCGCTTCCTCACCAAGGAACGCATCTACGGGCTCTATCATCCCGATGGGGACACCCTCATCGCCATCAAGTTGCTCGACAATCCCAAGGCCAAGGAGGTCGTCGAGAGCATGCTGGCCGCCGGCGCCGAGCCGGTCTTGATAGTCCACTCGCTCAAGCGCCTGCAATTCCAAGCGACGAGTCGAGCCGTCGAGCTCTACCAGCATTTCTACTTCAACACGAAGCTCCTCGATTCGACAGAGCTCCGTGCCGTCTTGCTCATGCGGTCGCAGATAGATGTCGACCCGATGGATACGGATGCGAGCCGTTATCGGACTGCCTACGAGAAGGTCTCCAAGAGCAATGTACACATGCTGGCGCAGTCGTCTCCGCTCTCGCCCTTCAGCCGCATTCTAAACATGATGCAAGTTGGCATCATGCCAACGGGTGTGCAGATTGCGAAGCTCGCTACCATCGCGCGCATGGCTGCCGTGGTACGAACTGCCGAGAACTCCTTGCTGGGCCGCGCCGAGCGAGCCAGGGACTTCGCGCTCACTGGTAAAATCATGAACGAGCTCATCGAGAGCGTCGGTGACGCCTCGGGTGACTTGCAGAAGAGCATGATGGGTGTGGCGCTCGACACCGAGGCGAGTGCAGTGCCCAGTCTCGAGCAGCTCACACAGGGTAACTACACGGTAGAGTTACTCCCCGAGCGCGTAGGCGAAGATTCCGAAGTGGAGGCAGCGAGTGAGTGAGAGAACGGTAGTCCTGGGAGAAGTCGATGAGGACCGTGCGCGGCGCACCATCAGTGACATGCAGGCGGCCAGTGGTCCATCCTTGTCGGCTGTGATTGATGCAGTCCCCAAGTTCATCTCCGTCGATGACTTCACCACCTTTCGCGCCGAGTGGACGCTGCAGGATGGCAACGTCATCGTTCACTTCTTCACGCCCTCCGTGGCCCCGACCATCGCGTACTGGACCGAGGTCTTCCCCGTGGCCCTCGACCGCGTTGGCCGCGAACACTTCGAGGCAGACAAGCCTAGGCTGCAGGCCAAGTATACGGTGGAGCTCAACTCCTGGTGGCTGCGTGCTTTGAAGTACGACCACATCATCGACATCGTCCGTTTCATGGATGCGTTCTTCGACAAGCTCGACGCTGCTCTCGAGGCATGAGACCGAAGCTCAGAAACCGCTTCTCGAAGACGAGGTCTTTCAGCATCCAGCCCGCCTCCTTCGTGTGCCAGCGCATGAAGTGACGCACCATGGGTCTCATCTTGACGGGGATGACCTCGCGCGCCTGGAAGTAGATTAGGTATCCGTCCTCCAGTGTCTGGATGACCGGGTTGTAGAATATCTCGTACGCTCTCTGTAGAGAGGCGAGCAGGTCTTCCACATAGGTATCTACTTTCATCATGGCAGCAGCCGAAGTCTATCTCGACAACGACGAAGAGGAACTCCCAGATGTCTCTGCGAGCCATCCGGATTACATCTGGCAGCCTGAAGAGGACCCCGAGGAGCCGGACCTGCTAATCCGCGAGGAAGCCATTGCGAAGCTACCCAAACTACCACGGGTCAAGCCGAGCGTCTTCACGCAGACTGCCTTTCTCATGCCCACCGAGGTGGGTGAGGGTGACCAGCAGACCATAGAGCTCAGGAACTTCTCGTTCAAGGAGCGCCCGCACCTGCGCCGCATCTACGATACGGCGTGTCGTCGTGTATTGCTCATGTGCGCTCGTCAGGTGGAGAAGTCCACCCTGCTCGGCAATATCTCCATCGCGTACTCGTGCATCGTCCCCGGCTACCGCACGCTCTACGTCTCGCCCTCTGCCACTCAGACCAAGACCTTCAGCGCCGACCGCATCAAGGAGCCGCTCGAGACCAGCACCTTCCTTCGTCAGTTCACGACGAAGATGCTCTCCATGAACATCCTGGAGAAGCAGTTCATCAATCGCAGCAAGATTACCCTGCGCTACGCGTTCCTCAACGCCGACCGCTGCCGAGGAATTCCGGCATGGGCTCTGTTCCTGGATGAGATTCAGGACATCCTCGCCGACAACATCCCCGTCATCGAGGCCTGCCAGAACCACGCGCCCAAGCGCTGGCGTCGCAACATCTACAGCGGCACTCCGAAGTCCCTCGACAACACCATCGAGACTTACTGGTCGTCGATGAGCACGATGAACGAGTGGGTCGTGCCCTGTGAGGGGTGCAACAACTGGAACATCCTGGGCGAGAAGAACATCGGCAGGAAGGGCATCGTCTGTACCAAGTGCGGCAAGTACCTGAACGCTCAGCACCCACGAGCTCAGTGGGCCGCGCAGCGCCAGTTCGACGACGTGAAGGTCCCCTTCGAGGGCTACCGCATCAGTCAGTTGATGGTGCCCTGGGTGGACTGGAACGAAATTCTCATTGCCTATGAGAAGCACGGGCGTGACAAGTTTTATAACGAGACGCTCGGCATTTCGTACGACTCGGGCATGCGCCCGCTCACTCGGGCGCAGGTCATGGCGGTTTGCAACCCCGAGATTACGATGTATGACTCGAAGCAGCGCGAGTACTACAAGCAGCTCAGCGCTGCTCAGCCCATCTTCGCTGGCATTGATTGGGGATGTCATGACGAAGACACCCGCATCCTGACGAGGGATGGCTTCAAGTACTTTCGAGACCTGGGTGACAAGGACGAGGTTGCTCAGTGGGACCCAGACACTCGGGAGATGACTTACACCAAACCGAAGGCCGTGACCGTGAGGGATTGGGACCAGCCCCTTCTGCACTTCAAGACCAAGGGTGGTCTCGACATGATGTTGACCCACACCCATCGCATGCGGGTGGGCGCCCAGCAGGGGGAGCACTGGCTGACGGAATCTGCAGGTGAGCTTGCTGAGCGGGGTGGCAACGTGAAGTTCGTGGGCCACGTCGAGTGGAAGGGCGACTTCGATGCCGTGGGCTTCATCTTGCCAGGTCTACCAAAGAGTCCTGGCTACAAGGGTTCCGAGGACGTTGAGTACAGAATGGACGACTGGCTCGAGTTCCTCGGCTATGTCCTGTCCGAGGGTGGTGTTTGCCTGAAGAAGAACAAGGTAGGTGAGCTCGTTCCTTACTGCGTGAAGATGTCACAGCGGGAGACAGTGAGTCCAGAGAAGTACGAGAAGATTCGTATGTGCATGGTGCGTATGGGTCTCAACTTCACGGCATTTCCCAACCCGAAGACGGGCGATGTCAACTGGACCATCTACGGTAAGCAGCTCTGGAGCTGGCTTGCCAAGCATGTAGGGATGACGGGTGACGTGAAGCGCATCCCCGCCATGTTCAAGCGTCTCTCTAAGCGGCAACTGCGCATTCTGTTCGACGCCATGCTCCTCGGTGACGGTTACGTAGACCCACGGGATGGTTGCACGGGTGGCGCCTACTACTCGACGTCGAAGAAACTCTGCGAGGATTTTCAGGAACTCTGCATCAAGTTGGGTCTACGTTGCGTGGTGCGTCTGCACAAACCAGCCGCAGGCAATCGCAAGGCTCGCTACCGTGCATCTTGGTCTGTGGGCAGGGACTATACATTCAACAAGCCCAGCACCAGCATCGAGCGAGTCCCCTACAAGGGCAAGGTCTACTGCTGCTCGGTGCCCACGGGCTACATCGTGACCGAGCGCAATGGTTGCATTGCGTATCAGGGCAACACGGGCGAACATTCGTACACGGTGCTCACCCTGGCCACGTACATCGGGCGCAAGTTCCGCTGCTTCTACATCCACCGCTTCGTCGGCGAGGAGACGGAGCCCGACCGGCAGATAGAGCTCATCATCGAGACCTTGCGCTACTACAACGTGGCGCTCATCGGTTGTGACTATGGTGGTGGTCACTACCCGAACGACAAACTCGTTCGTGTCTTCGGTCCCAACAAGGTCTGGAAGTATCAGTACTCCAACACGCCGAAGCAGGCATACAAGTGGAACCCGCAGCTCCTACGCTTCATGCTCCACCGCACCGAAGTGATGAGCCAAATCTTCAATGCCATCAAGCGCCGGCGTGAATGTGAGTTTCCTCGCTGGGAGGAGTTCGAGAAGCCCTACGCTCAGGACTTCCTCAACATCTACAGTGAGGACAACAAGATGACGCGCATCATTCAGTACAAGCATGCGCTCGACAAGCCCGACGACAGCTTCCATTCGTTCCTCTACTGCTGGCTGGTCTCGATGCTGAAGTTCCGTCGCCCAGACATCATCAAGCCCAACCGCGAGGACGCGAAGGGCAATCAGGTGCCCATCTATACGGGGCCTGTCGAGCAGTCGTGAGACTACTCGTTGCGGGGCGCCTCCCAGACGAGGTTGTTCATCGATAGCGCGATGACATCTTCGTGGGGGCACCCCTTGACCTCGGGAAACATCTCGGCGGCGAGCTCTTTGCCGTAGAGCGTGCGCACGTGAAAGTAGGCGGTACGTCGGGCTGTGCGTAGTCCCGTGTTCAAGAGCTGGTAGGTCGTCTCGAGCTCGGGGTTGTAGCGGGTGACGAGGACATCCTGCCCGTCGCAGAGCTTGCGACCGAGCCTGAGGAAGGCCCGCCAGGGTTCCTTCTGGTCGGTGTAGAAGGTGATGGCCTCGAAGTGACTCTCGGTCAGACCGTATAGGGTCTTGGCCCACTCGAGCAGGACGGTAGGATTGCGACTGGCTGGCTCGCGCAGTGCGTCCTCTGCTCGGAGCAGAAGACTCACGACCGAGTCCCGGTCTGTGGCGATGTGTGGCGTGTTCAAACCCAGCACGAAACGAATCTGGTCGAGTTCACGGCGCAGGGCGCGTGCCTCCATGGACGCACGCTTGGCTTCGACGAAGGCGGCCTCCGGATTACTACCCTTCTCGCGAATCTCCTTCAGCGCTGCGATGTCCGTCATTCGATAGAGTCGATTGGCGACAGTCGAGGGGCTCTCTGGAGCGGGTTTCAAGATGCCCCGGCGCAGCATCTTTTGTAGTTGTGAGCTAGTGACACCGAGGATGGACGCAGCTTGTTCGCCATTCACGAGCTCGTATTTCATCGCTCGAGTGAGACACATCGAGGCCCTCGCGTCTAGGCCCCTTCCTTCCCTTGACTACATGCCACGGTATATTCTTACCCCGGAGGACCGATGGAAGACCTACCCACCGCACTATTGACGCAGCAAGAGCATGCGCGAGCGAGAACTGGCGAGGAACTGGAGACGTTCGGCAAGCATGCCTCGAAGCTCTACCTCCGGGGAAAATGTGAGACGCTGAGCGAGGCTGTGGTCGAGGCGGTGAAGACCGCTGGTCTGTCCCCAGAACAGGTCAAGCGCGTCGTCGAGTTCGCCAATACGAGCACCTACCTCGAGAAGTTTGCGAGCGAAGACTCGACCCACAAGGTCATCAACTTCGAGGGCGGCCCAGCCTCCTTCCCCGACGTCATCCGCGACCTCAATGACGGTGGTGGGGGCTCGGTCTACGATTCTGCCCAGGGCGACTACTCGCTCCCACCCCCAGACGTGGAGAAGATGGCGGCTGCCAACCTCGCTCGGCTGGGGTTCATGGACGGGAAGCTGGCGAGCGCCTTCGCCGTCGACGAGATTCCGCTGCCCTATGGAGAGCCACTGCGTGACGCCATCGACATGAAGGACAAGCTCGCGAGTCTCTACGATGAGGCCATGAGCGAGCTCGGCAGTCTCGAGACCCGCTATATGGACCTCTGCGACCTGATGTTTGGGCAGGTCAAGCAGGCCTCGCTCGAGGGCGTGCCACTCGGTCAGCTCGTTCCGCTCTTTGCATCGGTCACCGAAGACCCCGCCTTCCTCAAGGCGGCCTTCGCCGAGCTCGGTCCGCGCCTCGTGGACAACCGGGTCTTCGAGACTCACGATGCCATGAGCGAGTCGCTCATGAAGACCGCGGGCGCCGGTATGCCCAATCCCCAGCACCCCCTCGTCGGTATCTACGCGGACTTCTGCGAGACGCTCGCGAAGCTGGCCGCCACCCGCCAGGTGAGCGAGGACGTCGTCGCCAACCTCGACACGTTGCAGACCTTCATCAAGAAGGCTTCTGCGGCCACGGCTGGCGAGAGCGTCGGCAAGGTCCTCGGTGCCATCCCAAAAGCCTGGAGGGCCGTCACGGGAGCGGCGGCCCACGCCTCGCAGCCTGTTGAGCAGTTCGTCGAGAAGGCGGTGGGTCCCAATGCGGCATGGGCAGCGAGCCGCGCCGTCAAGTACGCCCCTCATGCGGCGACGGCACTCGCGGGCGAAGAGGTCTACCAGCGCGCCAAGGCCAACCCCGCCATCCAGGGCGCGGAGAACTTCGTGCTCTCGCGTCTCCCCTATACTCGTCAGAACATGGCGCGACAGTACAACTTGCAGATGGGTTACTGAGATGAGCAATCCCCTCGAAGACTACCTGGCGACCAAGCCCAAGACCAAGACGGCCTTCCTCGGCATGTCGGGCAGCAGTATCAAGAATGGCATCACCATGGGTGCCGAGGAAGCCATCGGCAAGGGCGTCGTGGGTCTAGCTGCGACAGGTATCGGTATCGCTGCACTCAAGACCATGCGCGCCCTGGGCAAGGCCCGGGACTTCAAGAACATGATGGCGCTCAACCCAGACCTGGTCGAGTACCACGACCAGAACCCGGCGCAGTTCAACGCCCACTACAACTCGCTCCGAGCCATGGCTCCAGCGTACGGGCAAGACCCCGTCATCTCCGGCACGCTCATGCGCCAGATGAACAACAGTCCCATGCACGCCGGCGGCGTCCTGATGAGCGCACTCGAGGGCGCTCAGAAGTCCTCGCCGTCGTTCACTGCCAGCATGGACCCGCTCAAGGTGCAGGGTCGCTTCTGAGCGATGCTCAAATGTAGTCACTTCCGGGCCGAGACGGAGCATGGACCCTCTGCCATCCCGCTCTTCGGCAAGGCCGACGCGTACTTCGAGAAGACCGCGTCGGCCCAGCTGCTTCCGGAGGTGAGTCGGTACATCGCTCAACTCCGTCCGCTGCCCAACTCCCAGTACGTCTTGGTCAACGCCATGGGCGCGGGCGAGTACTACGGCAGCAACGTCAACGGGGACTACTTCACGGAGGCGTGCCTCATTCACAAGCCCGACGAGTGGACTGGCAATCCCCTGTTCGACCGTGCTCTGGCGGCAGCATGGCCCTATGGGTTCCCCACCTTCTATCGCGCTCATCCATACGCGCATCATCGAAACAAGGACAGCAAACGCGCCTTCGGAGAAGTCGAGCTCGCTGCCTGGAACCCGCACATGCGCCGGGTCGAGCTCGTCACCCGGGTAGACCAGGACAAGTGTGCCGAGTTCGGTGGGCAGGGTACCTGGGACAAGCTCAGGACAGGGGCCTATCCCGATGTATCGATGGGTACCAAAGTCCCTTTCGACACCTGCAGCATCTGCCTCGACTGGAAGACCTACGAGGAGGCGCTCGCGAGCTTCGACCCAGTGCGGCACAAGCACCCGGGTCTCGCTGCGCTCGAGTGGCACAAGACCAAGCGGCCCATCCAGGGCCTGTCCATCACTCGCCAGGACTACTGCGAGCATGCCCTGCGGCAGATGAACCGCATCTTCCCCGATGGGAGGAAGTCATTCGTCTACAACGACTGGCCGGCATTCTTCGATATCAGCTTCGTCTTCATCGGCGCGGACAAGACGGCGAAGACGATGTTCTTCATCTTCTCGCAGGGTGTACCGCACAGTGCGGTACGTTCGAGCGCCGAGCTCGCCGATGACCTGGGGGTCGAGGAGCCGGGGGAGAAGACCGCGAGCGTCGATGACCTGCTGCTCGAACAGGCTTTCGGCAAGCTAGCGCGGCAGAAGCGTGGGGAAATCGACAAGAGGTACGTGCCCACGCAGTTCGCGGGCAAGGCCGTGCCCCTCATCACTGGGTGTGAGCCCGACCTACCCAACGAAACTCTCGACCAGCTCTCCTCGGTGGCACCCGCGAACGTCCTGTCCACGCTCGGCGGGATGGGAATTTTGCTCAAGCCGAGGGAGTTCCAACGCCTGATTCTCACCCAGCTCGGCCAGCGTGAGTTGGCGGATGAACTCGATGAGAATGGTGAGGTCATCGAGCAGACGGACGAGCGAGAAAACATGGGCGTGGATGCCAAAAACTTCCAACCCGCGCTCGCCGAGATGCTCTCTGGACTCATCGCCCAGCGTTCCCTTTTAGCCCCCGAACTCGAACAGCGCGCAGTCATGTCGTCGCCGTCCGAGAAGACCAAGAGCGCACGAGCGCCTTCCCATTCCAAAGACCTGCTCGATAAGATTGCCGCTGCCTATAACGGCTACCGCCAAGACGTGATGGAACTGGTCGCTCACTCGCAACACTTGATGGCTCTGGCGGGGACTACGAGTCCCCTGCAGAAGCTTTCATCGGTGCCTGCCAGTGAGGTCTTCACCCCGCTATCGGCTGCATACCTCCGGTATGCTTACGCCGATGAGTTCGGTGGGGCGAGTACCACTACCAAAACGGGCGGCAGCCGGCGTGGAGGAGGGTCTCCCTCCGAAGAACACGTGGGGTGACGATAACCACGGTTGAGGAGTTTGGAATGACCATGAATCAAGATTTGCGCCAGATGTTCGCGGGCAGCGACGAAGCCACCGTGAAGCAGGCCGAGGCCGAGATGTTCGCGAAGCTCGCTGCGGCGGAAGGCGTCAACCTCGCAGACTTCACCGATGAGCAGGTGCAGCAGCTCTGGGACCATACCTTCGGCAAGCATGCCGAGGATGGCGAAGAGGCCAAGAAGGACGACGAGGAGAAGGACGACGACGAGAAGAAGGAAGCGGCCGCGGCCGAGCACCAGCAGAAGCTCGCGTTCGCCAACGAAGTCGCCAAGGCCGAGCACCTCGGTCAGGTGATGGCCGAATCTTACGTGCAGCACCTCAACAAGCTGGGCCACGACCTGTCGAAGGAAGCCACCAAGGCGCTGCCGGGTCCGAGCATGCGTGGTGCCTTCGGTCGGGCACTGACGAGCGTCCAGCAGGCGGCTCGCAAGGGCAAGGGCGCCGTCGAGCGCGGCGCGCGCAAGGCGGGTGATTTTGCCAAGGAACACAAGGGCAAGTTCATCGCTGGTGGCGCGGGTGCTGCTGCGGGTGCCGGTGGGGGCTATGTGGCTGGCAAGAAGAAAGAGAGCTCGGCGCTCTCCAACATCGACCAGCTGGCGCTCGAGCACGCGGTCAAGCTCGCGAACGACGCAGGTCTCGACCCCGAGGTGGCGGCGACGCGTGTGACGAGCGTCGCGAACCTGGGTCTGGACGAGTCCGACAAGGTCGCCTCCACGCTGCAGGAGCAGGTGCACGTCCGCGCGCTCGAGTATCTCGAGGCGGCGGGTTACCCCGTCACCTGGCCCGAGTGAACGTAGTTCCGTAGTCATCGGGACACGACGAAAGGTGGCAGCGACGTTCAAGATGGCGGCGTCTATGGGTTCTGGTCTACCAGACCCCCATAAGGACGTCGCTGCTTCCAACCCCATCCCGACGATGGCTGTCGAGAACAAGCCAGCGCCGGGGCAGACGGGTCCCAAGGGTCTAGCCCCGAGGACCACGTACTCGCGAGTGAACACGGGGCAACCTCCCGTCATGGACGCTGGAGCATCCGCCCAGAAGAGTGGCCCCAACATGGGGATGAGTTTTCTGCCTGCTAAAGTGGCAGCGGATAGAGGTTTTATGGCTACGTCATTTCAAGAGCGCCCCACGCTGCAGTCGATGGTGAAGGCAGCCATGGAGGGGGCGACGCATCGTCTGTCTGTCAACATCGAGGCAGGGCGTCAGGAGCAGACTCGCAGCGGTGTGAAAACCGCGAATGCGAAGGCGTCTTCGTCCTCCCCCGGTCACGTATCTACCGAGCTTTGCCAGAAGCTCGCAGGTGCACTCGGTTTCATCAGCCAGCAAATCGTCAAGGAAGCGGAGGGTCCCGGTGAAGGACCGGGCGCATTGACGGTGATGCAGGCGACGAGCAACGAGAAGCCCCTCGAGCCGGGCGAGAGTGGCCAGGCGACGGGCAAGAACCAGCCGCCGCGCACGCCCGAGACTCAGAGCGAGCAGGTGCAGAGCGGCAACGCTGGTACGGGTCTCGAAACCAATGACGACATGATGCACGGCGAGCAGCCGGTGGAACCCATCAAGAACGCCTCGGCCTTGGTGCAGGCCAACCTGGCCAAGGTGTCCTCGGCACTCGGCGCGGCCATGGGTGTGCGCAACGCCGTGCGCAATACGGCCGTCGATGCCGTCTCCAAGGGCAAGGCCCTTGGTCAGAAGGGTGTCGACTGGGCGAAGGCCAACCCCAAGAAGGCCATCGGCATCGGCGCAGGCGCCGCGGCCGTGGGCGGTGGTGCTGCTCTCGCCTCGCGCAAGAAGGAGGGCTCCGCCCCCATCGCGCTCATCCGGAAGCTGGCGGAAGATGCCATCAATCCGGCGCACATCGACTCACCAGCGAGCGTCAACCCCGCCGAGCCCCCGCCTGGTGCGAGCGCGAGCGAAGAGGGCGTGCCGAGCGAGCCCGGTGACGTGACCAGCCAGAAGCGGATGATTGCCTCCAACCAGGCAGCCATCGACTACACGAAGCGCGAGGCCAAGGCAGACCCCAAGAAGGACGTCGCCCAGGTCGTGACCGAGCCGCCGCTGTCGAGCACGACGGACAAGGTGCTCGAGCAGGCCTTCGATGCCACGGGTCAGGCCGGCGTGAAGATTTCGTCGGCGGGTGGTCTGCGCAAGACCGCCATGCAGGTGAGCGCCCAGCGCGTCATCCTCGACCGCTTGCTCAAGCAGGCGAGCGCCGACGTGGAGAAGTCCCAGGGCGCGAGCGCCTGAGCGAAGGAGGTCAAATGGACAAGCAGAGTGCAGCCAAGGTCGCGCAGGTGCTCCAAGAGGCGGGGGAGACCATCCTCAGCCTGAGTGCCGAGCGTGACAAACTGGCTTCCGAGAACGCGGCCTACAAGCGCCGTGAGGAAGCCACCAAAGTCGCGAGTGTGCTCCACGACAAGGGCATCGACCGTGACATGGAGTTTCCCGAGCTGGTATCGAAGCTCGAGAAGGAAGCAGAGGCAGGCCGTCTCCCAGAGATTGCCCGCGCTGCAGAGTGGATTGGTCCACAGATGAGCTTCGGCTCCACCAATCACGACGAGAACGTTGGTTCGGGTGGCGACATGCTGACCAACTACCTCGTTGGTTCTGTCGGCTAGACCAGAGGAGACCAAGTAAATGAGCACCATTCAGAAGGTCAACTTTGAGATAGTCAGCGACTTGTTGAAGAACCAAGTGCGTGACTTCGCGCTTGCCGACAAGACCATCGCTGAACCTCTCAACACAACCGCACTCGTCGACGGCGAGTGGTTCATCATCGACTCGAGCTACAAGGCGGCGCGGGCCACGGCCATCAACGCGGCCAACAACGTGGCAACGCAGACGTCCTACGTGGTGTGGTCCGAGCGTGGGCGTACCGACGTGCTGGCCATGGCGCAGCGCAAGGTTCCGCTCATCTTCCTCGGCGATTTCGAGGCAGACACGCGCATCTTCGACGCCACTGCAACGCCGAGCGGCGGCGCGGCCATCACGACCGTGGGCCAGCCCCTGAAGGTCGCGAGCATCGACATCGGCGGCAAAATCGTGTGCGGTCTCGTCGGCGCCGTCGCGGGCGATGGCGAGCCCATCGTTGGCCGCGTCACCCGCTTGCCCGCCAACAACGGCGGCAAGCTTCGTTTCGTCCGAGCCAGCAGCATCTGAGCTCAGAAAGGAAAGAGGACACAGACCATGGTTTCAGGTCGCATGCTCAACGAGTCCTTTGCTCAGAAGCTGAACACGGCTGATGGCAAAGAGAAAGTCGCCGAATTCGGCGGCGCCTACATCCGGGACAAGCTGCGCGAGGTTTCCTTCGTGCGCAAAATCATCCCCCCGGAGAACGTGACGCGCGCGGATTGCCAGCGCTCCGTCAACCACGACACGCTCGTGAAGATTGTCGATATCGAGCCCAAGAGCCGCGCGATGACGGTGACCTTCCGTGGCGCTCCGTCGGCTCGCTTCATCCGCGGCGACCGCGCCGAGGTGGCCTTCTTCACCATCTCCAGCGAGATGTTCCAGAAGACCGAGCAGGAGCTCCTCGCCTACGAGATGCCCATCACGAAAATCATCGAGGAGAACTCGGTGAAGGACATCCAGGAAATCGAGGACCGCGAGTTCGTCATCCACATCGAGGCGGCAGTCCAGGCGCTGCAGACCGAGGCCAACAGCGGCACCCCGGCGGCGCTGGCAGCGAGCACCATCGGCACGACGGTGGAGTTCTCCATCATCAAGGGCGAGCTCGCCCGCGCCGATTCGGCAGACACGGCGACGGTGCAGCCCATCCAGCGGCCCGACATCGTCAACCTGTTCAAGCTGCTCGACACCAACCGTCTGCGTTGTGAGCGCCTGCTCATGACGGAGCCGGACTGGGACGACCTGCTGCAGTGGACGGTCGAGGACTTCGGCGACAAGATTCAGTCCGAGACGGCCATCGATGGCTACAAGTACAACACGGTGCTGGGGCGGCCTTACATCCGCACCATCAAGACGGACATCCTGCGTCCGGGCAACGTGTATGCCTTCACGAAGCCGGAGTTTTTCGGGAAGTTCTACGTCCTGAACAACACCAAGTTCTACATCGACAAAGTCGCGAACACCATCACGTTTCAGGCGTGGGAAGACATCGCGATGTCGGTCATCAACGTGGCGTCCGTGCGCAAGCTGGAGCTCTACTCCGGCAATGCCAACCCGAACGCGGGTAACCAGAGCCTCATCGCCAACTTCGTGCCGGTGGACGAAGACCAGCTCGGCGCAGTGAACAACCGCGTGAGCGCCGGCCTCAAGTTCCCGTCGGTGACCCAGTACTGACGGAGCGCGAGACGTAACCATAGGGCTCGCGTTCGCGTGAGCATGGTCAGAAACGGGCGTCGGTGCCGGATGGACCGGCGCCCTTTCTGTTCGAGGAGATAGACATGCCCATTCTAGGTTCAGGACAGTTCACCTCACAGAAGGCGCAGCGGCCTCACCTTCTGCGTGGTGCAGGCGGTATCGCAGGCGAAATTGCCGACCTGCGCGAAGACATCAAGGCAGACTTCACTCCGAACGCCGCCATCGCGGTCGAGGAGTTCACCAACTTGCCGGCGGCTGGCGCGGCGCTCATCTCGACGGCGGCATCGGTCACCGTCGCGCCTCGCTCACCGACGCTGCTCGCGCTCGCCGCGAACATCAGCCCGCCCCGCAACATCACGGTGACGACGGCTGGTGGTACGCCTGCCGACGCGCCGGCAACCACGCTCATTACGGGCACCGACATCAACGGCGACGTGATGACCGAGACCATCAACGTGGCCCAGACAGCGACCATCGCGGCGGGCGTGAAGACCTTTGCCTCGGTGACCTCCATCCTGGAGGCCGCTGCGCAGGGTACGGATGCCACGCTGAGCTACGGCATCGGCGTCGCCGTGGGCCTCAAGAAGAAGGTCATGACTCGGGCGGGTCTGTTCGCGCTCGTCAAGGAGATTGCTGCGGGCTCGCTCGCGCCGACGCCCGGAACCTTCGTGGTCCCGGCCACGGCCGTGCCGAACGGGTCGTACGCTCCGAACACCGCGGCGAACGGGACGAACGACTACACCCTGTTCTACGAGTACGACCCGACCACGAACGAAAACGCGTGAGGTGACTTCATGGCCGAAGACACCAAAGACTCAGAGACTGTCGAGGCACCTGCCCCGGCAGCTCCCAAGACCTACCTGCTGAAGAACGTCAGCCGGGGTCGGGGCAACCGCATCGAGCGGAAGTCCCAGCCCGGTCGTCGTCCCTTCGTGCAGCGGTTTGCCGGCGGCAACATCGTCGTCCGCCGAGCCCGTCCAGCGCGCATCTCGGAGGCCGCGCTCTTGGCCAACCTCGGAGCCATCAAGAAGGCCGTCGCTGCTCATCAGATTGTCGTCACGACGTCTGCTGGTGACATCGTCGACCTCGAGACGTTCCAGGTGACGCCGCAGGTACCGGCGAGTCCGGTGCCCAATCCTCCGCTGGACTCGGCCAAGAACGACAAGAACGAGAACATCGGCTACGACGTGCCCCCGACTCCGGAAGGCACGGCGGCACACTCCGAGGTCCCCGAGCTCCTCCGTCAGGGGGAACTACCGGGGGAGTCAGAGCCGCCACCGGAGCCGAGTGGAGAGCCCGAGGTCGAGAAGCCCCATGAGCACTCCCATTCCCACAAGAAGGGGAAGAAGCGAGGCCACTCATGAAAGTCTTCAACATCACGGACGCCTCCACGGCAGCCCTGCGCAATCAGGGACTCGAGAACCAGCACATCAAAGTGGGCGACGTCATCGTCGCCCCGGGCGCTTCGACGGTCCTTCGAGGCACGGCCAAGGAACGGTCGGAACTCTCGTCCCTCATCAAAGCGGGGGCGGTGGTAGTCGGCAAATTGCCCGTTTGGTACGCGGCCAAGCGCAATCTGAGCTTGGATGGAACGCCTTTTGTGGTCTCGGAACCGGTGGCTCAGGTGGTGGAGGCCGACAATCCTCCGCCCGAGAGCGCGCCGGAATCCGCATCGGTGGCCCCCGAGTCATCGACCGAGGAGTGAGTCATGGCTGAGCTCCAGTCCGTCATCCCGCTGAGTCCGTCGATGCAGGCATTCGTGCCGGTCGTGCGGGCCTACATGCGCGACATGCCGGAGCTCAACCGACTCGTCGCGGGAGTGGAGAGCGGGGACCGTTTCATCGCCTGGTCGGTGCTCGACGCCATCAGTCGGTTCAACGGTACCCCGCACTTCACGAGTCTGTCTCTCGACGACTTGCTCGGTCTGCAGCAACATCACTTGCTGCTGCGCCTGACGAGTGAGACCATCCTCGAGAGCGTGGGTCTACTGCAGACCCGCAACCACATCAACTACTCGAACGGCGGCATCAACGTCGGCGTCAACGACAAGACCCCACTCATCCAGTCCTGGCTGCAGCTCTTCAGCGCACGGACGGAGCAGATGATTTCTCGGGTGAAGGTTGCCATCAACATCCAGGGCATCCTCGGACCCGAGAACAACGGGGTCCATTCTGAGCTGTGGGCAGTCAATAGCACATACCTGAGCTACGCAGTTCCTCTATTCCTGTTCATCAAGTTCGTCCTCATGTCCTGATTGGGGCTACATGGCACTCGCATTTCGAAAGTTCTCTCGGCTCGAGCACGCGACGTCGTTTCTCCAGGGTCACCTCGTCGGAAGCGTGAGCTTGCTGCGCAATGGCAACTCGCTCTATTTGCATGGCAAGACCCTCATCTTCACGACGCCGAGCGCCACGGTGACGTTCGATGCGACTCCCGATGGCACGCAGATTCCTCTCACGCTCGCGCAGGTGAAGTCCCAAATCGAGGCGGGCGCGTCGGGCGTGACGTGCCACTTTAGCGAAGGCCGGCTCGACCTGTTCATGGCGACGCCCGGGTCTATCGCGCTCGACAAGGACGGCACGGCCAATGCCCAGCTCGGCTTCAGTACGACGGCGGACAGCTCGGCGGCGGTCTATGCCGCGCCGGGTGGGTCTGCGCCAGCGCTCGTCCAGATTGTCCCGGACACGGGCAGCAACTCCTTCGTGGTGGTGACCGATGATGCATGAGTTCGAACGCGCCCTTTCCCGCAGTATTCCTCTCGGGGTCTCCGCTGGCTTCTTCCACCGCATCAAGACGGCGGGCTGGGGGGAACCACCGGATGAGACGGGCGCCCTCGAAGGCGCCTTTGCCGCGCCCATCGAGCAGGTCATCGCCAAGCTCACCGAAGTGGCGGCGGCGAAGTTCCAGCTGATGGTGGCCTACCATGTCTACGCCGAGAGCATGCGGGGCGTGGCGCAGCATGCCTGCGCCGAGGTCTTCCACGAGCACGCCGAGCAGGAGCGCGCGGCCGGTGAGGCTTACCTCAAACGCACGGCCGTGCTCGGCAGTGGCCCCGTCCACCTACCCGAGGTGACGACGCCGCCGGCGAGTGCAGACCCGGCGGGCATTCTCATGCTGCTCGCCCGCGCCGAGCAAGAGGCGATTGCCGCCCAGCGCGAGCTCAAGGCGCTCGTCGGGGAGGACAACCCCCTCTCGTTCCAAATCGAGCAATTCATGGTCGAGGACCAGCACCACCTCGACGAGTGCTGGCAGATGCTGCCGCAGGACGCCGTTCGTACGCCAGTCATCGACACGGCCCCTGCCGGTATGGTAGAGGCACCAAACGTCGAGGAGGAGACTCCGGCGCCTGTCGAGGCTCCCGCAGTGCCGAAGTCTCCGTCCAAGACTGCCGGCGCCCTCGCGAACATCGAGAAGACCGTCTTTGACGGCAAGCGTCTCGGAGCCAAGCCCTTCCAGTCCTTCAATGCTTTCGGCACGCCGAGCAAAGAGGTGCTGATGGCGCTACCGGCAGGTGGCGCAGCCGTGGGCGCGGGTCTAGGCTCGCTCAGGTCTCTCGTACAGAGCCCCGAAGACAAGGAGCAAGTCCTCGAAACGGGCGGCCCCGTCAGTCAGTTCAAGACTCGGCACCCCGTCATCGCGGGTGCTCTCGGCGGCGCAGCCCTCGGCGGCAGTGCTGCGCTCGCAGCCAAGGGCCTCATGCGTGGCCGCTCGCCACTCGACCCTACGGGTGGCGTGAAGCCGGCGAGCGTGCCGCATCTCGTGGGTGGTGCGGGTCTATTCGCAGCGCCATCGGCGGTGGGCATCGTCGACGAGGCACTCGCCCGGAAGCGGGACGAGGCGCTCGCCAAGAGCGCGAGCATTGCCGAGCTCGGGCGCAAGATGCGTCGTGGTCTGGGGCGCTACGGCGAGCTCGTCTCGGGGAGCAACGCACGGCGCATGGGTCGCGCGGCACAAAATGCGATGCTCGACGCGCAGCGGGTGGCTGGAAGGGGCGTCGACCAGGCAGCGCGCAGGGGCAAGCACCACGTGCGAACCCACGGCGAGGAAATCGTTGGTGAGTTCAAGCGTCGCATGGGCAAGGCGACCGAGCTCGGGGACGCGGCGGTCAAGGAGTACGACCTCTCGCGCAAGGTTCAAATCGGTACGGGTGCCGGCGCCGTGGGCGCGCTCGGTACGGCCGCGGCCGCCAAGAACCGCTCGGACATGAAGAAAATCGAGCGCACGAATCAGCGGCTCAAGACCGCTTTCGTCGTCGCGCTCGAGAAGCTCGCCCTCGCTCCGAGCGAGCCTGGCTTTGGCAGCGACCCGTCGGCGGCGCCCATGCCCGGCAACGAGCCCTCGTTCGTGCCCCAGCCCAGCATGGAAGCCCCCGGTCCCCAGCCGCCCATGGCGCAGCCGCCGGGCACGGGGCAGTACGCTCCGGTCAACTATCTCGAGGCGGAGCTCACGGGGCGTCGCGTGCAGGAAGCCAACGAGGCCAACTTCTACCGCGCCAAGGCGGACGAGGCGAGCACGCAGGTCGCCAGTATGGGCGAGCAGGTGCAGTCCATTCAGGGTCAGCTCGACCAACTCTCGGCGCAGGCTGCCGAGAGCCAGTCGCAAATCATGGCCGCCAACGAGGAGGCCATGCGCGCGAACGACCAGATGCTCAACCAGGCGACCCTCGCTGCGCGCATGCGCATGGGCATGCAACAGCTACGCGCCCAGATGATGGAAGTCGCGAGCCAAGACCCCGAGCAGCTGGCAGCGGCTGCCGGTGGCCCGACGCCGATGGACGTCGGACAACAAGCACAGATGGCGGGCGCTCCGGCGGCGGCCCCTGCGGGTTCTCCTGAGGGAGCGTCAGACCCGACGGGTGGCGCCGGCGGAGCGCCACCGGGTGCTCCGGCAGAGCCCGGTGCAGACCCGGGAACGCCAGCAGCCTCACCCGACCCGGGTGCACCCCCAGGCTCGCCGTCGGCGGGTGCGGGTGGCCCTCCAGGCGGTGGTGGCGGTGAGGGTGGCGAATCGCAGAAGAGCGACGGCGGTGAGTCGACCGACAAGAAGAAAGACACTGCCGAGACCACCGTGTCCATCAAGAAGGGCTCGGCGAAGACGGCCGGTCTCATGAACATGCCGAACATGGAGCAGGAGCTCCGGCACATGGCACCCTACGTTGCTGCTGGCGTGGGCCTCGGTGGGCTCGCGGGCGCGTACGAGGGCTATCACGAGGGGGACAAGGTTCCGAACCTGCAGAAGCGCGTGAGTGAGCTGCAGGGGACGTTCGGCAAGTCGCTCGAGCTCGCACAGACCCAGGTCGAGCTGGCGAAGGCGGAAGAGGCACGCGCCAACCCGGGCAAGAGCGCCCTGCGTGGGGGTCTTCGTGGTGCGGCCATCGGCATGACGGCGGGTGCCATCACTCCGCAGGCCATCGGCGGCGTGCGTGAGCTCGGCAAACACATCAAGCACCTGAGGGCAAACTAATGCTGGACGCATTTCTGGAAGTCGCGTGTGGCCGTGAGAAGATGGCCGCGCAGAAGACCCGCAACATGGAGCTGCTCGGCAAGCTCCCGACCGAGACCCTGCAGAAGATTGCCTGCGGCGGACTCGGCGGGTACGGTGGAGAAGGCTGGCTCGAGAAGTTCCAGGGCAGTCCCTTGCTCGGACAGGCCATCGCCATCGAGAAGGAAGAACTCGCCATCCAGATGGAGGAAAGTCAGCGGCGTGCTCGCGAGCGCGAGGTGCGAGAGAGCATGGGCTCGTGGGAAGACACGGCGGCCAAGCGCGACGAGCTCGCCGTCAAGCGACGTCTTTTGGAACTCGAGCTGGTGGGCGGACCCTCCGCTGTCAGCCCCGCGCCGGCTGTCGAGGAAGACCCGGGGCTCGAGCCCGAGCTCGCTGCTCCCGCCGAAGACCCGGCGGTCGATGTTGCCCCGAGTGAGGGGGCAGCAGCTCCGCCGAAGGGTCTACGCCCTCACTCCACGGAGGTGGGGAACGGTGGCGCAGACCCGGGTGCGGAGGTAGACACACCCGAGACCGACCCGAGTGAGGCGGCAGACCCACCGAAGCCCAAGCCCAAAGCCGAGGCCAAGGAGAAGACTGTCGAGAAGACCACCGAGAAGCCGGTGCCGGAGAAGATTGACGTCAAGACCTCTGAGAAGGAGGCGGCTGCGCGCTTCAAGTTCGCTGCGGCTCGCTTGCGCTTCTCTCAGGCCGTGAAGGAGGCGCAGCCCGCGAACGGGCAGCGTCCCTTTCACCGCTGAGAAGACCGCCGGCGTCGCCGCTCCCGCCACGGGTCTCCGTCGGGGGCTGCAGCTCATCTCGGGCAGCCGTCTCGGGCAGCTCGAGCAGGCAGCGGCGCAGCGGGGCGCGGTGGCCGCGCGGCAGTCGGGTCTCGCCAACCACCACTACCGGGGCGCCTTCCACGCCGCCGACGAGGCGGCGAGCAGCCGCCTCTACCAGCGCTCGCTCACGAGTGCTCGGGGCTCGGCTCGGACCCATGGTGCCGCCGAGCGCGCCCAGCGCGCGCTCGGGGCGGAGCGGGCCGCAGTGCAGGGCGCTCGGGGTACGGCGCTTCGGGCTGCTGGCGCCGGGGCGCTCGGGGTGGGTGGAGGTGCGATGGGCATGAACGCCGCCGAGGGTGGCCCCAAGCTCGCGAGCCCCCTGACGGCCACCGTGGCCTCGGGCAAGCGCCTGGTCTCGGGGGCGGTCGACGCCCTCGGGAGCACCATGGCAGCGGCTCCCAAGGCCATCTCGGGCGTCGTGCCCAAGGCGGTCGCCAGCGAGGCAGCGACCGCCGCGGGTAGCCGGCAGGCGGCGCGCGCCGTGGCGAACGAGCGTCGGGTGGCGCAGGCTGCTCGAGCAGC